ATTCCCCAAATCATTGAACACTTGCTCTAAACGCATATCTAACTTCTGCACATTGTTTGAAAGCAAATCAACTTCATTTACTTCCTTTTTCGCTATCATCATGGCCGCAGATTCTTGGACGATTGGGGCCAAGTGGTGCTTCATGTGGCGTTGCACCTGCGTTTTTGTGGTGTCTAGCGCAGAAGAAACAGCCTCACTTGAAATATTACCTTCTTTTAACGCTTGTTCGTAGTGTTTCCTCATTGGGTCTGTGCATAGAACACATTGAGGATTTGATGACATTTTGTATTCGCCCATGTGGTTTCTTTGATGTTGTGCGGCAGTTCCACTTCTCCAATTGTGGATAGTGTCTAATTCGTCGCAACTGGCCTGACTTGTTTCAAGAGCCGATTCAAGTTCTTCCCTGTTTGGTGCTTGACAAAGACCACAACGCTTGCGATTAACTGTCATAAATCTCACCTATGAAAAATATCATACCCTTTGGATAAAGTAAGAATTGCACTATAATAAGCCATAAAGTCATCAGTTCCAATACTTTCTTCCATCAAACTTAATGTGTGTTGCATAGCAAGATAAACATTGGGTTCTTTTGCAATAATCTTGTTCTTATTTGCTTGAATTTTACTTTTTGTATCTTTATACTTTTTAGTATGTCTTTCAATATCTTTAGCAGCATTCGCCATATTACTATTAAGACTAGCCTCTTCCATTTCTTCGGGAGCGTATTTATCGCCTAACTCGTTAAACTCCCTTGCTTCATCAGGGTCTAACTTTAAAATGTCTTTCCACATTTTAATCCCGCCATAAAAGTTGTTGCCACATTTTAGAAATAACCTTGTTATCTAAATTACCTTGGGCTTCTTCCCCGAACTTTTCTCTTCTAGTTTTTCTGTAATCAAAACCAGTTTTTCTATCGCTCTGCCATGCTCTAAAACCATTAGGTGCTTTGTTAGTATTTCTGCGCTTTAGTGCTCTATCAACTAAATTAATGATAGGTAAAGCAGTAAGTCTAATTCCAGTCACTTGACCAGTTAAAGAATCCTTTTCTCCTTCTGGCCCAATCTGAGTAATTTTTCTTGCTAATGCTTGTTCTTGTGGGCCTGACTTAATGGGAAACTCCGTAGCCTTTAATTCAGACCTAATTTTACTTGTAAGCAATCTTCCACCAGCATTCCAATAAGTAGCATCACGAACAACCTTGTTAAAGAACTCTTCAACTGATTTAATTCCATCAATTTCAGTTTCAAAGTTTGGAGGAATGTCTCTAACCTCAACTTCAACTTCCATGTCATCTAAAAACTCAGCCGCTTCTTTCATTAGATAAAGAAGCCCTTTAGGATTAGAAAACTTAGTTTTAGTTTCAGAGAATAATGCCTGATGAGGTGGATTTTCACCAGCAAGCCATTCAGGAGGAACAGCAGTTACACCTTCATTTCTTTCAGCATACCAAGGTGTAGCATAATGTCCTTGAACAAAACGAGGTGCTTTCTTCTGACCTGTTTTGGTCTTTTCTTGCTCAGTAAAGAGAATAAAAGCAGGGTCAAATGCAGGGCCTTTACCGCCAGCATCCTCACCAGTATCTTTCATATCTTCTAAAGTAGAGGCTAACTGCTCAATAAGTTTTGCCTGACCTTCTGTGAATAAATCATTATCAACAAACGCTTCAATGACTTCAAGGAATTGAATAGCCCCTTGACCGTCAAGACCCTTATTTCTGCTACCTGCACGAATATTTCCAGACATATGAGTTTTAAGAAACATATACAGGTTAGGGACACTTTTCACTTGAAGTTGTTCTCCAGAAATACCCTGACAGGTGCTTCTCCAAGTCTTGAAGTTTTCAATAAAAGGAAAGGTTCCCCCTTGGGAAACTTTATTTCCTTTGAAGTCCTTAACATTCTTTTTCTTATCTTCGGGCATCCTTATCCCTCCGCTTCTTCCTACCCCTCACCACTTTATTAAACATAGCGGGGGCAGATGAAGTAGTGACAGTTGCCGCCATTTTAAGTTCGCTATCATCAAATTCAACATCTCTACCTACCGACCTTAATACTTTTGAAAGGAATTTTCTATGTTTTTCTCCATATCTTCCAACTAAGTCTTCTATATCGGCTGGGTCAATATCTCTAAGTTTTTGATTCTTTTTGTGTGTTCTAGCGGTTATTTCCATCCTTGCTAGTTTTTCTTTTGCTTTATCCTGATGCGCTTTATTTTTAATATCCGAAGTCAAACCATCAATAAACCCAATAATAACCTTAACTTCTTCTACTGGCTCTTTACTAACTGTTGTTTTAACACCTATTTCGCCCAATACACGAGGAAGTATTCTTGTTTGAGAATCTGGATGTTTAAGATAGGTTTTTAGTCTATAATAAGTATTATCTGGGAATTGTCCAACAATTGCCCCATATTCTGATGCACTATTAGACATAGGGAATTGTTCTGTTCCCATTCCAGCATGAGTGCCTTCGTGCATAATTGTTCTAATTACAAATTCCATTATTTCTTTTTCTGTGGGTTCCCTTTCTAATTTCTGCTTTAAATATCTATAAATACCCTGATGATTAATTCTGATTTTTTCATCAACTAAATCCTTAAGTTCGGGGGCTTTACCCGTCATCATAGCATTCATCATCATGCTCATTAGCGATGCTGGAGTGTCATGTTTATTTTCAAAAGAATATGCCCCAAACGCTTGAAGGTCTTTATCAAAGTCAATATCATCTACTTTTAGAATATCCAACCATTTAACTAGCAGTCTTCTTCCTTCTTCTTCTCTCATAGGACAACTCGGACTAACAGGTGGTGCTGGAAGTCTTAATGGGCATTTTTGATATTTTGTCACTATTTGCTGACAACGGCGACAATAGCCCGTCATTTGGACACGGCTTTCCACATCTCTTTCGTCAAACTTGACAATTTCTTTCCACATATCAATCTTTCCGAGTAAATGGATTCTTGGGCTTAGGTTTCTTTTTCTTTGCCGCTTCTTTCATAGATTCGGTTCTGTTTCCATCACCGTCAATGTCTATGTAATCAGGCTTTGCACCTTTAGCGGTATGTCCACAAATACATTCGCTTCGTGGTGCATTTCCATCACAATGAGGACAACCGCCCTTATTCAAACATTCTTCGCAACTGCAAGTTCCCATTTTTGCGGTGCAATTGCTTTTTCTAACAATATCTCTCCAACTCATTTTTTCTCACCTGTAATCAAGTCTTTCTTTTGTTTTAGTTCTTCTTCGTCTAAACGCTTTGATTCAGCATCAAACCATGAATCTAAGTAAGTGCATCTTGTCATGTTAATTTCTCCAAAAATTTTTGGCGGAATTTTTTCAAATCTCATCCGTTTGTTGTTCAAATAGACTATGCACTTCTTTAATTGAATCTTCAACCTTGTTTAAATGCTCGTATAACTCTTCCACAGCACCATAAATTTCAAAGTATTCTAACTCCTCACGCACTTTTTCGCTCATAAGATTTGCTTCCATTTCATCTAGGTATTTTCCAATTTCACCCCTATTAATGCTATTAACCATTTCTTTAACCAAATCTCTCAAATATGAAAAAGCCTGCTCATCGCCATATTTAAAATTACGAACAGGTTTGCCCGTTTTTTCATCTCGCCAATAGCCGAATTCGTTTTTAATAATATCTTCCCAATTCATGTTAATCATCTCTTTTCTCAAAATTTTATCTAAACTCATTGACTAGTCTTTGAACTTCTTTGAGTAATACAGGCCTTAACTCTTTATCTACCATATTATCAAAATAATCCATATCACGATTTTCTGTCATAGTATCATCTTCAAATAATTTAGAATACATAGCCTCAACCATAGAATTTACAGTCTCCTGTAATCCAGCCTCAGTTCTTAATTTAAGTATATCCGTCCAATTCATGTTAATCATCTTTTTTTTCTCAAAAAATTTTTGGCGGAATTTTTTTCAAAATTGACCCATATCAATAATATCTTGTAATTCATCAGCAAATCTATCTGCTTTTTGGGCTGCTCTTTTCAATGCTTGTCTTTGCTCTTTACTCACCATTTGGGGGTCATTACTAGCCCCAAGGTCATAAAGAGCATCTTCTATATCAAATAGCATTTTTATAAGCCTTTTTAGACTATCAGTTGGTTCGCCATAAGTTTCTTCTTTTTTAATTTCTTCTTTCCACATAATATCACCTTTAATTTCTCAAAAATTTTTTACTAGTATTCCTCAGACTTCTGCACATAGGCCTTCATAGCCAGTTGGTATCTATGTAATAATTTAATTAACTCAGTAGGGGAAACATCAATTTTTTCACTATTAGGGCCAATATTTTCATTGTGTAGTTTAACTGCTGATTCTAAAATATTAGTCCCTAACCTTTGAAGGTCTTTATGTAAATTTAACATCTGTTTATCAATATTAGAATCAACAATTCTACTTGCAGAAAGAGAATTTGAAGTAGTAATCTCTATGTCGTCCTCATCATCTACAAATCTTATGTTTTTCCTAATCGTATCTTTCCACATAATAATCACTTTTCTCAAAAATTGGGCTGGAATTTTTTCGGCACTTGCGTTCTGGTTTAAATTTTATGAATTGTATAAACAGGATAAAAACTTATTCATTTAAATTTGTTTGTTTAAAGATAATGAGTTTGGCCGCCGTGTAAAGATGTTGTTATAAGAATGCGAATAATAATAATTAAATTAATTTATTTAATAGTATTGTTTATTGTTCAGTATTTCCGATGCCAAACTGAGTTAATGAGGTTTGCACACGGAACGATGTTATGTATTTATTCAGATTTGTGCGAACTTGTTTTAATTTATTCAATATCTCATTAAGTGCTCTTTTCTCATCATTTGATAGTTGCCTAATATCTTTTCTCTGTTCTTTGGCTTCTTCAAGGGTTTCTTTGATTAGGGTGAATATTTCATTTAAATGCTGTCTAGCCTCTTCTTCGGCAGACATACTGTATCATGTTATGGGAGGAAGGCATACCCTATAATACTGGCGGCTTCAACCTTGCTTTATTTAAAGTTAATGCCCTAAAATAGGAGGTTTAAAGCGATTTCATTCAACTCTACATAAATAAAAAATTTTGAAACAAAGCCATATGGTTGTAGATTATGCTTTAGGGGAATAAAATAAATATAGGTCTATATATACGATATAGGCTCCAAAGCGTCCTATGTTAAACAAAAAACTATAGAACGCATTACGCAACCCTTCAAACATTGTTTATAAGCCTCTAACCCCTTTTGATGACGTTTCACCCCTAGTCAATATATATAGATGCCTAATCAACAAAACCATATGGTTGGCTTTGCCAGTGATTTAACGTAACCCCACAGAAGAGGGGCTACGGGGGGAATTGGAGACATCATTCCTCTTCTTGACCTCCTTCGTCGGCTTTCACCGCAGGTGGGGTCATTGATGGGATTTCACCGTTCATGGTTCCATCCCAACGACCTTCTTTGTAGCCCTTAACGAGAGCATCATAGGCCTTTTTGCCCATTGACTGAGCAAGTGCCTCAATATCCTCAAAGGCTCCACCAGTTCGCCCATGAGGGAGAATAACGGTAGTAATCAAGTCAGCGTTAGAAATACCCGCAAAGGCAGCAACGACCATATTCTTCACAGAAGCCGCAGACAACTCTACTTCTTCGGGCAAAGACGATTCTCGGCCTCGGCGGGCGACTGGGAAATCGTCATAAGGACTCCCAATTGAGCGAATTGCTGTCCAATAAGTTGAGCGCAATTCATCGCTTTCCGTTGCATTTCCAAGTGTAATAGAAAGAGAAATCGCATTACCGACATCTCCCCTATCTTCACGGTCTAGCCATGCTAGAACCGCATTCGTGTTCTTTATCCAATTTTTCGCATTCATGATAATCAATCCTCCAATAAAGGTTTTGATGCTCCGTTTTCCCCCCGAAGCAACCCAACCTTACAATATCCTATAAGGTTGTTTTTATGTTACACTCGCAAAGCGAAAAACAACCATATGGTCATATCTTTGAGTAATGACCCGAAGGCCGCCAAATTAGGCAAAGGCTGCCTTTTCAGCACATTCGTTGCAATAGTCGGCAATAATCATCAATTTGTCGTAACTGCAGCCCCAAAGGAACTCTAAGGGGTTTCGCTGGAATTGAAGCCACTTGAGTTCATTGTAGCGTTCATCGGGGCTATTTGGGAATAGAAGTTCAATGAAATCGAATTTGTTTAGGCGGTTGAGAAATTTCAAGTTATCAAGGTAGTGTCCGAGGATATTCCAGTTTATCATGCCTAAAGCCACAAATGGCGCTTAATTTAAGGTTATACCAAAGCATTACCATATGGTGTTGCTTTGCTATAACCCAAGTGGGACGGGAAGAATTACCTCTTTTCTTCCCGCCCCCGTCTATCCCTCTATTCCCTGTTTATTTGGGTCATAGTGTCAAGACGAGAGGCTCTTGACTTTCGGGCCGTTTTTGGGGTGCTACGGACTTCATGCCGCATTTTATGAGACATTGTATGAACGGATTTTATGAGGGTAGGGAACGCCCCATATAAACTCATGATTCTCTTTGAAGGCTTTGATGAAGCGGTCAGCGTCAAAACGCTCATTATCACGACGGAACATGATAATAAAGCGTTCAATGACGGGAACATTAATACCGCCCAATTCTGCTAGGGTTTCTGCTATTTTTTCGTAGTGCCTTCGTTGGAACATGATTAACCGCTTGATAAGCACATATAAGGTTTTATTACCAAAGTATGCAACCATATGGGCTTACTTTGGGTATAATGGCCCGAAGGCTCGCTTATCGCTCAGATTCGTGAGCAGAATCAAGATAAGCAAAGAATCCGCACCTTTTACATTCATAACATTCATTTTCGGGGTCAAACTCCATTTTTCCACACATACCCGGACAAAACATGATTAACATAAAAATTGGCTGATATGAGGTTGCAGCGTTTCACTATAATCAAAGTATGCAACCATATGGTTAGGCTTTGCATTAACCCCCCGAAAGGGGCCACAAGGGGGGAAAACCTTGCAGAATCACTCTTCCTCGGAACCTCCTTCCGATTTGCCCGTATTTACAGGCGGTGGCGTGATTTGGGGAACTCCGTTGTTATCAACGGTGAGTCCATCCCAACGGCCCTCTTTAATGGCCTTAGTCATGTAGGAATGAGCCTTTGTGCGGTAAGAATCAACTAAATCGCTAAAAGTCTCATAAACGCCACCGGTTCGTCCATGAGGCACAATAACGGAAAGAATCATGCTTTGGTGTTCAGTAGGGATTTGAGCAATAGCATGAGCCACACTTTCCTCCACAGTCGCCAAAACAAGTTCCTGTTCCTCCGAAAGCGCAGATTCTCGCCCTCGTCGTGCCGCAGGAAAACCCTCCATAGTGGAGCCAATTGAACGGATAGCCGTCCAATAGGTGCTTCTTAGTTCGTCCGTAGCCGCATTGTCGCCCAAAGTGAGCGATAGCAACACAGCATTCAAATTGTCGGATTTGGGTTGATTTTCAGCCCACGCCCGAACCTTGTTCGTGTTCAATGTCCAATTTTTCATCTTCATGTTTTTCACCTCGTTTTTAAAGTGTCTCCAAGTGTTTTCCCCCCTTGAAGCACCAAACCCCATGCAATAGCATATAAGGTTGATTCCATGCAAAGCAGTAATCAACCATATGGTTGCACTTTGTAGAAAGCCAAGAATAATCGCACCTGTTTGATGAATATCATGCAAAGCGTGTTCGTCGTCCAAATCTGTGAATTGCCCGCCAAATACCCCGAATGGAAAACTCAACTCCAACACGGAATCTTCCGTCGTCGTGAGGAAGCCGTAAATGCCATGCTCAATTTCATGGCTCGCAAAATGCGAGACGGTATTGATGAGATTCGTGAAATGTCCTCCACCAAGCGAGGCAAGGGCCTTGCCGACTACAACCGCAAAGTGGATGAAATCGTGGTGCAAATCCCACGCTCAATTCGTGTCCACGAATTGCCTCTCCGAGACAATCGGGGGTATTGACCAAGATGGGGGCTTCGGCCCCCTCTTGGGCCTTAACAAAGATACGACCATATGGTAATGATTATGCTTTGCACTTAATTAGAACCATATAAAGGCTACACCATAACGGACAGGGAAAAGCCTACATTGGTCTTTTTTGCGCTAATTTGTCCGTTATGGTGGGTGAATAAAAGAAACGCCGCCTACTCCATGCATATCCGACTAACTGCTCCTACTTTGTTTCCATTTTGCCATGTCCCTAGGAACCGTGTCAATTTGTTGCTTTCGGGTCTTACTGCGCTGTGTTTCGGCTTTGTTTCCGATTGGTGTTTATGGCCAATCAACCAAGGGAATGTGAAAAGGTGGGATGAAGAATTGGGTATCTTCAAGTATGATACGATTGGGTCGCACTCACTTTGAACGCTCTAATTGTCTTAAGAGCCATACTGCCGATTTCATGAAGTTGGTTTGTAGCCAACCGCCTTTTGAGCCTTAATCACTTTCACAGGGAACAATTACTCCATACCACTTGGTCGTCATAACTGCTTTGTGTCCCACAACAGGAGAAATCGCCCATTACCCCCGTTCAAAGGGCATTAATGGTAATCCCCTCCGAGGGGAGCGACCCCCCGAAGCAATAGAACCTCATGGTTAGCAGATAAGGTTGTTAATGTGCAAAGCAATCATCAACCATATGGTAATGCTTTGTAATACCCTAAACAAATATGATATTGTATATTAGAACCATGTCAAGAGAGATTGTGAACCTGCTATGCCAAACCTTTCCTAAAATCCTTCAGCCTTTTATGGAGAAGCAATTTAACCAAGCCATTATCACCGATATGCACTATGTTGATGAACCTCACGCCATGATTGCTCTTATTATTTTTGAACAATCATGGGCGGGATTTGCTGAGGCTATGACCCATCAAGCGATGATGGATATGATGGACATAGCATTATCCAAGTTTCAAGAGGATATGGCTTAGGCCGCCCTTCGGGGTCAAAAAACAAAGCATGACCATATGGTTTGAAAACATCAAAGAGAGAAGAATCTTCTTATTTAGCCGTAGTCAATGCAACTGAAATAGGGATAATTTTCAGCCCCCGAAAATCCGTCAGTTTTGACAGGGTGTTCCCCAACTGTGGTTATATTAATTCGTATTCATATTCTAATATTCAATATTAGTATTATATTAAACAAAAGTGGTTGTCTCATGGTCGGGAGGGTATGAGACGAGACAACACATGAAAGAATCATTAAGGTTGTGTAACATAAGTATAGATTTATTATATATTTCTCATTATCTCATCTATCTCATCTATCTATCTATCTTCTTCTTCTTCTCTTACATAACCCCTTATATTCTATGGGGTATGGAGAGAGAAAGATTCCCCTTTTGTGATGAGACGAGACGAGACAACCTTTTTTTGCGGGTTTCCGCAAAGTTCTAAGGGGTTGTGTTGCATAACCTCATTGTCTCAAGATGAGACAACAGGCGAGACAGTCTCATGTGTCGTGCCGACAAAGTTATTTCAATGGGCAAACTATTGTTGTAAATAAAATCTATTTGTTTTAACAAAACGATTAACTAACCAATTAGTTAAAATAACAAAAGTGAAAAATACTTGCCCTGCCAAACTCGCCTTAGCAAAAAGTTGGTAATTCCTCCAAGTGAAGTGCATTCGGAGGCATTTCTGGACTCCTTTATATACCTCAAGACAACTGTTGAGAATACCCCGCAAAGGGGAAGGAGTTAGATAATATGGATAACACAGCATGGGATTCACTTGTCATTGAAGTGAACGAATACCTTGAAGCCGACCAGACGCTTGACGCAGGATTGCGCCAAGTTGTTGAATTGAACCTGCAAATCGGGACGAACAACCCTGATGAGCGAACTGCCGCCGAAGGTGCTTTAAAAGCCCTTTTGCGAGGCCGTGACGGAACCCCGTTCCGCCGTGGACAAAAGAGCGCAGTTCCCGCATCTGTTCGTGTCGCTATTGACCGAATTTGTGGCGTTGTTGAAGAAGCCTCCGTTGCTTACTACAACCACGACACCATTATCGGTGCAATTACGATGAAGCACATCAAATCTGGCGGTGGAGCCTTTGATGACGCAGAAGATTACGCTTCTGCCGTTGTCAAGAGAACCCGAAACAATTTGAGCAAAATGTTCAAAGACGGTTCTTGGGATGGTTCGGTTGATTCCCTTTTGGGCGAATCGGACGAACTTTGAAGTTTAAAACTTCAATCCAACACCATTACAGGTCATTGACCTGAACAACAGGGGATAAGGGGCCAAGGCCCTTTATCCACCTCTTTTCCAATGGGGGAGAGTCTCTTTTATTTGGGACTCTCCCTCGCCTTTGGGGTGATTTGATGCGTTTAGTAGAAGAAGTGTATGTCAAAGCCAAAGAGGATTTAATCTGTCAATCTTGTGGAATTGATATTCCTAAAGACAGTAATCATCTTCTTGAGTCTTATGTGCATCACGGAGTTATTTCAACTAGTCATTATTGTTTAAACCCAAAGTGCAATCCTCCGAATAATGTTCGTTTAAAGTTATTTTGGGGAACCGTTGTTATAGGCGTTAGCCTGTGGCTTTCATACTTTTTTTATCAAAACGCAGGGTTTTAGGTCTATTCGCTTGAGCGACCCCCTGCGCCGAACCTTATACGCCCTCCGAGGGTGGGGTTGTCTTTCAACAGTCGCAAACGACCCAGTTTCACTTTTGTAAATTGAAATTGGTGTGGCTTTGATTGAACAATCACAAATGCTGAGATGGCTGAGTTTGGTTAAAAGCGCAGGGCTTAAACTCCTGTCCTAAACGGTTCGCAGGTTCAAATCCTGCTCTCAGCACTTCCAATTTCACATGGGGAAGGTTGAACAAAGGGGCTACTTAGAAGTAAAATGCCGAGTAATCGGTATTGTTCCCTTCCCCACCTATTCACTAATTTTAATGAGGTAATAAAATGAACAACGAAGAAAAAGACATGGTGTATTCATTGGTTGAACACACTAAGCAAGAAGCACGAAATGAGAAAAGAGAAGCACTTGTTATGATGCGTAAAGTGTATCATGACTGGATGGTTTCTCAAGAAATTGAAATCCCTGAACTTTTCAAGCAGGGAGATTTCATTGATTTTTTCGTGAACAACTGAGGTAAAGAAAATGAAACATACAGAAGAACAAACAGCAATCTTTAATTGCATAGAAAATACGGAGAACCACCTAATTATCAATGCAGGTGCAGGAACAGGGAAAACTACGACTATTGTTGAAGCAGCAAATCGTATTAATGGACAAAAAGCCGCTTTCTTGGCTTTCAACAAGTCTATTGCTACTGAATTGGCTGAACGACTTCCAACAGGTGTTGAAGCAAAAACTTTCCACGCTTTCGGCTTTGCTGCTATTCGTGCTGCTGGAGTTAGAACTCGCGTGAATAATTTCAAACTTAACAACATTATCAAGGAATTACTTGGTGCTGATTATCATATCGCACCACTTAAGAAATTGGTTTCGCTTGTCAAGGGTAGTTTGGTTTCACCAACTGACAAAAACGCAATTCTTGGTTTGATTGATGAATACAATATCAACTTTAATTCTGACCGTGAAGAGACAATTGCTATCAATGCTATTCCTTCTATTCTTACTCTTTGTAAGAGCCAAACTCATCACATTGATTTTGATGATATGATTTGGATGCCCATTGTAAATGAATATCCTTTTCCAAAATACGATGTTTTGTTTGTGGACGAAGCGCAGGATTTCAACGAAGCACAACGAGAAATGATTTCTTTGTGCGTTAATGGTGGTCGTTGTATTATTGTCGGTGATAAAAACCAAGCAATTTACGGTTTTCGTGGTGCTGATTCAAACTCAATCGCCATGTTCCGACAACGGCTTCTCAAGACCCAACGAGAAATTAGCGAATTTCCTCTTTCAATTACTTGGCGTTGTCCAAAGTCGGTTGTTAAGGAAGCCAATCGGTATGTTGTTGAGTTTAATGCACCCGATTTTGCCGAGGAAGGCGCAGTTATCGTAGATGCTCCCTTTAATCCACAACGAAACGATATGGTTCTTTGCCGATACAATGCTCCTTTGGTGTCTGCTTTCTATGATTTGATTTCACAGGGTAAATCTGCTTATGTGCTTGGTCGTGATATGACAAAGGGTTTAATTACTGCCGTTCAAAAGATTACCAAGAACAACCAAATGGGCGTTGAAGAGTTTGTCCAATTGTTCCAAAAAGACTTTGCTTATAATTATCAACGACTACTTAACCAAAACAAAGAGAATCAAGCGATGGCTCTTGAAGATAAGCGTGATTGTGTTATGATTTTCGTTAATAAAGCAACAACTGTTGGCGGAATTATTGAAGAAATTAAGCGTGTCTTTGACGGTAATGATGAAGGTGAAATTATGCTTTCAACCGTTCACAAGGCTAAGGGTCTTGAAGCAGACAATGTGTATATTCTCGCTACTGAACGAATGCCTCATCCTTTCGGAAACAAGGAAGAGAATAACATTTGTTATGTTGCGATTACACGGGCTAAAAAGAATTTATTCTATGTCGGCCCAAAACCGGGAATTGTTTGATTCCAAACATGGCTGTAAGTGTGAGCCTATACTTGACACTCAACAAGGTGCGAAGCCAATACAAATGAGGTAATGAAAATGAAGAAAAAAGAATTTGACAAATTAACCGAACTATGGAGTTATACTGACATTGTATCTTTCATTATGGAAGATAGCAAGTGGTGTCATATGATTATGCAATTTATTGATGAAGCATGGTTTAACGACAATGAAATTGAATTGGGCGAACTAAATGCCTTTGGAAAAGGTAAAGGCTACCCTGAACAAACTCAACTTAATTTGGAGGAATAAATATGGAATCTATTATTGCTAAGAGAGAACTCGGTAATGGCCGATGGGACAAAGCATTGAAGCGTAATATGGTTGCTCTTTCTGTTGCAGATAATTATAATGATGCTAAAGAAGAATGGATTGCTACTGGTGAAGTTTGGTGGGCAGGAAATGAAGAAATTCCTGATTGGGTTTCTGATTCGCAAATGGGACAAGGTAAGTGTCTTTGCGGCCATATCGTTGTTTATCACTTTCAAATTGTGAACACCGAAAATGGTGTTGTTGAATGCGTTGGTAGCGACCATATCAATACCTATCTTATTATGCGAGCAATTGCAGAAGATGAAGGGATTTCAATTGATGCTATTACTGATGAGAAGATTCAAGAATGGATTGATGTGCGAACTAAATCAATGAAAGCAGAAGCATGGTGGAAAGCCAACGGTGCTGGATTTGAAATGATGTTTGATTCTGTCAAGGAACTAGATTTGTTTGTAAATGTTCGTGAAGGCAATAAGACCTTCTATGATTCTGAAACTCAATGGTATGAAACTGAAAAGTTTATTCGTAAGAGAGCAGAAGGCCAATTTGGTAGTCCTGAATATAAGATGGCTTCTATTGTTTGGCGGTGGAATCACCCCGATAACCCAAAGGCACAAATCAATACTACTGGCTATCCTAACGATAATCTAATGAAAGATTTGTCATTGTTGTATGTCACTCAAACTCAGTATTTATCTAACTTTAATCAGGCTAAAATTCGTAGAAAAGAAAGAATTGCTGAATTGGCTGAACAAAAGCGATTGCGTCTAGAACGCTTAGAACAAGAGCGTATTCAGCGTCAAGAACAAGAAGCCGAGCGTTTGCGTATTTACAATCTTCCCGAAAATGTTGAAAAGCGTCGTCTTCAAGCAATTGAACAAGAACGCATCCGAGCCGAACATCAAGAACGATTGCGTATTGAACGCATTGAGCGTGAAAAGCGGGAACAAGCACGAAGGATTCAAGAACAAATGCAACAAGAGGAAACACTTGCCTCAAACAATGCTGAGTTTGAAAATATGTGTGGCTACTATGGTATTCCTGTCTTTGATGAAACAATGGCTGGTAATGATTGGGAGAGAGAATTTCTCTCCAGTATTAAAAAACAATTGCTTGCTGGTAAAACCATGTCTGATAGACAACTCAACACACTAAGGAGACTCCTTGTTCAAGATAAGGCAACCGAAAAGCAGATTAACTATCTGCGTAGTCTCGGTTTTACGGGGGAAACCTCAACCCTCACTAAAATGCAAGCAAGTAAATTAATTGAGGAATATATTCAATAGGTGGAGGTTCGCAGTCTATCTCGTTGTCCACCTTTGAAACCGCAGGTTTAAAAGTAAAAATCATCTTCTGGGTTCGGCCTCATATTTGATGGTTTTCCTGCACCTTCTCACGGGGTTTTTCCAGTAAAAACGGCATTTCTTTACCTCATGGAATAGTAGATTTGTTCTCTATGAGCCGTTTTCCCCAACCTTTAGGGGTTGCTAATAATGAAATTAATGAAAGATATAATTCCTGCCCATTCACAGCGTTTTTACAAAAAAGAGTTTTTGTTGCGAAGTTCTTGGGCAGAAAAGAATAGAAAAAGAATATTTAAAGAACTAAGGAGTTTAGGAATGCCTCCGTATCAAGCATTCCAAATATCAATAAAAAGGATGTATGAAAATGAATGAAGAAATTAAGAAAAAAATGTGGGAATTGCTTGAGTATGCGACTTCTACTTTGAAGCACTATGATAAAGGAGATGAACATTGGAAAGTTACGCTTTCTTTGGCTCGCCATGAAGCGATAGAATTGCTAAAATTGACTGAATCTTTGAATGAGGAGGAATAATTATGGAAGATAACTTTATTACTATTGAATGGGGAAATACTATTCATAACGACAACACTATCCACAAGCGAACTATTTATCAGTTTGATACTATTAATGGTTTGCGAACTGCTTGGGAAAACCGAAATCGTTTGTCTGGTTGTGAATATGAAGCAAACACTAGAGAATTGACTATTACTGCCCGTGAATGGGTAAATGTTGATGAATACTTTGTTATGATGGAGGAAGAAGAATGAGAAAGGTTTTTTGCTCTAATTGTTCGGTTCCTATTGGTAAATCACCACATAATTTTAACACCAAAGTCATATTTTGTTGGAGTTGCTCAGATTTGAAGGAGAATGGAATTATATGAATATCTTTGCACTATCACGAAACCCTGTTGAAGCGGCTCAACAAATGATTGATAAACACATTATCAAAATGCCGACTGAAACCTGTCAAATGTTGCATACTAACATTCTTTATATGCAATATGTCAAAGAACACGGTGAAGAACCTCAATTGAAAGACCTTAAGGCTTTTCACCTCGCCACCGAGTCCAATTTAATGAAGCCAGCCATGCTAAACCACCCCTCAACCATTTGGGCGAGGCAAACTTATGCTAATTGGAATTGGCTTTATGAGCATGGCTTGGCTCTTTGCGACGAATACACTTATCGTTATGAGAAAAAACATGGAACTCTTCAAAGAATCCTTGATTGTATTCCTTACTTTGATGTGGTGTTTGAACACCCCTTTCAAAAGAAGAGACTACAACCCGTAACAATTGCTATGGACGACCAGTATCGGATTCGTAATCCAATGGAAATTTCTAACTGGAATTTTGTAATTAAATCTTATCGCCACTATTATCTTGAGGGCAAGTGGCGTATTGCTGAATGGCGTAAAAATCGCCGTCCTAATTGGTTTCCTGCAAACCATTACGCAAAGAAATATAATGTAGGTGTTCGTGCCTACAATGCCCGCAAACCACGATACCCTCAAAAACTAATGGAGGAAGAAGAATGAGTGAAAATATTAACTGGAAAGAATGCGCCCAAGACTATTACAACAAAAACGGAAATGACCTTACTTGGGCTTTTGAGGTTGTTGATTCCTATATTCCCATCTATTATAATGATATTGCACAAGAAGCGATGCGCCTTAATTTGTATGGTGAAGAAATTGAAGAAACAATGTCTGGTTGGCCGATTTATAAAGTGCTTCAGATGTTGATTTTTAATGAATATTATGGCCTTTTCATTGAAGAATATACTGAACTTTTGGAGGAAGAAGAATGAAAATTAGAACACCACGACGATGTATTGCTTGTAATGTAGTAGTGAATAGAAAATACCCCTACTGCTTTACTTGTTTAAATGAATTAGAAGATAAAAAAGGAGATGAATTGTAATGTATAGTGAAGTAGAAAACAAAGTTATTCAATCCCTACAAAAAGAGTTTGGGATGATTTATGAAGAAAACGAAGAACATATTGTTATGGAAAAGGTAAGGATTGCCCGCCACTTTTATGAAAAGGCAACCGATGATTTCCGAGTGAATCAATCTGCTCAAAACTATAATAATCTAATTATTGCTATGGTTTCTTTACAATACTGGAATCAGAAGAAAGTTCGTCTGTTCTCAATTAGGGAGGACTTTTGAATGTGTGGTGCGATTTCTACCCCATGTGAAACTGAAAACTGTGAGCGATTTACTAAAGAAATTTATTGCTCTAACTGTAAGGCAAACATGGCTCATTTAACAGGTGTTTAAGATGGAATGTAAAAAATGTCAAGGAACAGGATGGTATAAAGTTCCAAATGTCCGTCTTGAAATTATGGAGAATGTTGAGTGTCTAGATTGTTTAGCACATGAAAACTACAAAGACCATTTGAAAGGCGAATTATCCCGTCTCTTAATCAACACAAGCCAACAAAAACTTGCACAAATTGTAGCACAGTTAATTGTTAATTCAGTTGATAGGAATGAGAACGACGACATTCAACGGATTGAGGGCATCATCCATACTAAAGACACAATGAACGCTCTCACGCTTGCAGAAGCGTATTCACAATAAGGAAATGGCTCACATGGGCGTATGGTGTAATGGGATAGCATTTTGGCCTTCTAAGCCGAAGATTCGGGTTCAAATCCTGATACGCCCGCCATTTCCTGTTGTTAAACCAACTTTTAGACAGGCCCGCCGCAGTTTTGAGTTTTTTATATACTCTCGGCTGTCAGGCCTTTCAACCAAATCAAATTAAAAATAAAGAGGTAATAAAAATGTATAGTGAACAAGAAACGATGCAAACCGTGATTCTTAATATCCTTTTGAATCATGAAAGAGTTACAAATGAAGACTGTAAAAATGCTTTGACTCATGCAAATCTTATTAAGCCAACAACCAATGCTATGAATAATACTATTCGTGCATTGTTAATTTCTTTGAATAGATTTTTCAAGGAACATGATATTTTGTTGTATCGTGGTTTTTTAGATGTAAAAGATAATGTTAAGTATTACAAAGCAACAGAAGAAGCAGTTGAGTTTTGTAGCAAGCATCTATTACAAGAAATGTATGATGAAGATGGACAATTAATTGGGTATTTCTTTCAACACCCAATTGCACTTAAAAAAGAGAGGATGGAATTAATATGAACGAAATAAAACCAAAAGTAGAATTTAGAATAATTGATGCAGAAGATATGCCGCCTATTGTCATATCACAGAATGAAAATGATGAACCGAAGGTAGTGATTAATACTTATCACCGACTTTGGTTAAGTCTTAACCGACGATTAATTGCAGGTATTGTTGATGCTTTGCCTGAAAAGTTTGATATGATTTTAACTGCATATCTTGAGCAACAACGAGCATATGAAAAAATGGATAGGGAGGAATAAATATGGGAATACAAAAAGAATGCAGTATATGTAAAAATACTTTCGTGAGCAGGACGATTAAATCAGCACGATGGGAAAGGAAATGTCCAGAATGTTATGGAAAATCAAAACAAACAACTGCTGCTGAAAAGGTTCAAAAACAACACCTTTATAATGATGCTTCAATGCGTAAAGACATTGAAAAGTTGTATGCAAAAGTTTCTGATATTGATGTTCTGATAAGTGCAGAAATTAGTAATACTCTTGCCTCATTATCAGACAATCAATTGTTTGACAAAATCCATCAACAGATGGAACAAACTCTTAATGAGAAACTTAAAGAAATCAACGAAGAGAACGATAAGTTCAAAACTAAGATTCAGAGTCAATTGATTTCTTTGAATAATAAAATTGTAAAAATTATGCAGGAGATGAAAGAAAATGATTAAAACATTGGTAAAGATAGCATTTTGGGGAACTGTCGGCGTAGCAACAGGTGTTGTGGGTATTGGCTTACTTGCCGCCCTTGACGACGCAGATTACCCTTTGGAGTAAGTGGACTCCTTTATATACTTTGGAAGAGTAGAGAAAACACACATCAGGAGATGATATTATGATTAAGTTAAGAATTATGAATGAAACTGGACATACAGAAGTTGTCCTCGCACAAAGCGAGGTTATTGACGAAATTGACCGACACCCTACCCATTGGGTCTTTATTGACGGAGAAATGGTTAGCCGAGAATCTATCGGTGAAATTAACTGGGAAACGGTTCAATCTGTTGATTTGACTCCCGCAATCGTTGGAGGGTGCTATTGAAATTAGTGTAATTTCTTTACTCTTCCAAAACCGCATATTGGGGGTAGCGTGGGGTTAATCCTCCCTGCGCTATCCCCTTTTTCGGGTGATGCAACCCGATTTGATTAATTTTATCAACCAAAATGGATTAAAAATAATGCTAGACCTGAAAGGATGGAAATTAACATCCTGTATTCAGATAAATGGTTTAGCAGTAGTAAAACCTGACTTCTATCCCGCCCGTCATGTCCTCGCTATGGGGACGAGGGGCTACATTTATGCCGAAGGGCAGACTCGGATTGAATACGCAGGGCAGACATTTTCATCAACAGAAGAATTGCTTCTTTCTTGTGGAAAAAATGCTATTCTGAATTTTAAGGACTGGGTATTCCTTGAAGAAATGGAGTGGGTAATAACCGATGGAACTAATTGGTTATCTTCTTTCTCTAATCTTTCTGAATTACCTAAACGAAGTAAATATAGGTGTTAAACATGACTCAAGCCCCAAATAAGAAAATTTTATCTGACATTACTGTGCATATGAAATACGCAAAATACAACCCCGAACTTCTCCGCCGAGAAACTTGGGATGAAATTGTTGAGCGAAACATGGAAATGCACATAAAAACCTATCCTCAATTAGAAGAGGATATTCGTGATGTTTATACTCATTTTGTCAAAACTAAGAAAGTTTTGCCTTCTATGCGCTCAATGCAATTTGGCGGTAAGCCAATTGAAATTAGCCCTAATCGGGTCTATAATTGTGCTTATATGCCTATTGATACTCATATCGCTTTTAGTGAAGCCATGTTCCTATTGTTAGGTGGAACAGGTGTAGGATATTCGGTTCAACGACACCATGTTGAATTAATGGCTCCTATTCAGCATCCTAACTCAAACCGCCAACGACGATATTTAGTCAATGATTCAATAGAAGGTTGGGCTGATGCAGTTAAAATTCTAATGGAGTGTTATACTGGTGTTAGAACATCTACACCTACATTTGATTATTCTGATATTAGACCAAAAGGCTCTCTTTTGAAAACTTCTGGTGGAAAAGCGCCAGGCCCACAACCATTAAGAGAATGTCTCGTTAAAATTGAAGGTATGCTTCAAAACATTCCTAATGGTTCTATGTTGAAACCAATTCAAGCACACGATATTATGTGTCATATTGCTGATGCAGTTCTAAGTGGAGGTATTCGTCGTGCGGCTATGATTAGTTTATTCTCCGCAGACGACCATGAAATGATTGCTTGTAAATCTGGTAATTGGTGGGAAAACAATCCCCAAAGAGGCAGGGCAAACAATTCAGCAGTTCTTTTGCGACACCGAGTTACAAAAGAATTTTTTATGGATTTGTGGAATAGAATTAAAGCATCTGGTTCAGGAGAGCCGGGAATTTATTTCAATAATGATAAAGATTGGGGGACTAATCCCTGTTGTGAAATTGCACTCCGACCATATCAGTTCTGCAATTTAACTGAAGTTAATGCTTCAGATATTACAGACCAAGCGGATTTAGAATCAAGAGTTTCTGCCGCCGCATTCCTCGGAACGCTTCAAGCAGGATATACTGATTTTCACTATCTTCGTGAAGTATGGCGTAAAGCAACAGAAAAGGATGCTTTGCTCGGTGTTTCTATGACAGGTATTGCTTCAAATGTTGTTGAACATTTAGATTTAGAAATGGCCGCTTATGAAGTCAAGAAAGAGAATGAGCGTGTCGCTAAAGAAATAGGTATTAATCCAGCATCAAGAACAACCTGTGTTAAACCTGCTGGAACGACTTCTCTTGTTCTTGGAACAAGTAGTGGGATTCATGCTTATCACGATGAGTATTATATTCGTCGCCTTCGTGTCGGTAAGAATGAAGCAATCTATGGTTATCTCGCAAACAATCATCCAGAATTGGTTGAGGATGAGTTTTTCAATCCGCACGAACAAGCGGTTATTTCAGTCCCACAAAAAGCACCAGAATCAGCGATTATTCGCCATGAATCAGTATTTAATTTACTAGAAAGAGTAAAAAACTTTAGCATTCGTTGGGTTCGTGCAGGACATAATGATGGATTGAATACCCACAATGTTTCTGCTACTATTTCTATTAAAGATGATGAATGGGAAACGGTTGCAGATTGGATGTGGCTTAACCGACATTATTATAATGGACTGTCTGTTCTCCCATATGACGGAGGCACATATACTCAAGCACCTTTTGAAACCTGCGATAAAGAAACATATGATAAATTGACTGAAGCACTACAAGATGTTGATTTGACTATGATTCAAGAATTACAGGACGATACTGACCTTTCAGGTGAAATTGCCTGTGCTGGCGGTGCTTGCGAAATCTAAGGTGATTAAATGACACTCTTCAAATCATTTGAAGAGTATTTAGAAACAGTAATATTAATGATTAGAGATTTGTCAGACGACTCTCTCAAAAGAATAAACTTAGCAATAAATGTCTGTGATTCATACATAGATGAGAATGAAAAAATGTTTAGGCTAAATACTACATTAAAAGAATGTTTTTGGGAAATTGAGGAAGCCATCCTTTGTGGTTTCCATAAATACCTAAAAGAACAAAGTGCTAAGACTAAAGAGTTGGTTGATTATCATAGAGTCAATTGCGAAGGAATGGATTGTAAAATCTGTAAATCAAAAAAATTAACAATAAATAGAATGAGGAGTTTAAATGAGAGAACACGACCCAAATTATATTCTCAATAAGAGAAACAATAAACAAATAGCCACACGCTGTCGTGTGTGCGGTGGGCAACTTATGGTTGCTGATGAAATTAAAAAAGAAATTCACAATAAATGTGATAATGATGATAAAAATATATATATGATGTGATAAAATGAAATTAAATATATCAGTTCCCGACGATTCCAATAAATATTATAGTTGTGATATTACTTGCGAAACCTTTTCATTTCCTGAACATAAAACCGTTTCTTATATAAGAGCCGCAAAAGACCCTGTTCAAGCAGGTTTAGAAACATTCTGGAAAAACATTATTTCTCCAAGAAGAAAACAACGGTATCATAGTCTAAGACAGCGAATACATTTTGCTGAAGAATTTCATCATATTGTATTTATTGAACAATGTCCCATTGTTCTTTCAAGACAAGGCATTCGCTACCACTTGAACGGTAAATCTTATAGTTTAGCAACCATTTGTTCTGCTTTGGCTAGAATTACTTTCAAGGCTTGCTTTGAAAAAGATGGTGCTAAACTTCTTTCTTCTCTTTATTCAACTCTTAATTTACCTGAAGATGTTCAGTATTGTCTTGAAAACCGAGCACCTTTTCATTTCTTTGTTGATTTTGAAAAACAAGAGGTTCGTTTAAATGTTGTTCAAATTGATGAGAAAATGCTGGCTATGGAAATTAGTGATGGTATTTGGGGCGAAATCACTCCTAAGCAATTAGATTCATATTGTAGTTTTTATGTTCATGGAAAGAAAAGAGGTTCTTGGAAATATCTTTCTCCTAAGAGTCTTTATACTAAATTAATGGGTCGTGAACCTAGCAGTTCTGAGTTAAAGGTTATGATTGCCTTTTTGATGCAAAACAGAATGCAAGATATTGTTGATGCTAGGGCATTGGAATTGGTTGGAGATATGCTTGTTCAGCACAAAGGCCGTCTTTCTGCTGAATATGATGATGATGGTATTCTTAGCACTATTTATATTCGTGGTAAAGAGTATGATTGGATGCTAACCAACAACCGATATAAGTCAGGGATTCAAATGGTTTCAACTTATGTCTATCAACCAATAGTAGAAATCCTTACTGATGAAAATGATTCTAGCAAGGCTAAAAAGACATTTTCTGAACCAGATTGGCGAGGCCCGATTTGTATTGATAATATGGCTGAAGGTTCTCCTTTAGGCGACCAATTCGCAACACGGGCATTGGCTTTATTAAACGACTTCCACACAATTAAAATAGTGAATACAATTAGGCGGTATCTTACTGCTGAACCTAATGAATATAGAGTTGATAATGATGAATTGCGATGAATGTGGTAGCAAAGATAATTACTTTGATGAGATTCAAGGTGAAAGAATCTGTAATGAATGTGGTCTTGTTCTTGTGCAAGAAATGTTTGAAGAAACCGTCCATCTTTTAGATACTGGCGGTAATCTGCAACATTCAGCAGATAAAGGGAAGTTAGGCTCAGTTATTACTGGGAAAGGTTCTTATAAATTTAATAAGTTTGGTAAAAATAGTGTGATTCCACAATCTATACAAAATGGACTTGTTCATTGTAATATGGTATTAGCAAATGTAGCACCTAATCTTAAGTTAAATGAAAGGGTTGAGAAACTTTACATGGACTTAAACAACAAAGGCATATTTGGCCGAAGTCAATTTGAAGCAAGAGCAACCGCAGTTGTTTTTTATGCTTTAAGAGAAAACGGGACTCCCTATTCATTTAAAGAAGTAATGGGTGAATTTGAACCTAATTTAAAAGTAGTAAAGCGTTTGGTTAGAAAAATCAACCAAACCTATCGTAATAGTGCAAACTATATGCCTATCAATCCTCAGTATTTACTTGAACAAACTCTCAATAAAATTACTGATGATTTAGTATTCAAGCGTCAAGCGATTAAAGTGCTTGAATTTTTTGAAGCAAAGGTTGAACAGAATACCTTTAATAGAGGCCGTTCTTATTATGCTTCTATTATTTGGATTACTGCAAAAATGTATGTGAATACTCAAATTACACAGGTATTGATTACAAAGAAAACTGGATTTTCTAGATTTAATATTCGCAGACAAACCAAAGAGATTCTTAGTATGATTGGATTAGAATTAGCCAATCAAGTTAAAGGAAAACAATTAAGTGAACTAGGTGAATAAAATGTTTGAAAAAGAATGGAATAAAATAGCAAAGAAAGTATATACAAATGCAGTTAATCATGGCTTTTGGAAAGAAAAGCCTAATGATGGCGAGCGCATGGCTTTAATTCATGCTGAAATTAGTGAAGCACTTGAAGCCCTGCGAGAAGGTAATCCTTCTTCATCAAAGATTATTGAATACAGTAATCTTGAAGAAGAATTAGCCGATGCGGTAATCCGTATTATGGATTATGCTTTTGGTAAAGATTTAGATATAGCGGGTGCGATTCTCGCTAAGATTGAATACAATCAAAGCCGTGAATATATGCATGGTAAATCGTTCTAAGGAGGAATAAATATGGGAAAAACAGTAAAAGATATGAAATGTGGTTTTTGCGGCGTTACTGGACACACCGCTAGAACCTGTGAAGAAAAGAAAAAGCAAGCAGTTAAGGATGAAAGAAAGGCCAAAAGAAAACAGGCTAAAAAGTATTACTATACCGAATCTAAAAGCCTTGCACCTCTTCTTGCGAAATTAACAGAAGAAGGAAAAACTGCATTGTTGAATAACGGATTTATGCGTAGCGCACATTTCTTAGTTCAAACTAAGCCCGAAACTGCAATTCAAGAATTATTGGTTGAGCCAATGATTGAAGTTATTTCTAACCGAGCAAAACAGGAAGGGTGCAAAATTGATTTTAGCCGTGAGCCGCATTTTAAGACTATTGAAAATAAGAACAAATACTTGGATTACTTGCTAACTGTTTCCTTCAAGGGACACAAGGCCCCTATTAAGTGGTTAATTGAAGCAGAAGCCCCTAACCAAACACATAAGGGTATTGAACAGGTTGAAGATTTCTTGGCTTCCGTTGCGAATGTCAATGAATATCGCTTTATCGTGACTGATGGTTATTGGTGGCATTTTTGTCATCCAACAATTGATAGTGCTTTGGAGTGGACTAGTTTCACTATTGACGATAGTAGTTTTTGGTTGGATAATAATGTCGGTGCTATGGTGTTGGACATTAATCCTATTCAAAATATGAAGAAGGCCGCACTTGTTTTAGGTTTTCTAGGAATAGCCTTGGTGTTAAATAATTTTGGAATTATTTAAGGAGGAATAAATATGAGCGAAGAAGAGAATATGAGCGAAGAAGAGAGAATAGTGAAAGCATATCGTGATTTAGGACACAAGGTTGTATTCCACATGGAATATGACGCATATTTAAATTACACACTTGAACAGAAAATAGGACTTGAAAATTGTGGAGATGTTGCTTGCGAATACTGTTGGGTTGAAATTGATTGGAAGAAAATTAAGGAGGAATAAATATGAGAGAAGATAAATTAATGACAGGTTTTACTTGTATTTGTCTTGATGTGCCTTTTGGTCATCATGAAACGGTGGTCAAATGGCTACCGACAGATACAACCGCAGAATGTCTTGAATGTCAGCGAATCTGGGATTTAGACACAATTAGATATACAAAAGAAAATGGAGGATGGGAATAATGAGAAAAGTATTAATTATTGGAGCAGGTGGAATTGGAAGTTTTCTAATTCCAACATTAGATAAAGTTGGTCTTTACCGCATTCATGTGGCTGACCCTGATAGCGTAGAAACAAAGAATCTACCTTATCAAAACTTTAAGAAAGGTCATGTTGGGCAGAATAAGGCCCAAGTAATGATGGATTCTTATGAATCTGTCGCTACTTATAGTAAATATCCTATTTTGACTGAAAAACAAATGTCGGGCTATGACCTTGTGATTTGTTGTGTGGATAACATCGGAGTAAGACGAACCTTATACAACACAAGTTTTAAATGGCTTGACTTACGAGCGCAGGGCAGAAATGCCGCCCTTGTGTCGCATAAGGCCGACCCTAAAATGTATGATGTGCTTCTAGCAGGAGATGATAGAAGTTATTCGTGTCAAGGTGATTCATGGGATGGAACGAATAGTAATGTTCATTTTATGCAAGTAGCAATTGCAGGATTAGGCGCACAATGGACGCAAAGATATTTTAACAAAGAAGAAGTAAGAGAATATATGGTGGTGAATGTATGAGAACAAGAAAACAATATACTGATGAAGAAATTGCATATATGGTTGTAAGTAGGACTCTCAAGAAAACTTGGGAAACTATTGCTGATGAAATGGAAGTAAAGTTCGGTTATCGTCGCAACCCGTCAAATCTTTCAATCAAATATAATACTTTGATTGGATTAGATTTTAGTAATCATTTTACTGATAAGCAAACACAGTTTGTTTTTGATGCTTGGCGAAATAATTTTTCTATGAAGAAAATTATCGCTGGATTTGAGGAACAATTTCAGCAAAACATTAACAAAAATAATGTTGATTTTATCGTGAAACAGATGGCTCACGAACAAAAAGTTAAACAAGAATTAACTGAAACAAAAAATAAAATAAAACAAAACATGGAGATGAAAAAGATGAAGAAAAGTGTATGGACAAAAGAAGAAGATGAGCAATTGCTTGCTTGTGGTTCTTGGAAGAAGGCTATGGAATTGGATAATGGTCGGTCAAGGTCGGCTAAAAACAATCGTTGGACTATGCTTCAAAAACAAAAACCAAGAAAAGGTGCAAAGCGTGGACGAATGACAATGGCCGAATTAGAAATGATTCGCAATTGTGAAACCGTTGAAGAAGCAATCGCTCTTAACCTGCGAAAGCCCGAAACAATTATTCGGCAATTTGCTACGCTAAAAAGTGTTTCCCCTCCTCAAAAGGAATTGAAGAAGAAAACTTCTAAGAAAAAGTCTAAGCAACGGTATGTTCCTCGTTGGACGAAAGAAGAGGACTATGACCTTATCTTAAACTTTTACGAACTTTCAATTGATGAAGCCCGAACCCGATTTAATCGGTCATACGGGGCTATCGCAACCCGCTTAGAAAGGTTGGTTGATAGCACAAAGCCTGAGCATATCTCTATGCTTATGGAGGCTTCTAAGGAAATTAAAACTCGCAAGCAAGCACAGAAGCCAACACCCAAAAAGAGCCGCAGAACGCTACGCAAGGAGCGAAAAAAGGCTAAGAAAGAGGATAAGTTGAAGGCCAAGTTGCGAAGAATCCGAGGTGAATAAACATGGGAAAAATTAAAGATAAATACTGGAAAGAAATTGAAAATGAAGATGATTCTGGCTATGATGATTGGGTGGCTGAAAATGCCCGCATTGATGAAGCACGACTTACTGTTCAACAAATCATTGAAAACCACTTTGAAGAATTGCTTCAAGAACAATTAACTTCTTGTGCTGGCCCAAAAGAAAAACTTCTTGATGTTGCTATGCACAACCATAGTTTTCACGATACTATTTGGGAAGCATCAACGGTTCTTTTGCCCAATCTTGAAGTTCAAGTAGTTATTGATGGTAAGAACAATTGTTTCGTATCAACAGGAACAGCAGGATATGTTGATTTCTTTAAACCCCCTGTTGGAATGAGTCTGCCTATTCGTTGTTGGATTCATACTCATCCCTTTGGGGCGGCATACTTTAGTGGAACCGATATTCGGACTGTTTCTATTTGGGAACCAAATATGGAATGTGCATATGTTCTTGGTGGAGAAGGCCACTTTGGTTTTTGGAATCAAAGAGAACCGCAACAACTTGAAATCTATCGCAACTTTGAATCAGAAAAAATTCAAACTTGGAACAAAAAGGAGGAAGAAGAATGACGAAGTTTAGAACAATTAAAAGTGGATTAAGCACCGCAAAGAAATACGGAGAAAGACCAATGCGCCGACATGATGAAGAACCATTGGAACCTCATCATATTCGTCATCCCAATGACAAAAATGAGCGAAGAACCGATAAAGGCGTTCAATGGGTTAAAAAAGGTGCAAAAAAGACTGAGCGTGAAAAGCGTCTTGCACAATTTTACAAAACTCATGTTTATACTTGGGTTTCAGAAAACCGCCGAGCATGGGTCGCTATTCCTCAATCGGAGGAAGAAGAATGAAGGCTTTGGGAAATTATGCAGTAATCAAACTAGAAAACTCAGTATCTTCTTCAGGTATTCAGGTCAAAATTGATAGCACAGGTATTGTGCATTCATGCCCTTCAATGCCTGAAGTAGAAGGTAAATTGGTTCTATTTGATGATAGACACCGTTTCGTTTCTCACGAAGATATGATTATTGTTTCGGTTGAACATTTGTTAGGGGTGATTGAATGATTTTAAATGGGGAAGAAGTAAAACAAAAGTTGCTACAAGGTATTAACTTGGTTGCTGATACTGTAAAACCTACGCTTGGCCCTCAAGCCAAGACTGTTATTTTGCAGGGTAATCCACCAGTCGTCATTAATGACGGAGTAACTATTACAAAGTATGTTTCTCATAATGACCCCTATGTTCAAATGGGTGTGCAATTGGTTCAAAACTTAGCAAGTAAAGCACAAGAAGGTTCGGGAGACGGAACGACTACTGCTTGTATTCTTGCACAGGCTTTTTGTAACGAATTGATGAAGAATGAAGAACAACTGACTACTCACAACTTTAATCTCCTAATGGAATCTCTTCGTGAACAGACTATCAATTTCTTGAATAGTATTTCTATTGAAGTTAAGGATGATGATATTATGAATGTCGCTACTATTGCGGCAAATAACGACTCGTCATTGGGTGAATTGATTCAAGAAGCATTTAATACGGTTGGTCGTGATGGAGTTATTACTGTTGAGGAATCTAATAATTACCAAACACAACTAATTCTTCGTGAAGGTATGGAGATTCAAGAAGGCTATCTTAGCCATCTTATGTGTAATACAGAAAGTGGAAAAGTTGAATTTGATAATCCTGTTGTTTTCATGTCAAATATGAGCCTTCGCCATTTCAAGGACATTATGCCTTTGCTTGAGTATTCAGCAAGTCAAAGCCGACCACTTTTAATTATGTGCAAAGGTATGGATGGTTCAGCACTTAACAATTTGATTATGAATCTAATCAATAAGACTGTTGAATGTGCAGTAGTTATGGCTCCTAACTTCGGAGATGCTCAGATTGATGAGTTGTCTGATATTCAGTCTTTGATTGGCGGTAAGGTCTTTGTTGAAGAAAGCAAAGATGATTCTAAACTTTTTACTGAAACTGATTTGGGAACCTGTTCTAAGGTTATTATTACAAAGGAAACTACGACCTTTGTTGGTGGAGAAGGTAATACAGAAGAACGCATTAAATCACTAAAGCAACAGGCTCAAGAATTAAAGGGACACGATTTGGCTAGGATTAAAACGAGAGTCTCTCGTCTAAAGGGAGGTATTGCTACTATTAAGGTCGGTGCTTCATCTTCAATTGAAATGCGTGAAAAGAAAGAAAGACTTGATGATGCACTTAACGCAACAAAAGCCGCTTTAGAAGAAGGTATTGTTGTCGGTGGCGGTGTTCCGTTTATTCGTCTTGCTTATGCAATTGAAGCACCCGAATGGTTCAGAAAGTCAGTTGTTAAGCCTTATCGTGTTCTATTGGACAATGCAAACTATACCGAGCAAACAAGAGTCGTTGGGTTTGAAATTGAAAAGACAATTGATGGGACAAATCCTAATTGGGGATTCAATGCTGTTTCATGTCAGCATGAAGATTTAGCAGAAGCAGGAGTCTTTGACCCTGTGAAGGTTTCTAAGAATAGTTTCTTAGCGGCATTATCAATTGCTCAGTTGTTTTATTCAACAGATGTAGCAGTATTAGTGGAGGAATAAATATGTTAGATGCTTTAAATATTTTATTAGATAACGAAATTGTGAGAATGACTGTTGTTTATGCTGATGGTTCACTAGATATTCTTCTTAGGCAAAAGGACGGGACATTTAGTGTAGAAAGGAGGAAACCCTGATGGAATGTCCAAATTGTAAAAGAAGTGTTATTCCTCATTTTGGTGGGTATCATCTCCGAAGATACGGTATGTGTCAAGATTGTTGGGAAATTAAATTTAAAGAGGGTAAAAAATGAAAAAAGCAGTAACTGTGACTTTACCCGCACCTCACAAAGCAAGGGTTAAATGCCCTATTTGTGTGGGAAATAAATGCAAAGTCTGCGGAATGACTGGAGAATTAGCAATTGAAGTTGCGCCAAAAATCCCTATTCAAAGAGCACATATTATTAAATATGTTGTTGAAAATATTCATGAAGTAGCGAAAGAAATAACCAAAAAGTATGGTTTAGTTCCAGAAATCAATACTTCTGAAGTATTGGAAGTTAATCAAGGACAGTATGAAGTGGTTCAAGTTTCTAGTCTAGGTGGTGTTTGTTGGGTCGTTAATCGTTTGGATGATTTAGATACCCCAAGATATTTTACTTCAAAACAGGAACTTGACAAGTTTAAACAGGGGTGGATGAATTGACAGATGATTTAGAAGTAAAAGGAACCATAGTCCGTAATGCTGAACTGGACTGTAAAATAAAGCGTGGTGTCTATTGGAACATAGATGTCATGGATATTCGTTGGTATCGTAATGACAAGCCAACAAATAAAGGCATTCGTTTGAATGTTGATGAAGCAAAATTGTTATTACAAATTTTAAGGAGAGAATTAGATGAAGAGAGTAAGTGATGTTCAATCAAAGAAAAGCCTACGGGCGGCAAATGAAGAAAGACAATATGGACAGGGAGCAGTTCCTCGTTTTGGGACTTGTTCTGGAAAAATTATTGATTTGTTTGCTATTTATGTTGAAGAAAGTATGACTGTTCCGCCTAAAGGTGGAAGAGGTTGTCGTGTTCAAAAAGAACATATTGATTTGTGTTTTGGTAAGTTTTATCAGGCTATGAGAGAGTTTATGGATGGTGAAAAGAATGAATAAACTTTACTTGATTACAACCAACAATAAGAAGTTTGATTCTTGGTCTAAAGAGATGAAGAAGAAACTAAAAGATGCGGCATTAGACCATTTCAATGCAGGATATAATGATGTTGTAAATGGGAATTATTTTGCTAGAGCGTCATTTGTTTGTTATTGGGAGATTTATGACAATGATTCCCTTGCACGATTAGCACCCGCTATTACCCAAGCATCATTTGTTCATATGTTCCATAGGTTCATGGAAATGGGAATGCACGAAGAAATAAGGGTTGTTGAGCAATTAATGATGAATTTCTTGCGACTCCTTCAAAGACTAGAAGGAGAGGAAAATAATGAAGAAGAGTGATTGGATTTACTTGGCGAAAGCCATGTGGTCTTATTCAGAAAAAAATGAAGGTAAAGTCAGTAGCCTTCTAAAACAACTGATTAGAGAAATAAATAATAATAAGGAGATGATTGAAAATGACATGGGAAAATATGAGCAGAATGCTACAAGCGACAGACCAATTGACACCGACTCAACAGATAAGTCGGATTTCACGGGACTTGGAAAAATTCACGACGGAGAAGAGTAGTCCTTCTTTAGTTTTGCAGATTCTTGATAAAGATAAACTAGAAGCAAATAGTCTCGGTTTAGCAAAGGCAAAGAAATGGATGGCTAAAATCTTTGATGTTTTTGATGATGAAATTGATGGATTAATGTATGCCCATGATGATTTGGGCGAAGCAATTTATCACCTTGACCCATCAGCAGAAAAACAACGAAACTTTTCTGTTCAGTATGTTCATCGTATTTTGAATATGAACTGCGGAAAGATTGATTCTAACGAGTTTTCTATTCTTGAGGAATCAATTTTGGCTATGTCTGCAAACGCACGACGCTGGTTCATTCGCTATATGCTAAGAACACCACGAAACGGAATCAATGAAGGAACAGTTGCGAAGATTATCGTCAAGCACTACAATAAGAAGCAAGCAGATGTAAAGAAACATTTGAACTTCAATTCTGTTGAAGTAGTTGTTTCTCATTATGTTGCTGGTTCTAATCCTCCATGTAATCTAACATATGGAAAATTCATTAAACCAATGCTTGCTAAAGAAGTTCCGATGAATAAATGGCCGACTAACTTTGTTGTTGATTACAAATATGATGGGAACCGCTATCAGATTCACATTGATGGTGATAAGACGATGATTTTTAACCGTAAAGGTAAGATTGTGACTAATCAATTCCCTGATGTTGTTGAATTGGTTCAAGCATATGATGTTCAAAATGCAATTCTTGATGGTGAAATCTATCCTATCTTAGAAAATGGCGCACCTGCACCTCATAAGCAAATGGGAACAAGAGTTCATTCAAAGAATATTCAAGAGGCTATGGAAAGGGTCAAGGTTGAATGGGTCATTTTTGATTGTCTCATGTTGAACAACGAAACAGTCATGGATTTGTCATACACAGAACGCTTAGAGAAGATGAAAGACTTGCCGAATCAAGCACACCGAATCACCGAAGGAGACATTATGGCTTTTTACCATGAAGCAATCAACGAAGGGTTTGAAGGAATCATCGTTAAAGATGCAAGCCAACCATACCAATCAGGAAAACGCTCCGTTTCTTGGGCTAAATACAAACCTCCGCAGATTAATCTTGATGTTGTTGTCCTCTCCGCAAAATACGGGGAAGGAAAGAGGTCAAGTGTTTTCGGCACTTACGAATTAGGAGTGAAGGCTGATAATGGTTTTCATAGCGTTGGCTGGTGCGGGACGGGCTTCTCGGATAGCGATTTAATCAACCTCACCAATACGCTACGGCGTAATGTTGAATCCTTTGACAACGGGCAATTCTTTGTTTCACCTGTTGTCATTTTAGAAGTAAAGGCTGATTTGGTTAGCCGTGATGAAAAGGGGAACATTGGACTCAGGTTCCCTCGTTGTGTTCGTATTCGTGATGATAAGTTCGTTGCAGATATTAATACTTTAAATGATGTGGAGAGATTAGAATGAAAGAAGAACAAGCAATTTGGAATACAAAATATTATCCTGATATTATGGGACGATGCCGTAAGATTTCTGAAATGAGTCTTAAACAATGCAATACAGCAATTGGGACTTCCTTTGCTAGAATGAAAACAATTAAGGTTCAACTTGATGGTTTATATCAACGGCGTTTTGTTCTCATGCAAGAGATGGGCGAAACAGATTATATGCGTAAAAACACTAAAGAAAAAATTGTGCAGAATCTTGCCCTTAAAGAACAAGTGCAACCCAATGAAAGAATGCAACAGATTTTACTTACGGCTCTCAATTTTATTGAACAAGGCCAAAGTATTGATTTAGTAAAAGCAATTCTTGAACAAGCGAGGGATGAATTATGATTCAGCAAGGAGAAATGACAATTATTGATACAGTAACATATAGGTGTTTAAAAGTTGATGAAGATGGTTATGCTCATCTTAAGAATATCCTCCATGAGCAAGGGAGGCCAAAATTAGTTTTGCAGAAATATTGCCCTTATATCAAGGATAATCAAATCGTTATTCCTGAGAAGCCTGAGTATCAAAAACCTAAAGCCACCACTAAAATCAATGTCACTAAGTTGATTAAAGAAACGACAGACCTTCAAGTTTCAAATGAAGCAAAGTATTTCATTACACAATGGGTGGAAACTGCGATTTCTAATCTTGTAAGCAACGCAGAAGAAAACGCTATTAACAGGGGCGACTCTCGCTTAACTGCGGCGCACTTCTTTTGGCTTGAAACAAATACAGCACCAAACGGCTACTGGCCTTCAAACACAGAATACATTCAGGATTGATAGTATGATTACTGATACCCAAATCCAAAGTTGGATAGAAAAATTTGGGACAGTAACGAGTTTTACTTTTGTTGTTTATGGTGATATGAAAGAAGAAGAATTAGCCACTATTATCAAAGGTTTAGTTTTTCACTTAAACTGTAAAAATTTTCAACTTGAAACGGCTGTATTTTCAGAACACATTAACGAAGAAAAAGCAGTTGCTTGGAATACATATCAAGGAACCTCAATTTCTTTTGTTTTTGCAGGAGATGTATTAGACATTGAGAATGAGGTTATTGAAGTCGTTCAAGATGGTTTAAAGTATCTTAGATACAAAAACGACTACATGGGTAATGATAGGAGTTGTTCTTATGTATAGTAAAGATATGCTTATAGGTATTTTGCTATCTTCGGGCAAACTAGATTTTAATATTGAAAGAGTAAAAGACTCTCAAATAGGCTATCGTATTCGGGTGAAAATTATCCTTCGTGCTGAAGAACCATTTCTTAGAGCAGTAGAAAGAACACTACTTCAACATGAAATTATATCTTCTTACAAAGAAAAAGAATCAAAGACAAGACCTAAACCAGTCTTAAAAATTGGCGGCATTAAAAATCTGTATAAACTGACACAATTAGTTCCAGTATTGCCCGACGCAAAGGATGAATGGGGAATATTTAGAGAATTAGTTAGTTTAATATCCGAAAATAAACATAGAACATCAAGTGGACTTGATAGAATTTTTGAATTAAAAGGGGTCATTTAATGGGATTGACAAATAAAAATAATAATAATAGAACAATTTTACTAACGGGCAAAACTGGAACGGGAAAATCAACAAAGGCACTTACATTTGTAAATGACCCAATCGTTCTTTATGCAAACGATATTGATTTTGACATAGGTTCATTTCCTGTGGAGAACGGTATTGTTATTGAAGATGTGCATTACAAGGCAGATAAGTCTGCAATTCTGCACATCATACGAAATTATCAAGGTCAAGTAGTATTGACTTCTATTAATCAAAAATCTGTCCCTAAAGAAATTAAGGATATGTGTAAAATCAAAAGAGCAGGTTCTCATAATTTTCTTGAGGAAGAAATAAAAACAATTGCACCGAATAGTGATTCTCCTTTCTCTTTAGAAAGAGATACCTATTCAATTGTAAATGGTTTTCTAAAAGAAAGAGATAGGGATTTAGTTGCCGAGGTATTGTTATTTAACAAACCATCAGATACGCAGATTTTATCATGGTTGTCTGAAAATATGCACCCTAACAGATTAATTTTTGTTGATGGAAGAGTTAAGAGAAGATGGAGTCAAAGATATTTTTATGCGATGCTCGCATATTCTCATACGGGTGGTTTCGTCGGACAGTTAAATATGCCGAAGAGAAAAGCATACTCACAAATACCTAAACTAGCAAAAAGACTTGGTGTTAAGAACCAAAGGCTTCTTCCTGCTTTATTAAAAGATGAAGCATTTAAGGAACACGCCAAAAAGAAACTTAATAATGCTGAATGCAGACTACTTAAAATTGGTGAAAAAAGGCGTAGAAAGAAAACTACTCCAATTGAAATTCATCAATCTTCATTGGAGGAATACATTTGAAAAATCAATATAAAAAATTAATTCATAGAGTATTAAAAGATAGAGAACCTATGACATCAAGACAGATTTTTGATGCTATTATTGACTTACCTGCGATGGAAGATGGAAAGCCAAAAAGAAGGGCAACCATTCCAGAATACAATGTATTAGTTGGAATGTTATCTAATCCCAAATATGGGTGTGTAAGAGCAAACGGTAAGTATGTTTATCCTGCTCTTTGGAAATTAAAGGAGGAATAATAATGCTATGGACAGAAAAATATAGACCAAAAAAATTAAATGAAGTAATTGGACAAGAACACTTTGTATCTGATGCAAGGGGTTGGATAGAAGAAAATAATATGCCTAATATTCTATTATACGGAAATCCTGGAAATGGTAAAACAGGAGCAGGATTAGTGATTGGAAGAGAAATCTTAGGTGAATCATTTCAAGATAATTTCATTGAAGTAAATGCGTCAGATGATAGGCGATTAGAAAATGTGCGAACTACAATTAAAAATATCGCACAAAGCGGCACAATCGGTGATGCACCATTTAGAATCGTATTATTAGACGAAATGGATGGTATGACCACCGATGCTCAAAATGCACTAAAGCGTATCATGGAACGATATGCAAGCAATATTCGTTTTATTATTACCTGCAACGACAGAAATAAGATTATCTTTGCATTACAAAGTCGGTGTGCAAATTATCATTTTAAGCCACTCTCTAATGAGGCTGTCCTTGAAGTATTAACTTCAATCCTCAAGGCTGAAGAAATAAACCGATTCTCCCAAGATGAATTGGACTCCTTTATATATGCGATGAATGGTGATATGCGGAGGGCGATTACGGAACTCCAAGCGGCAAAGGCCAGCAATTCCACCCTCAAATCGCAAATTGATGCAGGATTAAACGAATACAAAAAATTGTTAATGAAAATTGTAAATAAAAATACTTTAGCATTAAGCAGTATGCACGACTTTTTACACAACGGATTCACTATCCGTGAAGTCTGTATTGGCTTACATGATGCAGTAATTGATTCTGAATTAGAGAGTAATTTGAAATTCAAAATCCTTAGAACTATTGGAGAAAGCGAATGGCGTTCAACCACTATGACTCCAAAAGTGTTAGCCTCTTGGTTAATTAGCCAACTATCATAGAATTGAACAAAAAAACAAAAATAAAAACAAAAATGGAAGTGAAAAACATGGACGAAAACATGAAAGCAGAAATTGAAAAAAGCGCACAATACATTGGTATGAGCGTTGAAGAAGCGACGAGCAAGTTTGAAGAGATTTGTTCCGAAAACAACATTGAAACCACTAACCCCATTTCAAGGGGTCTTTGGCGTAACTATGTTGCGAATGTGCGAAGAACACAAGATAGCGGAGATTCATCCTCAAGTAATGATTCTTACTACAAAGCAGCATTTGGTTTCTTTGTTTCCCTTGATGCCCCTAGAGACATGATGGCTTGGAATCGCATGAAGGCAAAAGAAGAGTTTGTGCGTGATGCTGATAATGCCCTTGAACAAGGTATTGTTGCTATTGCATCACAAAATGCACTTGGAAAGTGGGTTGTTTCCCGCTATCACAACGGAGAATACGGTGAAAAGACTGTTTCAACGCTTCCTTCTGGTGCAGAAGAAGCAGAAGATGGTCGTTTCTTTATTCCTTTGGATAATACCGCAACTTACATGAATGGTGGTAAAAACAACAATTACGGGAAACCTCTTCCCGCAGAACAAATGCGAAGAAGTGGTGTTTTCTTCGGCTCTATTGGACAAGGAGAAATGAAGCCTTACTATTTCTCTTACAAAAATGATGCAGGTGTTCAATTTGCCCCAAACACTTTTGAATGGGTGCATTTCCTTTGTATCGCTAACGACAACGGGACTGATATTTATGGGGCTAAGGATTTGACTTTGAAGAGTCTTTCTCTTAACTCGGAAATGAATCCCGAAAACGAACTTTATCGTGATATGTCGTCTTTTGACTTTGAGGATTGTTTGCGTGAGAACTTCTCTTCTCATCTTGTTCCTCTTGTTGATATGGATAGAGCGCATATTGAGCGTCAAGCCCTTCCTTCTAAAGAGCGTTATGTGATTACTGACGGAACTGTTTGTAATATGAACATGACTCCTACAAAGAACGGAAACAGAATCATTAACCTAACTGACTTAAATGCAGAAATGGACTATGATTCTGAATCAACGGGTATTACTACCTGTTGGATTCCCGAACATTTGACTCTTGATTTCGGTATTGGTTCTTCCATTATCGTTATTGGGCGAACTAGTCAAAGAACGACTGATGAAGGAGTTGAGCCAGTTACTATCAATGTTGCTGGTCTTTACTGCGTTATTCGTCATGGTTCGGCAGTTGAAGTTTCAGTTCCAGTTGAAGAGGATTTTGACTGGTTTTGATTAAAACCACCTTTTGTGTAGTCGTTGGCGTTAATGACGGCCATAGAGGTGCGAAGCCTCTAGTTTTTAAAAAGGTGAAAATATGCAAAAGATTACAATTAATGATTATAAATCAGCGTTTATCTCTAATGATTTTGTAGTTAAGTCTGGAAGTTGGATTATAGATTTAAAAAATGTTGAATTTATGACTTACAGATTAAACGACAAAGATGAAACTTCATATTTAGTGGCGTTTCATATTGGTGATAAAGAAACAAAAATTATGGTGACTGATATTCATGCGGTTAGAGAACTGTTTAAAAGTTGGACAAACGCTAAAGGAATTGAATTAGAATTTGAATACGAAGATATTAAAGGAGAAGTGAGAGAATGGGATTAACCAGTAATAATAAAACAAACGCAGTTGATGAAGGAATGACTAACAATGCAAGAGTTATTGCCTTCAAAGAAAAGTTGAAGAAACAAACAGAAGGACGAATGGCTAGAAACAATCGTCTTATTTGTGGTATTTGGGGAGAGCCTAAGACTGTTAAAAGCGGTTTGGCTTTAGATTTTCCCGATAAACAGATTTATGTTCTTGACTGGGATGATGGTTGCGAACCTACTTGGAGACAAAACCATGAAATGACGGATAGGATTACACTTTGGAATCCCGAAGTCCGAAACAAGAATGGTGAGTTAGATATTCAAAAGTCTGAAGCAAACTCAGAAGATTTTGTTTTGTTCGTCAAATCAAAGATTGAAGAAGGCGAAGATGTTTTGTTTGTCTTTGATGGAATTGATAAGTGGCTTGACTGTTGCACTTTAAATGTGACAGGTTCTTCAAAGATTGGAAAGCCCCAAAAGATGAAGTTTGAGTGGGGAAAGCGAAACGCACCATTCTATTCTCTTCTTATGATGTGCAAGAATCTTGATTGCGACCAAATCTACATTACTCATGCTAAAGCAGATTACGGCGCAACAGGAGAAGTTATTGGTTCTAAACCAAACTGGCATAATTGGGGTGATTATCTGTATCAAATTATTTCAACAAGAAGAACACGCAAAAAGAATGATGTTGTGTATAAGGCTGAATTACTCAGCAGTAAAACCAACACCGAATTAGTGGGCAAAACTTGGGAAACTCTAACCGTTGGTGGTGGAAATGTTTCTTGGGAAGGAATGCCTGAATTGCGTGAGGGATTGATTTGAATGACTTTCATTTAGATTGTGCATATTGCGGTGAATCTATAATTAGTTGGAATAGGCTATGTCAATATGGGGATTATAGGACTATTAAAACTGATAGAGGGAACTTTTTAGTTTGTAAGGAACATAGTCCGGCCAAAGTAAAAAAGAAATTTTCAAGAGTTCCTTGTCGCCACAAAAATAAAGACGGAACAGATTGCCGCTATGAGGCTAATAATGTAAAGCCGTATTACTGTGCAAGACATGGTGGTGGAAAAATATGAAATTTGAAGTAAATTCAAACGACCTAAGAGAAGCATTAGAAAGCGTTCAAGTGAAAGGCAAAGGAACAACAAATAGTGGGTTTGGCTCAACCAATTTCGGCACTTATGCTTATTTGGTGGCTGATACTGCTTCTATTGAAATATGGAATGGAAATGCTACCTTTTGTGTCAAAATTAGCATTGATGCCGAGGTTGAAGAACAAGGTAGGGTTTGTTTAAATAGTGAAACTGTTATTCCCTATCTAAAAAACTTTAGTGGCGAGAATATTATTTTTTCTGTGAATGATTTTATCCTTATCAATTGCGGAACGAAGAAGGCCTCAATTCCCTTAGTAGTAAATCATCCAAATGCTGATGCTATTTCAAGAATGCAAAACATGATGAATCCTATTTCATATGAAATTCAGCCGCAAACATTTTTTAACTTTGGTAAATCCAAGTTTGAAGGTGCATTTACTCTTACACAAAGACAATTACAGGATGCAATTAAAGCCTGTGAATTAGTCAAAAGTGGAGTGTATAAGTTTGATTTTAATAATGGGGTGTTGAATGTCTCAACACGCCAAAATGTTACAAACAAATACGAAGAAACAATAACTCCTGCTTTTCCTACGGGAGAACCTGCTACGGTGGAGTTTAGTTCACCAATTTATGCTTTCTTTGAGAAAGACCAGATGTTGAATTTTTATCTAAAAGATGACTTTCCTCTTTTAGTAGTAGCGAATGATAGAATACTGTTGAAAGCACCACATATTTCAGGGTGAATAATAATGATAATTAGTAAAATGAATGATGGAATGAGAATATATAAATCTTGGAGAGAAAACGGAGAGAAAAAACATGAAATTGTTTCCTTTAGACCTTACTTCTATGTTTTACAAGATGAACCTGAGCGACCTCACTATAAACCTACTAAATATCTTACTAGGGATTTTGAGTATCAGCGTGGCGATTGGGTTAATCTTGCGGGACAACCTTTGAAAAAAGTATTTGTTGAGTCAGCACAAGATATTAGGAACGCTAAGAATGAGTTTAGGGAAACCTATGAAGCCGATGTTCCTTTTCACTTTCGGTATTGTGTTGATGAGTTAGATGAAATGCCCGAATATAAACTGCGTAAGTGGTATTGGGATATGGAATGGGCGCAAGGTGGAGACTATCACGACCAATTGACTACTATTGTTGTGTATGATAATTACGACGAAGAATATATTCAATGGGTATGGTTTCCTGAGAAAATGCACATGAAACCTTCATTTCCATATGAAGAAATTTCTACGCCCCCTAACGGCCTTGTGCGTTTCTTTCCGTCAGAAAAAGAAATGATTGAGAATTTTATGAACACTATGATTGTTAAAGACCCCGATATGTTAATTGCTTGGTTCGGTCATTTTGCTGATTTACCAAAGTTATTTGAACGGGCTTGTGCGGTGGGTCTTGACCCTCGTATTATTTCACCAACTGCAACAGTTAAGGGAGTAAAATCTGTAAAAGATGGCTATGAGTTTAAATATTCGGAGAAAGGTTTTTCTCCAATTGAACAACCTATTGGCGGGCGAATTACTCTTTCTTTGGACTTAGCATTTGAAAGACAATGGAATGATTCTCAAAGAGGAACATTACCTTCTCTTTCTCTTGATTATATCGGTGAAACTGTTCTTGGTAAAAAGAAGTTAGTATCGGAAAAGTTTCCTGACCCTAACGATTTTTACCGAAGAGCATGGCTTGAAGATACAGCAACTTATCTTAAATATGCTTTAAGAGATGTTGAATTAATGGTTGAAATTGATGAGAAGAACTTTTGTAGTGAAGCAATTGTTTCTCTTCAACGATTACTGAAAGCACCATTTGATGCTTGTTTTTATGCTTCTCATATGGGTTCTATTTACTTTATGCGAAATGCTGATTGGAAAGCACCAACAGGTAGTAAAGTAGATAAAAGACAAGAATATGAAGGTGCTATGATTTACGACCCACTAAGCGAAGGAACCAATGGTTTGCACCTTAATGTAGCCGCTTTTGATTTTGCTGGTCTATATCCTTCAATGATGATTGCACGAAACATTTCTTGGGAGACAAAATCTGTTGAGCCAACTGAGTTTGGAGTTAATATTCTAACTCCTAGAGATTTCAGCGATGTTAAACATGAACAAGTGCTATATTACAAAACAGACAAACTCGGCTTGTTGCCGAGAGCCGTTCTTGAGTTGAAGGAACTCCGCAACGAATATAAACGACTGATGCGAGAGGCGAGAGAAACGGACAATGGCGAATATGCGAAGTGGTATAACAATCAAATGGCTGTTAAGAGATTAATGGCTTCTTTCTATGGTATTGTTGCCTTTCAAGGATTCGGTTGGGCTGATGTTGATTTAGCCGCAAGTATCACGGCCAGCGCAAGAGAAGCAATTAGATTAGCCGCATTTGCAGCAAAGGAGATGGAAATATGAAAGAATGTAAAAGATGTAAAAGACGACGGGCCGTTCACCCAATACACGGATATTGCTGGAATTGTTATAGACAATGGAGATGGGAAAATGAAAACTAAATATGTAACGATTAAAGTATCATATGATACAGAAGAAACTTGGGATATTACTTTACAAGAAGTAAAGGAGTTATTTCAAATGATGAATAATTTAAAGCGTCATGCTATCATTATAGAAGTTGAACAAGGTGTTAATCGTGATGATGGACAGGACGAATGAATTACTGGAAGAGTTGCTAGCCATGATAAATAGAAGCAACAAGATTTTGATGATGGTTAATATAGTAAATATTGCGACTATCATTACGCTACTGGTGGTGGTATTATGAGAGATGAAGAATTTTATTTTGAAGCATTAAAGGAAATTAAGAAAATGAAAGAACAGTTAGAAAACGAATTAGAGGACATGGAAATCAAACTTCGTTCTCTTCAATTGGTTAAGAGGCAGATTATGGAACTCCAATATGAAGTTGCTAAAATACAAAAAGAACCTGTTGGTATGCTTTTTTCTTTAGGGTGATTATATGAAAGTAGTATATGGACACACAGATTCAATTTATGTGCAAATTGATTCTGTTGAAACTGCTGAATCTGCAATTAAGCAGATTGAGGCAAAAGTGCGAGAGCATTTTCCTAATGTAATGGGACTGGAAAATCATCCTGTTGTTCTTGAATTTGAGAAATACTATTCTGCTTTGGGTGTTGGAACAACAAAGAACCGCAACGCTGGATTAGTTTCTTGGGAAGATGGAGAATGGTTAGATAAGCCAAAGTTTAGTATGACTGGTTTTACTGCAAAGCGTGTTAGTGAAACTAAATTAGCAAAAGAAGTGCAAACTAATACTCTTAAAATGTGGGTTGAACAAAAATCTTATGCAGAAATTACTAAGTATTTGCATGAAACCTTTAGCGCAGTAAATAACGGTGAAATTCCTCTTGCTTCTATTATTAAGAGAAGTCGTCTAAGACAAAACAGATTTACTGTTAAATGCCCCGATTGTAACACTAAATATAATTTAAGAAACTGTTCTACTTTACCGCACAAAGTTTGCGAAAAGTGCGCTACACCAACGAAGCAATTCACCACTCTTGAAGGAAAGAAACCTACTATTGGTTCAGGAATTGCTGGTGTTTTATACGCATGGGAAAAGAAAAACACTAATTTTGATGACTCTTATCTCTTCTTAAAAGTAAAGAGGGTAAATGATTTCTATACCCATCCTTTAACTCAAGAAAAGCGAGAAGTTGAATACTTATCAGGCATAACCTACGAGGATTTTGAGGGTTGTAGTCCCGATTGGGACTTCTATTCTCAACAGGTGGTTAAGAAGGCCGACCCTATTTTCAAGGCGATGGGGTGGGATATAGCGTCTATACGGACGGGAAAAATACAAGCAAGCCTTGACGAATGGTGGTGAAAAAATGAATACAGAAGAAAAATATGAAGCACGAATTAAATCAATGAGAGAGTTCACTTACGATTGGTCGCCAGAAAATTATGACGACCCTTCAAAACCAATTTTGAAGATTAGCAAATCTTCTCTTGTTGGTGCTTTTTCTTGGTGTCCAAAGAAGTATGACTTCTCATATATTCAGCGTTTGCCTCAAGACCAAACCGAGGCCATGAGGAAAGGAACTATTCTTCACAATAGCAGGGAAGCGTTCTTTGATGAGTTTGATATTAAGAAAGCAGAACAGATGAACAATTCTGAAGTGCTGGAATACTGCACTTCTCTTATGCCTGTTGATGATTATTTTGACATTTCTTTGACGGTTGCTGCTTTTGAAGCACAGCGATTTATTGAAGCAAGAACGGAAGATAGAGTCCATGAGTTTTTACCTGTTATTAATGAGAAGAAGTTTGATTGTGAATTTACTCTCCGAAAAAATACGAGTAAGAAATATCCATTACAACGAGATTATGTTATTCGCCTTCAAGGTATTATTGACCGTGTATTTATTGAGAACGGCAAACTTATTCCCTTTGAATATAAAACAGGAGGTTGGAAAGAATCTAAAGCATCTTCTATGCGTCAAGAAATGGCCTTTTATCAGTTGATGATTGAAAATGCACCCGAAGAAGTTTTAGAAAAACACGGTTTAACAAAAGACATGGAGGTTAGTCATTGGGGCTGGTATTATCCTGTTGCTAATCACATTACGGTTGAACCTGTTAAGAAGCAATCAATGACAGCACTATTGAATAATATGGCTAAGTTAGTCTATACTTATGAACAAAGAGCATTTGAGGAAGTAGATTTCCCTGCTATTTTTTGGAGACAGACCTGTTCCCAATATTGTTCTTATTATGGTATTTGTCCTGCGGCTCAAGAGGATGCTTGGTTATGATAAAAGGAGGTGAAAAAATGGTTGATTTAAAGAAAACAAGAGAAAATTTTAAGAGAGACACTAGGAGAGCATATAGACTGAGACAGGCTACTATGGAAAAAATAGGGGTCAATTCCTATGAAGATTTTTTGATTGAAGAACTCATCAAAAAACATTATGCTCAATTCTCGCACATTGATTACGAAAAATTATTGGAGGCTCTTTTAGATGAAAGAATTAATTGAAAAGAAAGTCCTGTCAAGAAATTGGACATTTAATGAGATTTCAAATCTTAATGATACAGTAGTATCTTTATCACAAGATATTTATTCAGAAATGACGCTCATTGAAAAATTTAAACTTGTCCAAGATTTGAGAATCAAAGAGGACTATGTGGGAGCATATTTTGAAGATGTTCTCAAACTTACTGTAATGACAGTATTAAATGGCGAAATTGCTATGGTAATGAAGCAATTATTGAATGGTGCAACAATTAGTTTTGGAGGTAATAATAATGAAATTTCCGAGGGAAGTATGGGCGGGGAGCCACATCAAGAACGCCCCACAAATGAAAAGAAAAGTCGTCTTAGCGAGGAATGATTATGCTGACTTTATTAATGCTCAAAATAACAGGACGAATGTATATACTACTGTCTATGACTTTGAACATTTTTCGGAAAAAGCAAAAATAGAATCTTCTGTTATTATTGATAGAGTTTTTCTTGATTTTGATGCACATGAAAATGACTTAGATTTGGCTTGGAGGGATGTTAAAGTGGTAATGCAATTAGTCCATGCAAAAGATTATTTGCATACTCTTTTCTTTTCAGGTCGTGGATTTCATTTGTTTTTATTTGGTAAGAGAACAAAGAATATGAGAAATGTTCAAACCTTTTTCCGAGAAATTAAAGCATATCTTTCTTCAAAAGTGGGTAGCAAAAATAGTCTTGATGATAGGGTAGGGCAAACTACGAGATTGCGCCGTATTCCAAACACCGTTAATATGTCATCTTCGGATGATAATGGTAATCCTTATTATTGCATACCTTTAACACGGTTTGACCTTATGTGTGAAATTGAAGATATTCTTGAAATTGCGAAAGAGCCTCGCCTTATCCCCTTCCAAAAGGACGGAAAAAACGAGGTGTTGTTTCCCGATGCACCCCCTATGGCGACGATAGAGGGAGAGATTTCTGTCCCAAAAACAGTAGGAAAACTCCCAATGTTGCCTTGTTTGCATAATGCAGTAATGACGGAGAATCCCTCCCATATGTCAAGGGCTTACCTTGTTTCATGGTATCGTGATTTGATTTCAGGCTACCGTGATTTGATTTCAGGACAACAAAAAATGCAAACACTTGAGTTAGTCGTTGAAGAACTTGAAAGAGTATTTGCTAATTCTGATTCTGTTTGGTTAGATTGGGATAAAAACGAAACGAGAAAACACGCAAGATTTACAGTATTCAATAACTACAATACTCCCCATTGTGATAAATTAATTAGTGAAGGATATTGTGTAGGTAAATGTTGGAGGTTCCCCGATGCTGATAATTGATTCAAGAGAAAAATCAAAACTAGCCAAACTAGTTATGCAGAAAGCAAAAGGATTACAGATTCCTTTTGAACAGCGTTGGATTGAGATTGGTGATTATGTTTATGATGATATTTGTTTTGAAGCAAAATCCACGACTGATTTCTTAGGTTCAGTAATGTCAAAAAGATTATGGACTCAAGTTGATAATATGGATAGACATTACAAAACAAATGTAGTAATTATTCATGGTAGTCTTGATGAAGCAATTATGAATGTTATTGAGAACTCTCCTAGCAAAATGCCTATCGGAACAAGAAGTATTATGTTAAACAATAAGTTTCTTGGGGCAATAGGTAGACTTATTCTTGATACGGATATTAAACCAGTATGGGTAGAAACAGAAGAAGAGGCCGCACTTATTATCACGGCAGTTAGCAAAATGAAACCAATGACAAGAGATGTAATTGCACCTCAAGTATTTAAAAGATTAACAACCGATGATTTAAGACTTGATTTATTGTCTAGCATTAAAGGCGTTTCAATAAAGAAAGCAAAAAAATTAATAAAAGAATTTGGTTCTATTATGGAAATAGGTGAATGTTCAGCGTTTGAATTACAAGCCATTGAAGGTATCGGAGAAACCTTAGCCAAAAGAATTATCTCCACATTAAACTCAGAAGAGAAGGTGAAAATATGAATGAAGAATATGATGAAGAAGAATATATGGAATTACTTGAAACCAATGCAGGTGTTTTTAGCGAAGCCTTACCAAGAATTGTTAGAGAGTTTCAATCATCAGCAGTTGAAGTATCACACTATAATGATATTCCTGCTGGTATTTGTTTTTTCAATATTTTAGGTCAAATCGTGAAAGATTTTATCACGATTCCTAATGGAAGAAACCACGAAGATACTAGAATACATTTTTGTTGGGTGCAAACTAGTGGAACTGGGAAATCTACAATGTGGAACTTTGTTGGGCCTGTTGCTGAAAAAACATTTGCTATGATTAATTCTAGCAACAAACACCCTCCGTTTGTTCGTAATAACTTACCTATGAACCGCATTTTCAATACTTTCGGCGTGACGGATTATACTGATTCTGTTCTTATTGGTGGCTATGACAAAGAAATGAATGATGAGGATGAAGTTGAATTTGTGCGAAGGCCTGGAGTTTTAGAAGGAAATGGGCTTGCTCATTGGGATGAGTTTGAATATTCTGGTATCTTTAAACAAAGCCAGCACAAAGAAAACTCAATTGTTTATCTAAATACTTTGATGAACTCATTAGCAGGTGAGTCTTGGATTATTTCTAAGGCTTTGACTTCCTTTGGTGGTATGATTATGGAATGTTTTTGTGAGCGTTCTGTTTTGGCTATGACTTATCCGCCTAATAATCTAAACGATGTTATGGCTGAAAAGGGTGTTCTTCAAAGAATGCTTTTGTATGTTTGGGAAGTGCCTGAGTTTATTCAGCATAAAATGCGTCTTGAGCAAATTGAAAAGGCTGGAACTATTGAAGAAGTAAATCAACCAATTGATAAATATGCAAATGCTATCTTTAAGATTTATGAACTTACTCAACAACGATTTAATGAGGTAGGAGGCGACCCTCTCAAAACAATGCGTTATACTGAAGATTTCAACCAAGTGTTAAAATTAGAATATGAAAGCATGAGAATGTATCTTCATAATACTCGCCCCGATGTTGCTAAAATTGCAGGTAATTTTACTACCCGTTTAATGAAGATTCTCTATAAAATGTCTGTTCTTTGTAGTGTGGCTTCTGCACCTTCAATTAAGAATAAAGACCAACAATTTGTTGTTACGGGGCATAATGTCCGTCAAGCGGCAACAATCGTCCGACAATGTTATATGACATTGGTAGATTGGCTAGAGCGAAGCCTCCGAGCGAAGCGCAAGAGCATAGCCGAGAACTCGCTTGAATCAGTCTTTATTGATGTTTATACTAAAATGAAGAAAGATGACGAAGGTTTCGTCAATAAGACAACTCTCTTAACAGAAGTCCGAACAAAGGCTAAGAAATCAAGAGCGCAAGTGTATAGACATTTTGATGTAATTAGACACAAGTTTGAAGAACAAAAAGGGTCAAATAACAGGACTTATGTTAAGTTAATTAGGAGTGATGAAGAATGAAGTGGGAAAACACATACCTAGTGTTTCAAGTTGAGAAAGGGCCAAAAGTGATTATTGATACTTTAAACACTTATGGTGAAGATGGTTGGGAATGTTGTTCTCAATTAATCGTAGCAAATAAGCAGATTGTCTGCTTTTTGAAGCGAAGAACTGACCTTGATGAAGAACCAAAGGTGAACAAGGAAGAAGAAAAGATTAGTAAATTGTGGTCTAATGGTGAATGATATGTCAGTATTGGCTATTGACCTTGAAACTAAAAATATGTCTTATGACATAGGCGGCTTTGGTAATACCCATATGTTTCAAGTTTCAACCGTTGCTACTTGGGACGGTAATACAGGAACAGTTTATGTGGATGAATCCGTTGATTCATTTGCTAAGTCGGGTCATAATATCAAACCCCTATCTGAACTTAAATATGATTTAGATAATCATTTTCAAAAGGGAGGGCTATTGTTAGGACATAACATTAAGGCTTTTGATTTACCTGTTCTTCGGGACTCAATGGACATTTATTGCATCAATAAATATATCAAAGAAGAACAGTTTATTGATACTTCAAAAATCCTTATGAAAGAACATGGTGAAAGATTTCAATTAAAAAATCTTGTTAAATGCACTATGAATGATTTTAAATTAATGGAAAGTGCCGATGCACCTAGATTATGGAAAATGGGTCAATATGATGAAGTAGTTGAGTATTGTATGAAAGACACACAGTTAGTTTATGACCTTTGGAAATACGGACAGAATAACGGTATCGTTAAGGCTTTTTCTTTAGAACATGGAGAACACAAAGATTTGGAGGTGAATTGGTAATGACGACTTGGGAATGGATTGGTTTGATTTTCTTTTTAATCATCTTAATGCTTCTCTTCTTCGCAGCATTCGGTGGAACTAATATCACCGATGAAAGCGTTGAAGAATACATGAAGCGTTTGATGGGCGAAGAGAACCAAAAGTGATTATATGGCTTTAAAACAAGAATGCTTCTATTGTCAAGAAAAGACAGTAGCAAGAAGACTTCTTGGTTTTTATGTCGGTTCAACAGAACAGACAAAATTATGGGAATGCCGAGCCTGTAAAGCCATTTGGTCGGAAAAAACAAATTGAGGGGAGCGTATGCTCCCTCTCCTTTTTTTTGGATTTTTTTCTATGGCCTATTTTAAATTCGCTTATTACGAATTTTGTTGGGCTAAATGAGAGCATTTCCGCATTTTAGAAAGGCGACCCCCCTTGCATTCAATACCACAATCTCGGCCAATAAATGCAACGCAAAAGTTGGTATTGTTTAGCCAAATACTCACAATTTGTAAGCCATCCATTCAGTTCCGCTTAAGCATATAACTTCCCAAATATCGCCAGCCGCACCTGTTGGAGTAGTTTGTGATAAAATTTCATAGGGAGTAAATACTGGAGTTCTAGTAACATCATACAATTGGTCACCACTTTGAACATCAATTGTTAAACTTCCTGTTCCAGTAACGGGAAGAATTAATCTGTAAATTTGTCCCGTTCTTGCAGAAGAAGCAGAAGGCAAATTTAAAGTCAAATTGTTTCCGATAGGGTCTAAAGAAGCAAGAATAATATAATCTTCATCTGTAATATCATAAGTATTAAATGGAGGTGGGGCGGCCACTTGTTCAACTAAATTCACAACTAAGCCTTTTGTTTTAGAAACGCCACTTACATGAAGTTCTGCATCGGGAGCCGCTACATTGATTCCGACACCATCTTGACTTCCATCAACAACCAACATATTGACATTATTATCAGACTCAACTCTAAAATCAACACTAGCCCCTGCATCATTAAAAACAACATTTCCTGCAACAGTTAAAGCACCTGTTAAATCTAATGTTGATTCTCCTTCAACTGCTGAAATAGCCCTTGCCCCAGTATGATATAAATTAGTTGAACCTTCGCTTAAATCATCAGTATCTTTTGTAGCGAGCCTAGTATCAAAGTCTGTATTAAATGAAGTGTATGCGGATAAGTCTGCGATGCTTTGCGGAGTTACAGTTTTTAAAGTGTTATCTGTTGCGTCTTTAACATATATTCTATCGTTTGTTCCGTCTAAAGTAACATCTGTTGGCCCAGTAACTAAGATACCGTTAGCATCAGCAGTAATAGTTCCTTTTTCAGTATAGCCTGAATTATTATAACCAATACTTAGCGAATTTTCAGTTTTATTAACTGTTAAATACTGAATGGGCATAGGATTTGCCCCATCATATGTAATCATAGCAATAATAGTGTCTCCTGTTGTTATTGAAGGAACTTTTTGATTTGTTTCAGTAGCGGTAGGGGCTCTTAAAACAATATTATTTGAAGAATTTACAACTAACAAATGATAACCGTTAGTGTATGTGGTAGTTAAGGTTAAACTGGAAGGAGTAGCAACAATTGAAATACTTTTACCATCTCTAAAAATTACTCCTGATGAAACATCAATAGATGTGGCGGAATTAATCGTGATATTAAATCCACTAATAGCATAATTTTGACCTAATCCATCTGATAAGGCCTTAATGATTCCCGTATGGGGAAAATCTGTTCCATCAGTAATTTGGTTTGGTGTTCCTGTTGTGCTTTGTCCATAAAAATTTGGGTTATTCACCATTTTACTCAACCTCCAATAATACAAATAGTTCTAATACTTCAGTAGTAGAGAAAGGGCCGACTCCATCAAAGTTAATTCTATAAACCAAATCGCTTCCATTAAACAAACCTAATTCACGAATTACCTTTCCTTGAATAGAGTTACCATCAACACTTACTTTTACTTCTAATACATTCAAATCTGATTTTGTAATAGTAGGTGTTAAAGTAAGACCTAAAGGAACATCTAAAGAGGTAGCACTAGGGCTAGTTGAATTACCTCCTAATCCTATATCAGCAGAATCAAATAAATTATCTTTAATATAAGAAGCAACAAGAGTTTTAAGTTCATCTGTTATCATATCAAATCTTCCTCCAGTAAATCAGTTATTGTAGTTATTCCTGCATTGAATCCAAATGGTGTTGTAGCAGTATTGAAGGCCGTTCCAAAACCGAGAGTTGCTCCGCCCGATGATTCCGTCTTGCGAATCTCCAATTTAAGTTCTTTGGTGTCAAGCGTATTAATGAAATTATATGAAATTTCATTGGAAGTTAATTCATTACTTCTAAGGGCGGCTTTTGTTTCTTTACTAGAAACCAATAATTCTGAAAAAATATCTGACAAATCTTTACTATATCTTCCTAATTCTAATTTAATGAATCCTTTAAGTTGGTGTTCCATTTCTAATACAATATATTTATTCATTTCAATATTTTCTCTAGGAATAGATACATTTACAATATCACCCACTCGTAGTTGATTTATTCCTTTATTTTGCATAGTAAATGAAAGTTTCTGATTAAGACTAGAATGAAGGCGTAAAAGTTTAGTGGCTTTTTTATCTACTTCTTCTTGAGTAATTAAGGTATTATCTACGACTTCTAATGTTTTTCTTCCTCTTTTTTGTATTGAACGCAAGTCTTTACGAGTTGCTTTGTGAACATTTCCATAAACAATAATTTCATTAAAAAAGTCAAAGAGAGTAGAAACTTTTTCAAAATCACTAATTAAAAAATTATCGCTATCATCAATTGTAATATTTGTTTTTACTGAATTTTCATCATCTGGGAAAATTTTAAACACATTATTTTCTTCAATAAGTTTCATTTCTTTTCTATCAAGAATATATCGGATTGCAGAATATAAGTTTATGCCTTGATAGTTAGGTGCTAAATACATCGGAACATCAGTTGAAGTAGTTGTAAATTCAATTCCTTCCTGTTCAAGCAGTTCATTTATTAAATCTTCGCCTTCAAGACCAATACTTACAGTTGAACCAATACAGGCTCTATTAGCATCAATTTTTACTTCTTGCTTAGATGTAACTAAAAAGGTTTCAGAAACAGAAACAACTCCATTTAAATTATAAATATTTGAAAAATTTAAAAGTCCTTCGTTATTCATATTTATTTTTATTTTTTTACTAGTATTTCCGTCACTAATATGCAAATCATGTTCCCCTTCGCTTAAAATATCATCTATAAAGTTATCTACATCTTTTATGACAATTCCATCATCTGATGATTGTTTATCTAAATCAATAGCAACAAACATAGATAAAATCCCCTCATCTCCAAAGGTATATGTATCTCTGTAATCTGTGGTTTCTTTCAAAAGGTAATTATCTTTAATATTATAAATTTCATTTTTATTTGCTATTTTAGTATATTTATTATTTAAAGTATTTAGTTCAATATCTTTAGGGAAAAAAGAATATGAAAAAGTTTCATTTGGTTGTAAGATACGATAATTTGTTTCATAACTTAATTCAATATCTGTAATTAAGTGAAAGTGATTATCTGTTGTATTATCTGGTTCATGAGAAATAACATAAATTAGTTCCTCTGTTCTTAAACCATTAACGCTCCTTGAATCAGCACTATTGGCGATACTAGATTCAAACAATTGTCCTTTTTCTGCTACAAGATAACAACCTGTTAAATCAATAAATTTTAAAAATGAATTTGCATGACTTTGGTTACTAGTGCATCTAATAATTGCTTTGTAAATATTACCGTTTGATGAAGAAATTGTTGTAGAAGATTGTAAAATGGGATTAGTTTCAGTAGAAGCGTCAATTTTTAATATAGGTTTAAAAACCATATATGCCCCATCAATTCCTTGACTATCATAATTAGTAGTAGAAGTTGATTTTTCTGTTATACTATCATAAGACTTAAAGTGTTCACTTGTTTTAAGAACAAGTCCTTCATAAGAACTGGGTGAACCCGCAGTATCTTGATGATAACCTCCACCAATAATAGAAGAAGTGGTAGCCCCTACATGAGCAGGATATTTTCCACCATCTTCAATACTAAATCTATCTAAAACAACTCCTTTCATATTATTATATGTATTTTGATGGCTAAGAAAATCATGCAATACTTTTAACTCATAACCATCATATGAATTACTAAACCCTAAGTGAATATAAATAGGAAGAATTATTTCGGAATCTGTTGCTAAAGAAACAACACCAGTTGCTTGAGGAATAATTACTGTTTTTAAAGGATGAGGAGTAGAATCTAAATTGTCGAATTTATATGAATTAACTTTGTTTCTTCCTTTAATTTCTTTTTGAGTGGTAGTTATTTTAACACACGAAGTCGCAATAGAACCATTATCTGTTAAATAAATAAGAGTAGAAGTGTTATAAGTAGAACCTGAAACAAATGAGTCTATTTTACAAATATAATTTCCATTAGTGTCATAAATTTCATCTCCGCTACTTAAAGCGGGACTAGGGTTAGTAACAAAAGTAATAGTTGAAGAAGTTACCGAAGAAATATCAGGCAATACTACAACATCAAACGCTAAGGGAATATCTGCATATCCTCTTGTTTTTTCTTTTAAGTTTTTTTCTGGATTAACAGGATTAAAAAAACAATCATAACAAACTTCTGTTAATCTCATTAAACCAAATCTTTTGATAGAAGAAATATCTAAATCACTATTAAAATTAAGGTCTTGGAAATTAGCATCAGATAATTGTTCATTAGTATTTACCAAAAATAAATTATAGTTGTTTAAGTTTTTGTTTCCCGACATAAGACTATCTGTTCTTTTTGAAGAGTATGGTAATAAATCATAATTAACATACAAAAATAGTCTTTGGGCAGAATCATCTAAAAAGGTATGACTTCTACTAATTAATCCTAATTTATAATCATATTTTATGAAAGCATTTTTTGTTCGGGTTTTATCAATTCTAACATCAGTTAAGTTAGAACCATAAGTGCTAGTTTGTGCCCTATAATCAATAGAAAAGGTTCTAAAGGCTGAGTCTGTTTTATCCCAGTTAATTATATTATTAGTTTCAGAATAAGGAGATACTCGGTAAGCACTTGTTAAATAATTTCTTTTTGAAGGAGAGTCATATAATTTTCTATCTGCTTGGTTAGATGAGGTCATATTTCCTACATTAGAACCAAAATTTCCTTTAGAAAATTTAATAGGGTGATAAATAAAATTTCCATATTTATTGCTATAGTGTCCAGAACCATTTGTATTTTCAATATTAAATCCTATTGTGCCTAAAGAAGAATCATTTTTTGGATGAATTAATCCTATTGTTTTGCCGCCCCATAAATGTTCACCGTTAATTGTAGCAACATTATGTATTTTAACATTAGCAGTATAAATTTTTGAACTTAAAGGTATATCGCCAACTGCTCTATCTAAGTAGACATTAAAAACACTTCCAGAAGAACTGGTTAGATTAACTATTTCTAATACTTTTCCTATGTAAATTTTATTTTCTCCCATAAATAAAGGAGTATCTTTTATTAATGTATATGCTGTTGAAGAGGTTGTAGTAAAAACAAAATCATTTGTTCCTGCTTGACTTGCAGAAATAGTTGCTACTTCAGTAAAAGTGTATTCATTTTTATAGTCATGATATTCGGCTAATCTTCCTAAAGTGATTGGAATATATGGAGATAATTCTAATTGGGTAATATTTTCTTTTTTTGTGATAGAAACTACTTCAAAATCAATTAAGGTATTAATGGTATCAAAATTAGAATAAGCATCTGTTCCATGCTCATCCTTTAATCTAGTTTGAAAATTTAAATCATTAGATATAGAAGAAGGTGAATTAATAGCGTAGCCTATTGCCTGTGAACCAGAATTAGAACTTGTCCCTACTAATGCATTTTCTTCAACTCCTGTTAAAATATTAATTTCATTTCCAGACTTAAAAACTAAACCCTTATTTGCAGAACCCGTAAGAGTGCTGGGTTTTATGCTATCTAAGTGTGATGCTCCTAATGCCTTTGATAATATATAATTTTTTACATTTCTATTAACAAAAATTTCTCCAGAATAAGCAATATTATCTGTCGTTTTTAAATAAATTTTGTATGTTATTCCAGTAATTAGTTCAACAGTTTGGACTTCCCCAATATAAATATCAGTAGTAAAAAGATAATCTCCTACTACTGGTAATTGATTTAAGGAAGTAGTTCCCGTTGAAATCAACCTATCGCCCTTTGAAGCATCGTCAGTAGCCGCCACACTAAATGAAGTTGATGTTTTAATAGAAGTTAATTGGTTATAATAACTTTTAGTAGAATAAATAATATCTTCGCTAAACAAAGTATTTAAATTTACAACAGGAGAAAGTAATTTGCTAAATTTATCTCTGCCTTGAATTTCCATAATAGTTTGTCCATCTTCTTTTCTGCTTTCAATATTTTCAACTTCACCGTTAAATCTCTCAATAAAAATTTGATATTGTCCTTTAGTAAAACTTAAAGCGTTAGAGGTATATGAATCATCATCAAAAGATAAAGTAATCATTCCTTTAACTGCATCACAAGCAGTAATTGTAGCAAACCTTTCATTATGATTTAATGATGTAAAAGAAACATACATCTTGCTAAACCTTCCATTCAGTAGTGAAATATCAAGCATAAGTGTCCCATTTGTTGCGTTATATGCTCGCCGTTGAAGCACATCTCCGCTTGATGGGGTCGTTGCTGATGAAGCAAAAACTCCCTCGCTCTCGGTTCTCACATAGGGGTCTGTGCCGTCATTCTCAACTGTGATTGTTTGGGTATTTCCCGACAGGGAACCAAAGTCCTCAATGATGAAAATATTGTTTCCTAATTTAATTTCATCTCCATCATTTAATACATCTTCTAAATCATATTCTGTATCAAAGGTATATACATTACCTGAATTAGAACTATAAGTAGCCTTAAGAGAAAAGAAACTATTTAATTCACCACGATGAATATTATGCCTTACCCTATAACTATAAAACTCTTTAATTTTACTAGGCATAATTCTTGCATTATCAATAATTAAAGTTTCCGCAAATCCTCCCTTTCCATCAATAGATTCAGTATTAGTGTGCTCAAATACATTATACAAAATATTTGATTTTGTAGGAGAATAATCATAATGTAAATATCTAGTAGGGCCAATATAATTAGGAGAATTAATTTCATCATCTAATATTCTGTTAGCATTAATATAAGTTTGATTAAAAACAGTAGTGTCTGCAACCCCTGTTCTGCCTTCATTTGAAGTATAATTGCTGGCTTGAAGAGAATCCAATTCTTCTAACTTATCTGTTAATTTAACTCTATGAGAAAATTTACTGTAATCAACAATTATATTACCAAAATCCTGAAGAGTCACAAATGTTTTTGATGGGTCTGTATTGTCCAAAGTATAAGAATTAGCCGTTCCGCATTCTCTAACAGCATAATATTTTGTATTATGATTTAGTTCATTGGGTTTATCTAACCCGTCATAAAAATAAAAGTGTGGCCGAGCAACCACCATTCTTCTCGCTAATTCATCCACTAGGTCTGCTGAATTATCTTGAAGTAATCCCAAAGAAATAGCAACAACATTTGTATTTTTAACCATTTCAAAAATAATGAATTTAGTATCTTTAGGGATTTCATTTCCCAATTTTGGTGTAAATTCAAAAGCATCTCCTTCTTCATCTTCTGTTTTTACTTCAGTAATTTTAGCAAAATGATGTTGAAATGGACTATCTGAATATAATAAGACAAAATAATCATTTGTGTTTAGTTGTAATTCACTAGGATTAAATCTAATTCCCTCGCTAGTTAGTGAATTAAAGCATTTGATTCTAAATCCTTTCGTTGTGTTTAGATTAGAATATTCTGAAACAGTTCCTCCCCATCCTTGAATAGAAATAGATGGGTTTCCAATAGATGTAATTGCAGTATAAATTCTATCTCCATCTGAAAAATCAGAAGTAGAAGAAGTCAATTGAGGATTTGTTGGTGCATTAAAATCATCACCTTGAATATTCAAACTCATTCGTCCACCTCCTCAAATCGCAAATATAAAACAGTATTGTTATAGTTCGGCATTAAGTTGTTAATAGCAGAAAATTCAGTTTTACGAATATTCATAATACTAAGTTCATGCAGTTCACCCATAAATTGATTATTAGTTGTGGCTGAATTAGCACCCGTTGTTCCACTACCATTTGCACCAATATAAAAATCCTCTGCTTCCATTGAGAATGAATCTGTTTGAGTATGAGTTCCACTTTTAACTATTCTTCCGTTAAAAAAGATAAGTATTTCTTTATTTGTATTATCCCAAGAACAACCAATATGATAAGTGTTATTAATATAACTAGGTTCTTGAATGTTTTTTATATACAAAATATCACCACTATTAATACTAATAGGTGAGTCAGCAGACAAAGTAATAACACTTCCTGTAAAAGAATCAATTGTTCCAATAGAAACAAATTCAGCATCTTGCCGAACAAATAGTTCAGCATTATCAAAAAGAGTTGAATAACCTGCGCTATAATTTACTGTTGTTCCCGAAGAACCACTTCCAGCAATTGAGTTTCTTCTATATAGCATCTTACCATCAGTATCAAAGCCCTGTAAATCAGCAGTTGTTTGATATTTGTATTGACTACCTTCATTTGGTAAAATAACTGCATTACTTGTAAAGTATTCCATCGGTGCAGTTCCTAATTTAATTCCTACTTTAATTTTATATCTTGCTGGATTATTTTCATTATGTAGAGTATCATTAACTAAACTAATTTGAAAATTAGTGCTATGAAAAATTCTCATCTCATGGTTAATACGATTCGCTCTTGGTAAATATAGTTCACTTTCATGATTAGTATGAGTTGAAGCAGTATATATTGATTCTTCTAAAGCAGACATGATTTTTTTACTATTTGAAACAATTCCTATTCCATCAGTATGGGTTTCTTTAGTTAAATTACCTGTTTCGGGAATTGCTATATCTCCGCTTGCACTATGAGTCCCATAGCCATTAATTTCATAAGGAGTTAATACACATTCAAAAGTAAAATTATCATCTAAGTCCCAAACACCGTAAGAAATACCTGTTCCTGAAGCAATATTATCTGAGTAGTCTAAAGTCAAAAAACCGTTACACATAACTGGAAAAACAAGCGAGCGTTGTTTTCCTGTGAAGATAGCATAAGACATTTTTACACCTCAAGGAAGAACAGTTGCTACGACAAACTCCATTGTAAAGGAAACTTCAACAGTTTCTCCACTCATGTCATAAGAAAAATTTTGAACAAATCCTGAAAGACCTGAAGAAGTTGAGGAAGTAGGAAATGGTTTAGCCAAAACAACATTTGTGTTATCTTTTTCTAAACCAATACCTCTTGAAGCAAAGGTTAAAGGAATGTTTCTTTCAGCAACTTGTGAGTAGTTTTCATCCACCATTGAAGGAATCAAAACGACTAATTCGTTAATTGCTTGATAAGAAGCCAGACCTGTTGAATCAACACCAGACGCAATCATTTGAGCCAATTCTTGAGGAGTAAAATTAAGAGAGTCTGGAATGCTTCCTGTTTTTGTGTGTGTTCTTTGAATATTAGTTTCAGTAATAAATCCATTTAAAGTGATTCGTTTATTTGACATACCTAAATCTAAAGCGACTGTTGCAGATTCTCCTGTTGCTAACCCACTTAAAGGAACAGGAATAGCAGGAATCGTTTTATCAACAGAAACGCTAACAGTATTTACTCTCAAAGGAATAGTATCAATAGAAGCACTACTTCCCGAATGGTTTTGCAGTTTTAAATAAACGAAATAGTCTGGCATTTATATCACCTAAATGTGCTAGAAGAAGTGCTTCTATTAATCTTTGAGTTAATCATCCGTCCAATTTCATCGGCCATTCTTCTCATTTCTGCTTTTGAAGAATCTTTAGCATTAATAGTAATGTTAAAATTATTTACTGTTCCGCTTGAGTTCATTCTTCTTGAATTACTGTTAGAATGCACTCTTGAACCTCTCGGTAATGAAACTAATTCTGGGCCTTTTTCACCAACAATAGCCATACCGTTATTAGCCATACCACCTGAAGCAAATAGTCCTATTCCTTTAATTTTTTTCCAAATCCATTTAACACCAGCCATTATAATAAAAACTCCTAAAACCGTTAAAGCAGCAGGAAGGCCAAAGAAGAAAGCAACAGCCGCAACAATAACTAAGGCCAATTTACCAAAGTTTTCTTTAAATCCTTTTACTGATTGTATTGCACCATTAAATAAATTTTCTATTGTTTTCCACGCTAAAGTAAATAATGCACTTGCAGTTACCCATAATATTCCTAAAGCAACCTGAACTAAGCCCCAAGCAATAGTAAAAATACCATCAAGCATTTGCATTAAATCTCCATTAATAAGACCCATAAATACATCTTTGACCCCTTCCCAAACATTTGCTAGTCCAGCAAGAAGTAGCCCTAAATTATTTTTAAATACATCAAATGCTTCTTTTAATGCTGGCCAAATTGTTTTTCTTAGGAGAACTACAACAAGAGCAATACCAGTTAAATACATCATACCAGTAATTAAGAATTGCATGACTGGTGTTTTAATTAGTTTAATAAATTGGTCTGCTATTGTTTTTCCTCTTTCTTTCATGCTCATATTATTAAATAAAATAGCACTTCGTAGAAATTTACTTCTTAACGCTCTTGTCTTAACTTGTGCTTTTAAATGCATAAGTTCTAAAAACCCAATCGCTTTTTGCATTCTTAAAGAAATTCCTGCCCCTGCACTCCCAACCGCCTCCTTTGTCTTTGTAAAAGCGGATTTTTGGGATTGAGAAACTTTAGTATCAACTCTTTTTTGTTGCTCGGCATCAAATCCGAAAAGGCTTCCGAAAACACCCCCTTCTTCTTGTTCTGCTTTAAATCTCTGTGCTTCTGCATCCTGTGTCTTAGAAAGCCCTATTCTTTCAAAAGCACCCCTAATATTTATTTTTCTACCTGCTTTACCAATTGTAGTAAAAATATTATTTGCATCTTCACCTTCTCCTGCTATTTGCCTAAGTGCTGCTGAAGTGGCTCTTAGGCTGGTTGATATTTTATTTACTGCTCTAAACATTCCAGGCGGTAAAAACCCATACATGATTTTTCTAGCAGTAGCGGCTTCAAATCCAAACACTTTAATTGTTTGACTTGAACTGCTCAAAAGTAAATCAAGATATTCCATTCCAGCAATAACTGTTCCAGTCTTGCCTTTAATTCCTACAATATCTCTAAAAGTATCAAAATTTTTCTTAGTCTGTGTGAGACTTGATGAAATTAAATTAAGTTCTTTACCTTCTTTCTTTAATCTATCAACTAATTTTGAAGAAGCCTGTCCTCTCGTTAAGGCAATCTCATTAGCCTTTTCGGAGACTTTATTTGCTTCTTTTGTAATTCTAGTTGTTCTTTGGAATTGTTTTTCTAAATTTCCTAGAACTCTATTCATTTCAACTAAGGCCGCATTGTTCGCAATAAGCGTATCAGTATATGTCGGCCTAGCCATTTAATCACCTAAGATTATTCATAGAACTTTTCGTTGCTTTGTCCATTTCTTCTGCTTTAATCTTTTCCGCTTCTGCATGAACTACTAATAAATCTTTGACTAAACTAACAGGCATTTGATATATTTCTAATGGGCTTATTCCAAGTGCTTGAGATAAAGAATAAACAACAGTAAGAGACACAATTTCAGGGTCAGAAGCCTTCCCCGTTAATGCGGCCCTTACTCGTCTTTTTTTCCTTCATCATCCTCCAACGCCATAAATGGATTTGGTAGGACTTCTTTTAATTGATTCCCAATATAGGGAGTGAGTCGTAAAATGTCAATTGCGGAAAGACTTGGTTCAGTCTTTACCACAAAGTTTTCAACCATGAATTTAAACATAGCATTCAAATCAATGTTCATGTCTTGACGCTTTGCATCAATCTTCATCATACTGTTCATGGCTTTGTCCACCTCAAGCCATGTGGGTTCTTTGACCCACACTTTGAGGTATTCATCGCTTTCGGGTGCTACACGAATATAGTGTAGTTTTGGCTCGGTTAGTGCAAATAGCACACTTTTATCTGATACAATTTTTCTGTTCAACATATTATCCACCTTTTATACCAACAAACAAACGGTGTTGGTGGAATATTATTTAGTTAATTTAGATTTCTTTTTAACTTTCTTTTCTTTCTTCATAAGGTTGCGAGCAACCTTTTCTTTATTTTTATCGTATGCAGAAGGCAGATAAATCACCCTTGTAGCATCCAATGAGTAGTAACTTCACAAAGAGAACAAGTTCTCGGCATAACTGTTGCTTCAACAACAATTGGGCCTTTATCATCAGCAATTGGGAAATTGTTTGCGCTGAGATAATAGTTTTGGAAGTTTAGGTTAATCTTCTCTCCTGTTGATTTTGTAAAAGTTAATTCAATAGTATTGCTGGTATCTTCCACTTGATTTAACAATTCATTGTATAATCTATCATCAGTCACATGACCAGTAAATGAAATCTCATAGGTTCTTTGTGCGGGAATAGCCTCCTGAATAGATTTGCTACCAACACCAAAAAATCTTCGGTCTTGAAGAGAATTGTTCATGGTTAGAGTCAAAGTGTTAATTTTTAAGAAAGAATGACCGAAGCATTTGAAAACACCATCTGAGAAAAAGAAAGGTTCACGCAGTTCATCAACGGAAGTAAAGTTAAAGAAAGAAGTTTCGTCAGTCACGCCTCTTCTAGCATCATAAGATTCAGTCTTTTCTAAAGAATGAACAGCCCTTGTGTTTGCGCTAAGAGTCATTTTAACTTCTTCATTTTCATTAGCAGTTAAAGTGAGAGTATTAACTCGGCATCCTCTAGCGATTTTAACAAAGTTAAGTTCTTCGTTATCGTTAGCAGTTTGAGTTCGGTATGTGTCCGAAGAAGGCAATTTGCTCATCACTTGTTCTAAAGCAAACGAAGGAAGAAGGTCTTGTTCTTGTTCGGCAAAAGTATATTTAATAGCATTCTGCAATTTACCGCTAGTTAATGAGAAAGCCCCTACTTTATCAAGATTTGCCCTATCATCAATTGAAATATTAACAGGAGGTGTCATTACATTTACACTATTTTCACGAACAGACCTTTGAAAAATTGGGCCTGTTTCTGAAATTGAATTGTAGTCAATATATACTGCATTTGCGCTTTCAGCAGTAAAATCATTCGTTGGAGGAATCCCGCTTGGCGCACTTTCACTAAAAACATCACTTGTGCTAATATTTCCTATATCAACATTAGTGCATCGCCCTAAGAAATAATACAACCAAGCACCGTGATTCGCAACAAGACTCAAATCAGCCGCACCTGCGGTTTCAATACCCTTATATTGGTAAGTCCAATTTCTTGAACCTCCAAGAGATAAATTGGTTTGTTTCATTTCAACCTCAGTAGTAGGGAAAGTAATAGATTCTGTAATGCCTAACCAAGTATCAGCAAGAAGTCTTTTTCCAGTAGTAGTGGTTGCCGTTGTTCCTACTACTGAAGTAATAGTCAAATTAGAATTAATAGACTTAGCGGTTCCATCTAATTGACTCATTGTAGTTGCTACTGCGTTAGAACCACCATGAACACTAGTAATTGTGACTGTTGCGCCATTTCTTGTAGCAGTAGCATTAGTTAAGCCATCTGCGGCAGTAGCCAAAATCGCAGCAAATTCTTCTCTTGTGTTGTTTGATACTCCATCAATAGCCACTTCCGCAGATGTTGAAATACCTCCACTATATGTTTGACCACCAGATGAATCAATAAATAGGGCTGCTTGAGCCAAAGTCCCTCCACCTGATGTTTCAGCAGAAAGGAGATTCAAAACAATTACATCATCATCATAATCAGTTTTATCATCACTAAGGAAAGTAATAGTCGTAATTAAATCGGTGTGGGTTGTTCCAGAAGAAACTTTTGGTGCAGGACATGGCGCACCATAGGATTCAATAACGAAATAATCATCTGAAGCCAAAGTATCAACAGAAGGGCTGATAGTGATAGTAGTTTCTGTATTAGAAGTAATTCTGTGAATAGTTTGTAAATTATCACCAGTATTATATCTGCGAATAACACAACCAACATAAATATCATTCACAAGAGAAAAATTATCCGTGAAGTTAGCGTGTAAAGTAAAGGTTGATACATTACTTCCTGCACTTGCAGTTGTAATTTTACAGTATAAGTCCAATTCAGGGACTTTTGTGATACTTGCTCCGCTACCTAAAAATATATCGCTATTTACCATGCTAACTCCCCCTTCCTAACAAACTTACTAGGGAATACTTAATGCAAATCTTTTTGCTTCTAATGATACTTTATATCCAAATAAACGCTTTGCTCTATCATTTGATTCGCTTCTTGAGCCAACAAATAACTGATTGAATCTTGAGCCATCACTTGCAGTATAGCCCTTGCGCTTACCCTCAAGAACCCTACGCAGAATCAAGTATATAGCCCTTAGCCTGTCTTTTCCGTAGTCGGCATCAGCCCCACCTCGCTCATCATGCAGGACACGAATATGAAGAGTAAATGAATAAGTTTCATTTCTTACATCATAATGAATTGTTGGGTATGTAATTGATTGAGAATCCTCAAAAACAACGATTGTTGCAGGTGTCCTGCTCAAATCAACACGAACACCTTTATTTGCAGATAATGTTCTAATGTCAATAAAATCAGGAGTAACTGCATGAGAAGCATCAATTGTTCCATCGCTAACAAGGGCAGTAGCGTTAGATGCCCAATTGTTTGATAATAAATCTAAGAGAAGAGAGACTTCATCCAATTTTCCACCTCCGTATTAATTTGTTTTTCAATTAATTTCTGATATTCTTCTAAAGCAAACTTCATTACTTCATCATCACTAAAACCAATATCAATCCCTAATGATTCTGAAACGGCTTGCATGGTTAATTGTCTTTCTTTTTGAATCTCAAGTAATTGGTTAAACTTGGAAAGGTCAATTTCAATTGCCATAAAAATCAATCCAAGAAATAAACAAGGTCAGCCTTACCTTTAAGAATATCCATAGCCTCTTTACGAAGAATATCATATTTTTCCTTTGTAGAAATATTTCCACCAGATTCAGTAATCAACACGCTTTGGTCATCATGTCGGATAATTTCTGATGCGGCTAACTTCGTGGTGGCTTCGTGAATTGCAGAAGGAACTCTATTATTTCCAGCAATATAAGTCACAATAACAGAATTATTTCTATGATAAGGATAATCCTTTAGAAAGAAAATACGGCCTTCTTCATTAATTGTCCAGTAATCTCCAAGACGGCGCATATCTTCTTTGTCAGTAAATGCAGTTAGTGTGCAAACTGTTGGTATTTGGTCTGTTGTAATAAATGTCGCTGTTCCCGACCCTGTATTTGTAGTGGCGGCAGACATAGTAACATTTGTTGAATCCACAATAGCAGTAATTGTTGTTCCACTAGGAATGTGATTGTTATTATCTTCAACTTCCATACCTACAACTAATTTAGACGAATCAGCCACAATGAGGTTAGTATCTCCGTTTGTATGTGTGATTGACTGTTTTATGGTGGCCTTTAGCACACAATCTGCCCCATCGTCTCCCGAAAGTAGGGATGAGAAGAGAATCTCCTTGCCGTTTGACTTGTTCTTTCCAGCATAGAAAAAGTCAGAAATTGATAATTGCGAAGAAGTGAGGCTCTTTGGTGCAGTTGCTCCTGTAAATTGAGACATAGTAGGAAAGGTTTCATTTACTAAAGAAAGGATTTCTTCATTGGTTGTCTTGATACCAAAGGTATTACAAAATTCATCGTTTCCTAAATTATTCAATGTGTTTTCTGCAGCCATTTCAAAAGATACTCCACTATTCGGTAATTGAAGAATAATAGAATTTAAGTCTCTAAAATTATCTAGAAGAGTTAATTTTGCTTGAGCCGATGCAATTTCAATATATTGACTTCCCTGCCAGAGTTGTAGAGAAACAATCTTTCTTACTTTCATTTTTGATAATTGCACAAAACCAACATGACCGCCATAATATGCCTTGTGTGGGAGATGAGAAAATTCAAAGTTATGATACTCGTCCTTCGTAATAATTGGACGGTATGAACGCTTTACCTTGTCGTCCACGATACCCTCCACCCGTTTGATAATTGACCCGATTTGAGCCAATGTGGGGTAGGTAGATACCGAAAAAGCGGGAACCTGTAATAGATTAGCAACCTCGGTAGCATTAGTATAATAGCCTCTCCCTTCGCTATAATCTGGATTAATTTCCGTAAAGTCGCTAGGCGAGATTGTTTGACTCATTTTCAAACACCAACGATTTTCTTTAATCTTCTAATGTTTTTCTTAAGTTTGTTAGTATGGGTCGCCATTTTTCTATTTTGTTTCATTCTAGCACCACTTAAGTTAAATTCACCATGTTTAATTAATTCAATGGTTAATTCAACAATAGCACCAGCAAATGCGTCTTGAATATCATCAACATAAATATTGTCTGATTTATATTTAATACCACCAAAATCAGTTGATTCTCTTGTTGAAAGACTTGGTTTAATTTTAGGATTTTCACGGTCGCCTTCTTTAATGTCATAAATTCTAATTTCTGATTTATAGTCTTTTTTATCTTTAGAAGAAAGTGCATTATAGGCATTTTCAGAAATAAATACTTTATTAGAATAATTTTTCTTTTCATCATTTCCTAACTCAAAATATTCCGAAGCACTAATTTTATTTCCTGTTTTAAGATTAGTATATTCTTGTTCTTTTTCTGTTTTGTGACTATAAGCCCTCTTAGATTGATTCTTAATATCTTTAACTGATAATTCCTTACCCGATTCTGCATCAACTAATTTATCATCTTCTTCGCTTTGAACACCTAAAGCATATGTTTGATAAGACTGAAGTTTAGTAGCCTTAGTGTTAATTTTACCATATAACTTAACACTATAAACATTTTCAGGATTTTCTAAATGAGGTTTAACAATTCTCATAATTAATGCTTTATTATCTTCAATAAATTGTTCGGGACTACCTGCACCTTTAGGGAAAGTAACTCTTGCTTGTTTTAAATCATCAACATCTGTAAATTTAACATAATAGTATTTATCATTCAACCTAATAATGCTTTCTTCTCTCATAGTATCTGTCCTATCTAAAGCAGATAAGGCATTTGCTACATTAAATGAGTTAATCTCATCTTCAGGATTAGAAGTAAAAGAAATTCTTTTACCTACCTCAGTAAAAACCTCTTCTCCATCTTCTCCTTCACTAAGTTCTTGTTCAATAACATAATCATCTTTACCTTTACCTTTTAATTGAGAAATGACAGAATCAGGTATTTTAAAACTAAAATCAATATTTTCTGTTGCGATTTTATATTTGCCCGAAGAAGGACTAAATCTAGTTTCTTGACCAGTCTGTTCTAAAATATAATCAGCCTTAGCATTTGCTAAACTGTCGGGGTCATAAACAGGAAATCTTGCTTCAATATGAGTGTCAAGACCGCTTTTATATTGCTTATGTCCATAAGTATAAACATCTGGTAATTTAGAGTGTTCTGTTAATATTAAATCGTATTCAACTTCAATTTCTTTTTCTTCATCTGCAAATGAGTCATCCCAATCGTCAAAATCAAATGGCGGTAAAGTGATTTTTCCTCCACGAATAAAAGAAACATCAGTTCCTTTTAATCTGCTTAGAACTTCAGAGTCTAAAAGGTCAGAAAGTTTTTTTCCTTCAATAAATTTCAAATTTATTTCATTATCTGTTTTTCTGTCTCTTAGTTTAGAAAACATCTTCCAAGCATCTGAGTCTTTTTGTAATTCAGGAACAAGAGGTTCATTAAGAACTTTTTCAAGAACAGAGTTCATTTCTTCTTTAAACTTATTTAGATTCACTTCACTATCTTCCACGCTTTCTTTTGCGATTCTTACCTTTGTTCGGAAATTTTTATCTCCGCTACTAATATAATCACGCATCTGTGTTATAAGAAAATTTTCTGACTTAGGAAGAGAAAGAGTTTGATTTCCCCATCTAAAACTAACAGACATTAATTACACCTCACATGAGCCACTTAGCCCAAGCCGCCCCTTTTTGAATAGCCGAACCCAAATGTAATCCGCTTGAAGGTGGCTCATAACTCATTTGACCTTGAGCATCAATCCAATATGGGCGACCATATCCGTCTGTTCCCGAAGGAGGAATAGGATAACCTGAACCATTATTCATAGCACCTTGCATTTGATTGTATTGCTGAGTATTTCCAGTAGCATTGGCTAAAGCCATACCTGCTGATGGTTGTTGCATACCTCCACCATTAAAGCCTTGCGATTCAAGATATTGTTGTTTAGCCATTTTTCTTTGCATAACAACTTCACTATTGATAGCAGACTGTAATAATTTTTGAATATCTAAGTCAATATTTTCTTGAGTAATTCTCTCGTATTCACGAAGAGCATCCCTGTTGATAGTCATGCTTGTTCCGTTAGTCTCAAAACTTAACTTAGCCAACATTTGAGAAACTACTCTTTCTACTACATCTTCCATCATTTTTTCAAAAGCAGTTAAAAACATTTCACCATGATATTGGAAAAATTCTTCAACATGATTTTCTTGTAATGAAAGAAGATTATTAACTGTTTTAAAGTTATTATCATTTTGTGCCTGAACTGCACCTAAAACTGTGTTATTGCTGGTTCCTAGTAGTCCCATATTTATTCCTCCTTACTTTTTTCTTCTTCGTTTTGGGCCTGAACATTGTTCTTAAGCATCAAATGATTTAATCTTTCGGTCATAAGGCTGATTTCAGTAATCAAACGAATTACTTCTTCGGTGGCCGTCTTTGTATCTGCTAGTGCGGGTGGGGTTATAAACCATCCTGCCGCAGTAAGGGTCATAACATCTTCTTTAGTTAAAGTCTTAATTGGGCCACTTTTAAGCACTTTAGGCATTCGTGGCTTAAAAGCACTAAACTCAAGACCGTGTTTATCAGCCAGTATTTGTTGTTGAAGCATTTCCATTTGCATATAGATTGAAGCGTGTTTAGGACAATAAGTTCCCATTAATGGCCTTCCTTTAGTAACTCCATCTAAAGGCATAGGAGGACGCATATAATCTCCTTGTTCCCAAATGTGATGAAAACCACAGACAACGCAACGGTCTTTAAGATTAAACTTTTTTCCATATTTGATGCCTAAAAACTTCTTAGGTTCTGCCTTTAAAACCAATTTAAGTTCCTTTAATTGTGCCTTTGGTTTAAATGAAATAAACTTGTATTCTTGCACAACACCGCTTGCTCTCGCCTGTTGTAGCGGAGATAGCGCAGGGTTAAATTGTGCTGGTGCGTTTTGTCCTATAATTTGTTGTTGATACATCTTTTATTCCTCTCTTCCACACAATATCAATAATCCTTTATCATTGTAGTAATTCCTCTATAAACCATTTCAGGGTCAGACTTTGCGGAAACAATATACTTGAAACAAGGTATTCCTTTATCATTTAACTTTCTCATTCCGTATTTAAATGGTTCAAAAATTTGGTGTTTATCAATAGATTGTCCTTCTTCTAATGGATATTTTTTTGCCCATATATCATATTTATTTGCCCAAATACCTACCGCCATTGGATAATCCGAGTCTCTTTTCTTTTTTCCGTTTGACCATGTGCTTGAAATAATTGAATCTACTAAAAATTTCCATGCTAATTGGTGGTCTAAGTTTGCTTCACTATCTAAATGCCTGTGGTCAATCATAAAAATAACATATTTAACTCGTCTATTTTGCATATCTTTTTCCCATTCTTTCCAGTAAATTGCTTCTCCACCAATATCTGCGCTTCTTACTGTATGTGAGTCTCCATCAATTTTGACATTCTTTCTCGTTGCTCTATGTCTCCCAACGGTTCTTTGTTGTATTTGTGGAACTTCTCCTCTCGTTCTTAATTGATGACTAAGTGTTGTTTTACCGACCATTGTTGCCCCATAAACTCCAAAGTTAATAGCGTGAACCTTTTTGTAAAAACCTAATAGTGCTTCTCCCACTAAAATAGCAAAGCCTGTCATTAGGGACATTTTATTCACCTATAAATACATCTAATCCAATAAATTCTCCTTCTATTTTCTTTTCGTAGTTCCAAAAAAGTTCTCCGTTAAATTCATCTTCATCGGCATATCTCATTTTCCAACCTAAATTGTTCAGTTTTCTATTTAATTCATCCCAATTCACATCTAATGGAAACAGTAAATCAATATCTTTTGGATTATCCTTTTTTCCGACAGAACCAACAATTTTTGGTTTAAATTCCTTTAAATCATCAAGCAAAGAATTAGCAATAGAAACATAGTTTTTGAGTATGCTAAACCACATATCAATGCCCCCACCTAAAAATATTTATTTAACATCATTTCTAAATGTTTTATAGCATCTTCCATCTCATATTCTGTAATTCCTGCACTTCTTCTAAGATTTTCTTCATCTTTACTCGTTAAAGAATTATTTTTCATTCTTTGTAATAATTGTTTTCCTAATTCTGCTACTTTTGAATCTGGTAAATATTTATATTTGGGGGTATCAGGCATTCTTCTATCTATTTTGGAAGGGAATTCTTTCCCTCTTGGGGTAATGTTTCTTCTAGTGTCAATAAACATCCAATAAATCTTATCTTCCGTATCTTTATAATTAGCGTAGCCTTCATCCATTCGCATTGAAAAATCTTGGTCTGTTTTAAGAGCCTGTTTAATTGTGGGTTTTGCTTCATTTTTATATGAGGATTTTTGTTCAGGAACGACCTGTGAACCGAAGAAAGCATAACATAAGGCTTCATCTAATCTAGGAGTCCAATGTAAAGTGCTATCTTCATACCTTCTATTTTCTGGTAAATTTGAAGTTTTTCCTTGTGCGCCTTGAAATAATTTATTAAATTTAAATCTCATGTCATACGGTTCGCTGTCAGTTTCTCCGGGATTTACAATTTCTCCATGTATAACATATGGCTTTTTTAAAATATCCCACCACATATTAATGCCCCCACCCGTTTAACAAAGTGTCAAACAAGAAACCCATGATGTTGATGTCAAAAACACCAAGGATGTTTCCAATAAGGAAACCCGAAAGACAAGCGCAACTGCCCCAAAACCATGCTCGCATTTTCAAAAAGAAAATATCAGCAGAATGCGCTCTTTGTTGATTATAAGCATAATCCGAATCGGAAAAGCCCATCAAATCTCCAAAGACCACTCAACCACCGCCTTATTGAAGGGCGGCTAAGAACTCATTTCCAACGCTATTTTCTTCTTCCTGTTGAATAGGTTGATAAAAAGTAGTATTGTATTGCTTTGCGCTTTCACGCATCTTTTGTCTTTGTTGTTCGTCCCTAGCCTTTCTTTCCCAGTATGCCGCAATTTTACGGTCTAAGAGCCAAAGTTCAATTTTGTCGTTAAGGGATAGGTCAAAAATAGCCTTCATAACCATAATCGCACCAATCGTCCCTAAGCCAAATAGAACTGAATGCGCTAATGGGCCATATGGGAAACTCATGCCGAAAGCGGCATATGCCCAAACATTTGTTCCGCTTAATGCACCAACAAATAAAATGGTCATAATTAGACGAGTATCTTGACTTAATGCAACCATTTCACTTAGCCTCCTTATCTCACCTTAAGCAAAGTGAATGAACACATTTGCATTACCAGAGGTTTCCTCATAATAAAGTCCTTCAGAACAAAGAACGCTGTGCATATCAAATTCAATATTTTGAACAGCCGCACCATCCAGACTTAAACGGGCTAATTCTTTACCCGTATTATCGGTTCCATCAAATATCTTAACTTGACAAGCAGACCCGCTATCATTATTAACATGAATAGAAACTAATTTGCATTTACCAGTAAAAATTTGTCCACTAGCCGTCAAAAGGCCACTACTTCTACAACTCGTCATTTTAAACAACTCCGTTCAACCTGTCTATGAGGTATCACCCTCTTAACCCTATCGCTAGGATTATTCGGTCAAAGACGATTTTTTGCTCTTAGAAGAGGTTTTTTTCGTCTTTGGTTTAGCGGGGAGAAGATATTCACACAATTTATCATGTGTGTCAAAATCTCTTCCTAATGCTCTTCCTAAGCGAGTTAAGTGGGAAGGCTCTAATTGCTTTAATTCATTTCTTTCACTTTCTGCAAAAGAAATATCAAGACAATTATCACCTAAATATCGCAAAGCGTCTTGAGTAGGAATATCTAAAGTAATGTTCCTACTTAAGACCTCTCCATTAACCAATAGGGTTTTTGACCGAGAGCCTTGAGAAAGTTTAATTGTAGCCAATTAAACCACCTCAAAGGAGGCCAAAGGCTCTAACTCTTACTGTTCCAGCATTTCCTGCTACTTCTGCGCCAGTAGCCAAAATATACGCTGTTACGGTAAAGGAGGAATTAGAGGTATAAGCCCCATTTGCTGCACAAAGAAGTTTAAATCCATTCAATGCACCTTCACTTCCAGTAATAACAACTGAAGAAATAGATGACAAACCCAAAGAAGAAGCAGTAATCACTTCTCCAGTAGGAGTAAGGGAAGTAATATCCAATGCTGCATCAACCATATATTCGTCGCCATTGGCTCTTGGCTTGGTAAAACCTTTATGGTCAGCCAGTAAAGTTACGGTATGCGTCATTTAATCACCTCAAAGGAGATTGGTAATCTTTCCTTGGCCCTTGAAGTAAGAACAACCAGTTTCAGCCATTGTGCGGTAAAGAGCCTTGTTTCCAAGAGAACCGACACCGAATGGGTTTCCGTTGCTGATACCATCTTCAAAGTATTGTGTAGGCTTCATCACAGATAGCCACAAATGGTCAGTATCAAGGAAAAGCATATCACTAATCAAAGAACTGTTTGTTCCAGTAGAAGGCATAGCCGCAACAGGAATCAAAGGAATGTCGTAGTAAGTAGAAACACGGAAACCGACTTCTGCACCCTTAACACCACGAACACCGTTCACAGTAGGAACGATTTCCTTTCTATCCATGAAACGCTCTTGAGCCTGAAGCAAGTCAGAAAGCGTTTGAAGAGTATCATATCCCGTAAGAATGACCTTTGGCGAACCACCAGCAACACGGAGTCTGCGAACCATGTCGTTAATCACAGTAAGCGTCAATTGTCGTGCTTCTGCGGAAAGGTAGCCATCACCGAAAGAAATCTCGGAGTCTAAATACTCATTACCAGCCGCACTTCGGAGTTTTCCGTAAAGAGTGTCAATTTGTTGGTCAGTAGCCGTTCCAACAAGGTTTCCTCCAGCATTGTCAGCCAATTCATCAATTTCAGCAGAACTGCTCACAATCTTGTAAAGAGAAGTGTATGCTCTATCAATGGCGTTTGCCGTAGCATATGCCGTAGTCGGAGAATAGTTCTCCAAAGGCATAACAAGCATTTGATTCTGCACTTCAGCGTGATGCTTACCCATATCCTCTCTCAATTGCGCTCTAATATCACCGATACCATCGTCAATTTGAGCCATTTCCATAGCCAATTCGCTGAAAGCAAATTGATGAGCGATGATTTTTGGACTGGTAAAGAGCGTATCATACTCAGGAGCAATTGAAATCAAACCATCCGTATTTGAATCAAGGCTGGCGTTTTCGGGAACACCACCAATTCGGTCAGCACGAAGGGCATCAGCACCATAAAGTGAATCAGCGAGAGCCGTGTTAGAAGCGGCAGAAATGTCCAAAAAGTTTCCAGCACCACCAGCAGGTCGCTTTCTGAGGATTCTCCAACCACTTGACGAATAAGGACGCTTTGCGATAACAGACAATGCGTTGCATTCTCGGTTTAGCATAGACCAGACCTTTTGGCCGTAAATCTTGTTGTAAAGGTTTGCATTAATACCCGTTGGGTCGCTTAACGAACCATCGTGAGCGACATGAATACCGCTAACGGTTCCTGCCGCTTTAAGCAATTGGTTGCTAATATGACCAGTTGCGCCCGTTCCGTAAGTTTGTGCTTCTAAATCTGCAATAGTGTTAATATATCCTACCATCTTAAATCACCTCAAAGGTTTCCTCCAACCATTTTATGAATGTCAGCCCAATCCATTTCGGCTAATTCTTCCATAGTAGGGAGTTTGATTTGGGCTTCTTCTTGAGCCTTAATGATGCTATCTCTTTCAGTCGTCAAAGACTTTCGGAGAGCAGTAAATTCCTGCTTAAGAGAAGCAATTTCGCTTTGTGCATCATATTGCGACTTAGCGAGAATGTGTTCTCTTGAAGAGGTTTCAGCATTGAAACGAGCCTCAAATTGCTTTTGGAGGTTATCGTAAGCCAATTTCTCCAATTGTTCTTGACGGAAAGCCTCGTAAGCCTTCTCAATGTTTCCAACGGACAAATCAAGAGTTTCTAATTCTTGGTTGTCAAATGCCTTAACAACGGGCAAATCCGATGCTCTTGGCTTTCCGTTGTCAATAACGACTCTATCGGCAGGTTCACCGATTTCAACGCCAGCACCGTCAAGGGTAGAAACATAAGCCTTTGCTTCGGAATCACCGTAGCCCATGCTTTCTTCATCTTCTTCCATCGGCATACCCTTTTCATCTGCGGGCATATCCATACTTTCCTCTTCTTCTTCTTTACGGAGCATATTCACTTCTTCCATCAAAGCGTCTAGTTCCGCTAATGCTTTTTCAATTTTGGTCATATTTTTCACCTTTTTATCTTGCTTTAAAATGTCAAATTTTGCTTCTGGATTAATTCCTTTTTCACAAATAGTGACTTCGTGTAATTCTAACTTTGAAATTTCATTGTATTGTCCAAATTCATCATTGGTTTTCTTTACTTTTTCTAAAGCCTGTCCTCCAATACTGAAACTTCTTAATGAACCTTTTCTAATGCCTCGGTTAATTTCTTTGGCTTTTTCAATATCATCTCTTAACTTAATAACAACAAAGAATCCAACATCATCAACTTCAGTTTTCCATATTCGTCCTGTTTTATCTCGGTATGATTCAACAACTTCCCCAACTTGAACATTTGAATGATTAGTCATTACATTTCTAAACTTGGGGTTCTCCATATATTTTTTAACAGCATCATTGAGTGCTTTAAGTGTAATTAAGTCATTTTGCTTATCAACGATTTCAATGCTTGCATATCCACCAATCATTAATTCGTCGCTTTTTAGAATCCTGAAATCTTGAGTTGTGTTTCTCATCACAGCAGAAGTCATTCTTCCTCACCCCTACTAACCAATATCCAGTATATAAAGAACACCTAATCCTCAACAGGAAGGGGCAATTTGTTATACCTATCCTCATAAATATTCCACTTTCCTTCATCCCCGTCTTTATCAGCAGGTTTTTGTTTGAATCCTGTCCATGCTAACCACATAGACTGTCCATCAACTTCAATGACTCTATAATGCATTTTAGTTTCAAATTTATTGCCTTCTAAGAAATATTCATGGTAGCCGTCCCTTTGAATACCTAGACGAATTTTACCAGAATCTATAAGTTTTCCCTTAGAAACAGTCTTTGCTACTTCTGCTGGATATTTACCAGCCGCACCGAATAAGTCAAACATCTCTTCTTCATTTTCAATGTTAATTGTCCAGAACATATTTTCTGTTTTAAGTTTAATTGCTAGAGTTAAATTATCATCTTCTCTAGCATAAATTTTAAATTCTCCTTCTCTTAATTCAGGAGGTGTTTTATATTCTCCTTCTACTGCTTTAATATCCTCTTTTAGCATAGCATATTTATCACTAAAACCAGAGTCTCCGTGAACGCATTTTTGATATTCTTCTAAGGCTCGTTTTAGTTCACCTATATCTACCCCATCTACGGTAGTATCAAAAAATTCTTCAACTACTTCCACTAATATTTCACATTTTAAAGTATCTACTGCATTATTCATGGCTTGCACTTCTGCCTCATAATTGTTTTCCCAATTATCCTCTTCAAATTCTTCTGGTCTTGACAAAACATCTTCATATAGTTTTTCATAACTGCCATAATATCTAATATGAGCGTCTAGGGTTTGTTTTCTGTTTTGTTTAATGGCTTCCTTTAAATTGCGACAACATTCATCATCTTCGTTTGTATCAATTTGAACTGCATCATCTTCTTCTGCTTCTTCAATGATTTCTTTAGTGCGAACCAATTCAGCCATTTTAGTTAAACTTTTTTTAATTTCCTCTTCCTGCATAATTTTATCATCATCAGCAGCAATTTTATTATCTTTTTCACTAATACCGTCTCTAAGGACAGCCCATTGTTTTAATTTCTTTTCACTAGAATCAAGAACTTCTTCATATAAGTCCTTATGTTTTTCTTTCAAAAAATTATGTAATTGTCTCGGAGTCTGTTCTCCATTTAATTTTAGGTGCTGAAACATAGCAACAGTTAATTCACTTTGTTTAGTTTTCATAATGTCCAATGCCTGTTGCTTCCACATATCTAAATCCATAGTAGCGTTCTTAGACATTAAATTATTTTCTTCATATCCATAAATAGTAAATCCATCTAAATCATATTTTATGATTACATTTGCTTCTCCGTGAATATGGTCTGTAATTTTAATACCTTTCTTAAATGCTTCAACATTATAGTTTAAAGATTTTTTGGTGTCTTGAGACAATAATTCCAAAGTGACTAATTTATCGGGATGTTCAACTTCAGGAACTTCAATTACTTTAGCAGAAAATAAACTATACCCTTCTCCTTTCTTTTTAACTTCATCCACTTTAACTCGGATAATATCTCCAATATCAACAGAAATTTTAGTATTTAAAGCCCTACCTACATTTAAGTATTGTCTTTTATTAACATCAACTGTTCCTTCCATTTCTTCTGTGATTGGCCCAACACCAACACTATAAGAATAAAGATTACTCTTGGTCTTTTTCTTGTCAAGAACAATAACATCTAAATCAACAAACTTTTTCCATTTAATCCACTTAGGATTTTTCTTTGTTCCGATATAATAAGTTGAAGTAGAGTCTTTAATAACTACTCCCTCAGAAGCAGGGTTTTCCATAATTTCTTTTGAATACTTTTCAATATCCTTTAAGTTATCTGCTTGTCTTGTATCTTTCTTTGATGGGAAAGCAATCACTTCATTTGTTTTTGAAGAATAATTGTTGAATAATATAGTCATTCTATTTTCTAATTCCTCATCAGCGAGAGTTTGAGATTCATGTCGTATAATATCAAAGACATGACAACGCAGTTTTGCATCTTTGTATTTTCCTTTGAAAACATGAGCGATAGTATCTGCTCTATGCAAGGGTTCACCTTCATCATCAAATAGAACTAATTCACCATCTAAAATACAATCACCATATTCTTTCTTTTTAAGTTCCTCAACTTGTTCTTTACATTTCTTAGTAATGTCTTTTTCATTATAAGAATATATTGTAACTTTGTCATCAATTTTATGTAATTGAACTCTCATACCATCATATTTTTCTTGAACATACCAATTTCCACTAAAGCCTTTTAATTCATTAATGTCATCTATTTCAAATATTCTATACATGGGTTTATTGGGAACAATAAATTGTGAAATTGATTTTTTCTCATCACTTGGAACAGACTTAGAAAGACCTTCAATATCAATTAATTCTTCCCATTCTTTTTGTTCTTTCTTAGAAAAGAAAATTAGTTCTAACATATCCATAGCAGCCTTTACTTTAGATTCAACTTTCTTTGAGTCTTTTCCATCCCCGTAATGCTCAATAATATAGAGGGCTACATCGTCTGATTCTAGGTCAAGTCCGATAAGACCCTCCGTAATTGTGTCGGGGGTCATGCCTTTAACCTCATAAATGTCATCAGATAGTGCTTTATTGTTGTCTCTTATTGCATAATGCACAAACTTAACCATAGATTCGGGATTATCTAACAATTCTTCAAGAACACCATCCTTGAACATGGAGGCGAAGGGGTCGTCCACAATGGACGAAGAATAACGAAGAAGTTTAATATTTTCAAACAGTTCTTTAGCCTGTCTTGAAGTAGGGTCTTTAGTGTCCTTATCTTCTAAATTTTTTTCATCAATAAAGTTCCGCATTTCTTTTCCTGCGGCATCTGTTTCATTATATGATTCAATGATAGTATCAACTGCTTTACGCCAACGACCACTATACTCATTAGGGTCTTGCTTTGCAGATAAATAGGCTACTCTTGTCTTTTCAAATAGACGAAGAATTTCTTGAGAAGGTTGTTTATCCTTCTCAATAGAAGCCAACTTCATACTAATCATCTATTTTTTTGGTATTCGGAGTCTAAAGTTTCTCCTGAATATTCCGAATCATAAGCAATCGTTTGTTCAGGAATTTGAGATAATTCGCTTTCAAGTTCCATTAATTTCTTATTAACTTCAACAATTCTATTCATCATCTCATTCTGTTCATCGGGTTTAGCATCCTTGATTTGTTTAGATAACCCAGTAAGCATAGCAGATAAACCATCAATTTGTCCAATCAATCTCATTCTTTGTTCATGGTCTAACATAGGATTAGTTTCATAATCTTCAGGTAAAATGTTCTTTAGAATCTTAACCATTTTAGTTACTTCACCAGCATAAGCATGAAGAGTAGTCGGGCCATCATTTGATTCTGCCTTGTAGTTGTAATTTTCAGCCTTTGGTCGCTTCAATTTAACTGCTTCTGAATCATCATCTTCTGGACTACGGTTGTTGTCCATTAAGGATTGATAAAGCATTTCTTTTGCTTCTCTTGCTTTTTGAATCATAATACTGATTTTTCTTTCTTCTCTAGTAACTCTTTGAGGCATTTTAATCACTCCATCTTTGAAACCATTTTATGAATATCAGACCAATCCATGCTAGAAACATCGGTAGTGGGTAATGAATCAAAACCACCAACAGTATTATCCATAGCAGGTGTTGGACTTTGTGAAACAACAAGACCCGCCTTCATCAAAAGACTGTCTTTTGCGTAGATTGTCTTTTCTAATGCTTCAACCTTTGCGGTCAAAGCCTTGATAATTTCTAAAACATCTTTGTTAATACTTTCTTCTGTCATAATATCACATTCCAAATTTAGCCTTGCACCTGTCTCTTTCTTCCATATATTCTTTTTCAGACATTCCGCCCATTCCAAATTTCTTATTCAAACGGTCTATACAGGCAAGATAACTTTGAGAATCTAAAGTGCTTCCCCTCATGGGCTTTCTTCTACTTCCGCCTCTAAATCCTGCTGAACTCAGTCCTCTTCCTTTTGATACTTCATTACAGTCATCACAACCGCAACCATGTGCCTTTAATATATTTTTCCAACTCATTTCTTTTCCTCTCCTTTTCCACTAGGATAAACTAAATCTCTTAATTGCCGATAGAGTAACTCATACTCCTTACGCAACTTCGTAGCAGTAGCCACAATATCAATGTTGCGCTCATCCATAGACTTCATTTTTTTGTTTAATTTCTTATCTGACTTAGTTAAATCTAATTCTCTAAGAACCTCAATAAGTTCACCTAATTTAGTAAAGTCTTGACCGAAAAACTCAGTTGGTTCTGCGGCTTGAAGAGTTTTCTTTAACTTTTTTCTTCCTTTAGCATCTAAAGAATCAAGAAGTTTTTTAGGTTCTTGTTTTTTCTCTTTGAGAATAAAATTATCACCATCACCATAATAGTCCCAAGTCATTACTCTTCCTCCTGTGGTGAATCTTTGCCTTCAACTAAACTATCTAATTGCTTAACAATATCAAATAGTTGATTTTCTTTTTCTTTAAATTTATCAGAAACTTCTTCAAATTCCATTAATTCATTAACTGGAATTGTAGGGAATCCTTCAAAGAAGCCATCAACAATAGTTGTTGCAGTTGGATTTTCTTCCATAAACTCTTTAAAACCCATGTTTATTTGTCCTTCAGATTTTCTTGAAATTTTAGACATAGCAGTAGTGTGTTTCCTCATATAAGGTAACAAAGTAATTCCTTTTGTTAAAAGTCTTTTAACTTCAGCAATAGGTTCCATTTGTCTAAAACGATTTAAATAACTATTGAATTTAGAAATAGTTTCATTACTATCAAAAATATCAACATCTGCAATAACTCTATGGAGTTTTCTTTTTTCTGCTTTAATTTCTTTTTCTAATTCTTCAGTTGCTTCTTGAACATATTTTTCTTTGTTATTTTTAATATCATTCATCATATCCATTAATTGTTTAATATTTTTGTCTCTTTTCTTTTTATTATCTCTTTTGTTTTTTGATTTACCAGAAGAGGCAATAACCGTTCTTAATGAAGTATTTAGTTTTTGAATTTTCCTAGCAATAAGTTTATCTTTATCTGCAAGTATTTTTTCTAATTCTGCAATTTTTTCTTCATAAAATATTTTAGATTGTTGAATTTCTCTTTTATCTTTTTTAATTCTATCAATTCTTCTTAATGCCCTTTCATATTCTGCATTTGTAGAGCCTTCTGTTCTTCTTCTCGCTCTTTGTAGCATTCTTAATCGTTCTGCTTTAACCTTGCCTCTAGGAACAAGATTCCTTGGTTGCCTTTTATATTTTTGAACATGAAGTAATCTAAACATTTCTAAGAAATCAATACTATCAACAACTGTTCCAGATTCTTCAACAGCCATTTCAAAATCAAGAATAGTATTAATATTAGATATTAGTCTATTAACATCAATATCTTCTCCTCTTTTAGTTTCTTCTCTTTCTTTTCTTGAAATAGTATAGGACTTACCTGTTAATATACCATCAACTAAGTATTCTCCATATTGTTCTTCTAAGTAGTCGGGATTATTCTTAATTGTTTGAAGTAAAGTAAGTAATTTAGAAGATTCACCTGAAGTTGCACCTAATCTTAAGTAATCTTGCATGGCTCCTCTAACAGTTAGTTTATTTTCTTCTTTAACTACTTTAATTTTATCAGAATTTCTAACCATATCAATTAAAATATCAACTTGAAATTCAAGTTGTGAAAGAAACTTATATGCAGAATCTTCTTTATTTTTTCTATCAACTGCTTCTCCTAATCTTCTTTCAGAAAGAACTCTTTTCCTAGCATCTTCTTCTTCAACTACACTATCATAAACTTCATCAGCATCTTCTTCTTCACTTAATCTTTCATCAGCCCTTCTTGCGGCTTCATCATCTTCTTCTTCTTTAGCAATACGAATGTATTTACGATAGGAAATCATATTTTCCGAAGTGATATTATCCATCAATGATTTTTTAAGAATAGAAATACTTGCCCCTTCTTTAACTAAAGCAGCAGTAGTGTCATCTAAATCAGCCTTTCTCAAGACATTTATCAAAGATTTGTCTTTGGCTAATTCGTAGAACATTTAACCACCTCAAAAGGGAATGTTTTCTTTCTTTCCTCTTTTCCTAGAAGGAAGGAGAATAACATCAGGATTATCAGCAGAAGAAGGTAAAGATTTATGAGAGGAATCTGGAGGAAGTCCAACAGACATATCTTTATTCTTTTGAACCTTATTATTTTCTTGAGCCGTCATAGCCTTAACTTTGGCTAACTCTTGAGTCAATCTTCTTTGCTTTTGGTGTAAATCTTCGCTCATAGTTTTTCCTCCAATGTTCCCTGTGTTCTTTCTAAAATAGCAATGATTTGTTCTTTGGAAAGGCTTTTAATATAATTAGTAGCCCTATCAATTAAATCTTCTCTTGTCATTTCAGCAAGATTAGACATATCTTCTTCAAAAACCATATCTAAACTATCCACTCTTCCTCTTGGATTTAGGTCAGCAATAGGATTTCCTCCCTTCATTCTTGTTTGAGTGGGTCTTTTGACCTTATTACTCAAAACCTTTTCAGGGATTTCTTTACCCCCTCCAAGTTTGCCTTTTCTATCTCTTACTGCTTTTAAAATATTTTCCCAATTATTCATCTTAATCAACTCTCCTTTCGGTTCTGTTGTCATTGTTTTGATTACCTGCATCTAATGGTAATCCCGAAAGTCTCTTATCGGGTGCTACGCTCATCCTGCTTTTATTCCTTGTGGCGGGTGGGTTCTCTTGAGGTTTCCCTCCGCCTTCCATAGCCTGTTCTTGCATCTGCCCTAGTTGTGAAGCATCAATATTTGTTCCTGCATAGGGGTCAGGAGCCGCTTGTTCTCCTTCACCTTCTGCTGGCGGTTTTTCTTCGGGTTCAGGTTTCTTAAAAGTAAAGTTACCATCTTCATCCATATCAACATCAAATCCTAAATTTTTAGTTGATGCTGCGATATTAACTTCTATTTCACGCTTACGAAGAACAGCAATTTCATCTTCTTCTTCGCTCGGTGGTAATTTCAAATCCCAATCTGTAATTCCAAATTGTTTAACAAGGAACGGAAATACATAATTATTATACACAGTTTGTGCTTTTTGAACTGCACGATTTGTTACGAGGATTTGCATACCTTCATTGTTTAATCCACCGCTTGTAGTGTTATCAGCCATGAATACTTTACTTACACCATAGAACGCTGAAATTCTATCTCGCAAATCATCTTTAACAGAAACATAATCCATTTCCTTAAGACTATCCATGAACTTAATCCATTCAACTGCTCCCTTACCACTTTCTGCTTCAATTCCCATAACTGGGATAAAATGAGGGTCAGCCTCCATTTTTTCTTTTACTGAACGCCAAAAAGAACGCATTGAGTCCATATTTCTAGTTTGAACTGCAAGTAATCCTCTCGGCATTCTGCTCTTAGTATAAGATTGATTAACATAGTTTTCCATAGCAATAAGAGTCATAATATTATTAAATAAAGTAATAACAGGAGACATACCATAAAGACGAGAAGGACTATATTTACTAAAATGTAATACTTCTCCCTTTAAAAAGTGCTGGTCTTCCCCATTTACTCTATTAACATAATGAATAGGAAATAAATTACTATCACAGACTTCACATCTTTCGTGAGGGTCAGGATGAATGACTCCACGATGATTTACACAAGTGAAACCTTTAGTTCCTCTTTGTCCATTTTCATCACTATAAATAAACATAGTAACTGGGTCGCCACGATAAATTTCTTTAATTCTATGCATTCTAATTTTACCATTACCATCAATAAAATATTCTTTAACCAAAACAATGTAAGCATCGTCCATGATATTTAAATCATCTTCAAGTTCTTGAAGAACATCAATAAATAGTTGTTCAGATTTATTAACATATCCTTCAATGAATCTTTCAGCATATTCTAATTGTTTAACATCAGGAATTTTTAAATCAGGACTTTTACAACGAGAACATTCTTGAACAGGTCTTTTATGTTCTTTTCCACAAGAATTACATAGTGCTTCATAAGACTTTTCCCAAACATATCCTCTTCTAAAAACTTCTTGTTTTAGTTGAGTAATACAAGTTCTAGCAATAACAGATTGATTAACAATATTATAGATAATTGGGCCAGTCATCATGTGATTGGTTTCCCTTTCTTGGATGCCCATATTGAAAACTTTTCTATCAGCAGGTTTAGGAGTTTGCCTCCTAAAGAGGTTACTAAAACTAAATCTTCTGCTATCTTCAGCCATTGATTACACCCCCTGTTTAAAGCCTACGCTATTCCTGCCTATCAACGCTTCGGTTAGGGTCGTCCACTATCCTCAACATCATACCTTTCATTACTTGAACGAAGCATTTCTTCAAGAATACCCTTTAAACACATAACTTGCTTTTCAGGGCGTTTATATCCAAGTTTAAGATAGTAGATGACCATTCTTTTATTAATATCAGATAAATTACTAAAGCGAACATATTTAGTTCTATCTTTTGGTAATTTATCAGAAACAATTCCTTCTTTTAATTCTTTCCAAGTCATTGACATTAATATCACCACAATTTTTTACAGGCTAAACATTTAGGAGTAGTAATTCTTCCTTTACATTGGTCACAGTTATGTCGTGCTTTGAAATTAGCACGACGCTTTTTGTTAGTATGTGTTCCGCCACCACGATTCTTTCCTTTTCCTTTGTAATTACCATAACCCTTCGCACCAGCATGAATTTTCTTTCCTTCGTGAGTAAGCATCATAATTTTCTTACCTTCCCTATCAGAAGCATAAACACGACCAACTCTCATATCTTTTTTGTCTTTCTTTAAAATTTCTTCCCATACCATAATATCATCTCCTAATAAGGCTTTGTCCATAATTTTGCTTCATCAATTTTACAAGTCCAACAGCGTTTGGAAATAGTTTCTTTTTTACATTTTCTACAAACGGTTGCGTATCTAATTTTTTTAGGCAGTTTTGTTCTTACTCTATGCTTAAAAACATCATAATGTCTGCGAGGCATTCAACCTTTCCTCCTTTTATAAGTTTTACAAGCGGCACAGGTTGGTCGGCATCTTTGCTTTGTTCCTTTAGAAGCATCCTTTCTTCCGCAAGGTTTTGTTCCTTCCTTATCATCTTCGCAAGATTGACAAGAAACCCAACCTTTCTGTCCATCTCCACCTCTTCTTGAAAACCAACCGTGAAGTCCTTCCTCTTTTTCTCTTTTGAAATTATCTCCGCCTTTTTTTACAGAATTACCCCAATTCTTTGCACCGACCTTTCGGCATTGAACCAAAGCACCTGAAGCATAAGCAGAAGGCCATTTCTTATAACGACTCCGCACCTTATGATAACAGGCATCTTTTTCCTTTATGAGTTCTTCAAACCATAAGGACATTTAAATCACCCTTCCAAACGCTTCCTTTTTCTTCCACATATAACTTAATATATGTATGCATTCTTCCTATCGCATAATTGTAATTATTTCCTGATTCATACATATAATCTGCTATTTTTAATTCATGTAAAATTTTATTAAGTCTTTCATTGTCGTGTGATTTTCCTCTATTTAAAGATAAAATGTTTTTTGCTGTTTTAATAATATGTTCTACTGCGCTATCATCTAATCCTTTCTTTTGTCTTAAATAAGGCGTGGAACTTTTAATAACTGTTCCGATTTGTTCAAGCGAATCCATCACAGAAATTTTACAATTATCTTTATATTTTTGAATATCGTCAAGATTAATATTTTCTTTTGTCCAATCAAATCCTACATGGTCTTTATGATTTTCCCACTTCATTAATTTAAAAATTTCATCACATCTATTTTTATACCAGTCTGCTTTCTTGTATGATTTCTTCATACGAATCAATTCAAGAAGCAATTCAGCATTACCTTTCTTTAATCTAAAATGAGGTAAGCATTTTGTTAAAAGATTAGAAACATCTGCCTGTGAATAAAAATTTAAACGATTAATAAGACGAGTATCTTGTGGTGATTTTTGGTCTAAGTGCATACGGCCAAAACCAATTGATTTGTGCATTTCTTGCATAAAAGCCTTACCTCTTTCACCAGTAGCAACTAAACCTACTCTTGGGTTCATATTACGGTCAAGAGTAATATAACCATCAGAGTCAATAAACGCAGCAGTATAAGCCCAAATATTTTTCTTTATCATTGAAGGAACTTTATAGTAAGAACCCTTCACAGAAACAATATCTAGTTTTTTAATTGCCTTTGAGATAGAATTAGGGCTTGCCGCTTTATGTAAAGTAGAAGGCATTCTTTCGTGAATACTTGACGCATTAATTCCTGGATTTTCACAAACCATTTTGAGAATAAAATCATTTTGTCTTTCATTTTTTGATTTAGTAAGTGATTGGTCAGTAATTTTGTTAATTGCTCCTCTAAAATCTTTTTTAGCAGAACTCATAGTTTTATGTAAATCAGAATATTTTTTTCCATAAGCCATTCCTGTTTGCTCAATTTCTGCCTCCCAAAACTTACAAAGAGCATCAATAGTCTCTCTTCTTAATTCAGCACTTTTCATCTTATGGAGTTTTGACAAATCTTTTTCGTTATAGCGCATCTTTCTAAGTGGAATCTGATAATCATTTAACCAAGTTATAGAATCAATACACTTATTTAAATGGTCAGTATAAGCATCAATCATTGTATCAATTGCTTTTGACATTCGTGTTCGGTGTTCTCCTTTTAATGCACGACGAGCCTTTCTCATCTTTCTAACTAAATCGGGAATAGTATGTTCTTGAACAATGTATTCATTAGGAAATTCAGTTAATCTTTTTCTTGCATCACTAGCATTAATGTTAAAAGAATTAGATAATTTAACGATTTCTTCATGCTCAGACATTACATAAGAATTACTAAAAACACTCTTTAATTCAGTATCTAATTGTTCCTCTATGGTATCTTTGACACTCTCTTCTTCTTCGTCTAAATCGGCCAAACGGTTCATTTGTTCAGCCGCTTGTCGGTATTTATCTGCCTGTTCTGTCATATAAATACCTCAAAAGTTCAAGCCTATGGTGGACGAAAAGCCCTGTTGTGGTCGTTGTGGCTCATCACCAAACAGTCCTAAATCATCAAGGAGTATGAAGTTATCCGAGGCTTGGTATGTGGCCGCATTTGCTAAAGCAAGGCTCATCACCATGTCGTCATGCGCCCCAATTCCCTCAAACTTTCCTCGTTCAGTAATCGCAAACATTGACATTTCTTCAATCAATAATGAAGAAACTTTTCTACTCTCTTCGTTGCCGTATGGAAAGTTAATCTTTCCATTTTCAAGAGTCATCTGTAAATTAAGAATAATCTCCTGTTTCTTTCTTCGGGTTGTATCAAAATCATGAACATTTACATCAGCAACTTGCCGAAGTTCTTGAGTAAAGGATTTAGCAAATGTGTTTGTTTCAAACAGAATAACTTCTGGTCTAAAGACCTGATTTAGTAATTTTACCTTTTGAATGTTTTCACGAAACTGAACATTTTTTGCTCTATCAACATAGACAATAGATTTATTTTCATTAGCGTCCATTTCAATGACAGTAATAACATTATAGTCGCCATCTGTTGAAATAGCAGGGTCTACGCCAATAAAATACTTATATCCTTCACGCTTCAAAGGCTTCAATACTAAGTCTTTATTCTTAGCATTCTCTAAATGTTCTGGACTAAACAAAGAAGTTCCTGTTGAAATCGGAACACACATATATTCTCTTGTGAACATCAATGAACCAACTTCCGCCTTACGAGCCATTAATGCTTCATAGTTCCAACGCTCAGGCCATAGCGGTTCGTTTAGTGCGTTTAAACAGGGGTAAGTTCTAACAGTATAAGCAGTATTTTCTGCTAATTGTTGGTAAATATCTGTATAACTGAAAGGAGTTCCAATGACACGCAAAGAAGCGGTGTGGTGAAGAGTAGGAATCATATCACCATAAAACCAATCAGTCACTTTTTGAATACCTGTCATACTAAACTCTTTCAAAGGGTCGTCAATAATAATTTCTTGAGGGTGAAGCCCACGAATCTGCGAACCAACCGACCTCTCAAGGATTTGGTTTCCATTGGTTAATGTAATGTTTCCAATAGCCCAACCTCTTGCGGGTTTAAACTTCTTAAGCATTGGATGGGTGAACATTTTATCAATGTCTCTCATGTGAACGAGAGTCTGCTTTTGGTTAGAAGAAATATAAAGCATTTGATATGGTGGCTCTTCAAAAATTAACTTCCATACAACCCAACTGTGCATAAATACAGATTTACCGTGGTCACGGGAACAAATAATAACTGTTCTTTGGGTAGTGTTCATTAATTCGTGCCATTCTTGAATATAGGAAGGAAAGTCAAAACCTAATACATTTTGAAAGAAATACGGAAATGAATTGCGGGACAATTGCATATCCATTTCGTGTTCAAAATTGAAGGCTTCTAATTCCATTAATACGCCTCCTCAAGTAATTTATCTACTTCTTCTTTTTGTTTTTTACCGATAAAAATGTTTTTCTTTCTATTATCTAAAATAGTCTTGTCAATCATCGGTCTTACATGGCCTATGGGTAATCGCCAGTTAAGTTTTGTTTGTAATATTTTATCTATTCTGTCTCTTGCATTTTGCTTTCTCTCAGCAGGAGATAGTGTTGAAGAAACGGCTGGTTTAGTTTCAGGCTTTTCTTCTTTTGGTTGTGTTTCAGGCTTAACTTTACCTTGCTTAAATGCTTCTAGGCTTGTTAAAAGTTTATTTTTCTCTTCTTCTGTCATTTTTTTATTACGGACTTCTTCTAATAATGCTGCCCCTAACTGCTGAATTGCTAATTGTGGGCCTAAACTACTCATAGTGACTCCATATTTATCTAATACTTCTTTTACTTCTGCAAAGGTTTTTTGAGGAATAACTTCTTCTTCCCACATAGGGTATTCATCTTTTACATCTCCCCTTTTATATCCAGCATCTTCATCAGAATATTGATGTTTAGGTTTTCCATAATCACCGTCATAAATTGTAGTGAAAACTACTGCTAAATCATAAGGATTTGTTGCTTTACCTGCACGAGAACTAGTTTTTGCCTGTTGTGGTAGGGTATCTCCTTTACCAAGCATTTCAAAAACAATTATTTCATTTCTGTTAGGTTTAATATAAAACCAACCATGTTTAGAAGAAGGAGGATTACTTAAAATCTTTTTTGCGAACATATCTAAATCTTCTTCTGTATATATGTCAGTATTTTTAAGATATTGTTCACCCCTATAAATGTAATGCCCACTAACATAAACTCTTTCGTTTGTTGGAACATCTTCGTCCTTTTTAGCATCTCTCATAGAAACAGGTGCTTTACTTTTATATCCGCCAGCATCATGTGGCTTATAAAAGTCAAAATCAACATAACTACTATCTGGCCTCCACTTAAGAATATCTTTCCAAGACTTCTCAAAAGTTGGGAAAATATTCTTTGGTTCTTTTGGTAGTCTCCTATTATTTGGTTTTCTTCCCAATCCTCTCACCCCATATTTTCCATGAATGTTAAGAAATTTTCTTCCTTTTGGAATACCTTGTCCTCTTTTGACTTTACCGACCATTTCTTTGCTAACGCCTGTAAAAACAATAGCAGTTTCAAATCCTTCCAAATTAAGTTTCTTATCTGCGGTTGCTGTGTAAGGCTCTCCTTGTTTGATAACATCAATCATAACATAAGTATTGTCTTGCTTTACATTTGTTCCAAAGAACCAGTATTTTCCTTTCTTTAGATTCATCTCAGTTAATTTTTCTAACCAACCTTTCATTAAAGTAGTCCCTGCATTTGGTATTCTGTCGCTAACCTGTCTTAAATATTGCTGAGAGACAAATGCCTTATATTCTGCTTTACCCTTTGACTTAATATTTTTGTCTTTAAATCTGTCTCTTGTTCCTAAGTCGGGTGCAGGTTCTCCCAACTCAAAATCATCCCAAGTGTTATCGGGTAAGTATTTGAGAAGATTAAACCAAGCAGGAGCAGGGTCGTCAAGATAGATACACTTAGCAAACTCACCCTTACCACGAATAGAACGAATAGCCCAATTACCATTAGGATATGCACTATTCCATTCATTAACTACTGATTCGGGAAGCATTTGTTTTGCTTGTTCCCAATTCTCGCTATCTGGAAAAATCCATCCATTCTGTTTTGCAGTAGAAATCCAACGAGCATTATTACCATCCCTATGTCCAAAAGCAGCAACTAAAGGTTTAGATTGATTTAACTGTGGCTCTCTCGCATCCTGTAATGCACGATTATTTCCACCTATTTCTCTTCCTTTAGCACTAGCATACATTCCACCAACAACAGTATGTGATGGGTGTTCTTTGAAGCCGACTGTTGATATTGCTTTATTATCATCATCAACACGAATAAGCCAGTTATCTAAAGCATAAAGACCAGTTTCTAAATCCTTTCTGCGAGTATAAGGGTCGTCAGGGTTATCCTGAGCAAACCTTCTTTTCATATCTTCATATGAAAATATCGCAGGAAGAACCTTAACCATCAAACATCACCTAAACGATGCTTTGATTAGATAAACCTGTTCACTACTAATACCATATTCTCTTGAAATATTTTCGTGAGAATCAACAGCCTTAATAATCTGTTCCACCTCAAATGAAGTCAAGTCAATATTATCATCAACTTGAAGTTTAGTAATCATCTTATTAATACCGTAATCATTAAGAGGAATTTGTCCGTAAATAACTTGCTTTCCTAATTGTTCTCTAATTGCATCGTGAGCCTTTAATAATTTGTGAAGAAGAACAGGTAAGTCCACTTGAGCCGACTCAAAGATAGCCTTCAAATTGTTATATGCTTTCTTAGAAGCAGGAGATTTTTTCGTAAGAATACCTTGATTCATGTCTAACCAATGAGGCAAAGCAAAAACAGGGAAAGGTTTTCGTGCTTTGAAGTCTTTGTAAAATTGCTCGGCTCTTTTCTTAATAGACTTACCATCAAAGTCTTTCTTTTCTTTTTCCATGCTTCCAGTTTCTCGCATATAATGATGCAATAGTGCGGCAGCATAATTATTGTTTTTCTCTTGAGTGCCTTGACCAAAAATTTCAGTTAATGCGTCAGCAAACTCTTCACCATCAGTAATCAAACCAGAATCAATTTTAACTTCGGGCATAAAGATAACATTGAGAAAATCAGCAATAGCATTCATATCCCCAACATCAATTTCTTCTCTTGAACCCTCAAAAAGAGTATCATACGCACCAGACATAACAGTATCTAAGCCCAAATCAAGACTTAAGGTTTGCATAACCTTTGAACCAATACTAGAAGCAAAATTAGGCATTTCAATAGGTAGCATACCACTATAAATCGGGTCAAAGAAATAAGCAATAGCAGAATCCATCATCTTCTGCAAGTCACTTTTAAAACCTTCTAATTCTCCTCTTAGTTGGCCTTTTTGATTTAAAGACAAGGGAACCTTTGCTCCACCAATTAAACCAACGGTTGAACCTTGTGCTTCTCTTGCTTCAAAATCACTACCTCTTCCTCTTCCTTTGGAACTTCGGGCTTCAACCTCCATTCGGAAATCGTCATCACTTAAAATTTCATATAAGTCATTAAAGAAATTTTTAATGTTATCAATATTTTGAACACTAATTTTTTCTCCATCAACAAAAGAAGGGAATGAATCTTCTTCATAAATTTGATTAAACTTAGCATTATTAAGAACAGAAATAGGCAAGGCCATAACATCAACTTCGCCTTCATCAAGAATCTGAGTATCTTCAACTTGTTCTAACCATTCTTCAACATCTCTAGTAGTTTCTAAAGTAACTCCTTCTCCCTCATCTAAACTATCTAAAATATCATCAAGAACTTCAAGAATTTCTCTTTCCATATCTTGAGTAATAGCAATTAACTTTTCTCCTCTATTATATTCATAAACCAATAAAGGGTCAGTTGATTCTAAAATATGTCCTAATTCATCTTTCCAAGTGTATTCTTCTCCTAATTCAGATAAATCAACAGTATCGCCTTCATTACTACCTCTAGAAAGAGAACTACTCATATCCTGTAATAGTTCTTGGTTCACATCTGCGGCATCAAATTCATCTTTGTAATTTCCTGCATTAGTTTCTTTAGTAAGCATTCTATCCATAGCCAGTTTATAAGAAACAGCGTTAAAGAAACGATGATAACCAGACTCAAATTTTCTATCAACATTATCAAACTTAGCAATATATTCTAAGTTTAAATCATTAAACCGACGAGACAAATCATCAAACTTAGATTGAGTAGTCTCATCCCATTCAATTTCTCTAACTTCAATAAAGAAGTTAGCCATATCTTCTTCAAACTGTTCATATAGGCCACCAATTTTTGCCCAGTAATTATATACTTCAATACGATTGCTTTTCTTAGAAACATCAATCGCTCCTAGAACACTATTAATATCAATAGTAAAAGAACTATATTGAGTAGTTTCTAATCTATCTTCAAGAACTTCTTTTACCTTTTCAAGATTATATCTTAATTCTTCATTAATTAAAGATGTAGGGCCAAGCATCATATTTAGTTCTTTCATCACTTCTGCTTTGGGACTCCTAACATCAATGCTTCCTTTAATTTTTTGATTTAGTAATTGATTAGAAGAAACTCTTGCTCCTTGATTATATAGATTTAAAGACATAATGTTTGAAACCATTCCAGAAGACTGTTGTTGCGAAGCCCGTTCCTGTTTCATAGGCTTGGTTTTCAATTGTTCTGTAATATATTTTCTTGCTGCTTTTCCTTTCTCAGCAATACCCGATAGTGCTTTTTCTCTTTCGGAAGCATCTTCAATTAGCCGAGCCTTATCTCTAAGAGAATCGGTAAAGCGATTTAAAATAGAACGCATCTCGGTTCTTTTCTCGGCGGTTTCTGCTCTCGCTAATCCTTCAAGCCTTTCACGGCTAAGGTCTAGCATTTCTTTTTCTTCCTTTGTTAATTCAACCATCCTAATCACTCACTTGTTGTCTAATGATGTTTGCCTCAAGGAACCTTTTATTAGCAAGAATAACTTGGTTGTCTGGGAATGAGGCTGGATTTTTAACAAATTTCTCAAGATGTAATTTAAACCCTTCAATAATCTGTTTTTTGATATTTTCTATAATGTTAGGCATATTGTCATTTAATTTCTTAGCCGCCTCTTGCGCTTCTGCTGAATCGGGGTTAGCGTCTATGGTCTTAAAGGATTCCCTTACTTCCTCGTCGCCAACCAACTCATCAACTTGAGCAAAGAAACTTAAACTTCTTTCGGGAGTAATTGTCTCTAAAGCAGATGCTTTATTTTCTAAAGTGTCAGCGAGTTTTATTAAGCCCCCACTATCCTTTAATTTTTTACCCATCATAATAATATATGCTTCAAAATCTTCCATGTTTAAAACTTCTTGACGAAGGGTTTCAGTTTGAGCAGAAATATCTATTTCTTTTTTACCTTCTAATCTTTTCTCAGTTTGAGCAATATCTCTTTTGAGATTCTTAATTTTTTCTTCTTGTCTTGAAATAGATTCAAGTTTATCCTTCGGTAATTTTGCTTTTCTTCGCATGGCTGTTTCTAATTTTTGTTTAAGATTAGAAAGTGTTTCCTCAGTCTTTGTTTTTGCACTTTCGGATAACTCAGCAGTTTTACCTCTAACTCCTTCCTTATATGCAGTTTTGGGAGAAACTTGTTTTAATTCTCCTGTTTCATCATCAATAACTTTAATTACTGCATAATTTGCTTTTTCTTTACCTGAATACCATCTCATTATTTTTTGTCCAGATTCATCATATTGTTCGTTTCCATTTTCATCAAGGTCAGGCCCAAGAAACTTTGTGTCATATCCGTCTCTAAAATATTCAACAGTAAAATCTTCACCTTCTTCATAAAATAGTTCATCTTCTAAAGAGTTAATATAAGCAGTAGCCTCTTTAATAGTAAAATTACCTTCAAGGAATGTCAATTGTTCTTTTTGTCTATTTAGTGCTTCTGTGGAAATTATGTTCTGGATTCTCTCACTATCAGAAATAATTTTTCTAATTTCAGAAGTAATTTGTTTTCTAGACTTTGAGCCAAGTCCATCAATACTAGTAAAAGCACGAATATTAAACTTTCTATCAGTAGATGTTTTACCAGCAATTAATGCTTGATAAATCTCTTCAATAATTGTTTCAGTTGCCTGTTCTTCTGTAAGTAACTGCTGGACTCTTATAGAATTAAAGAAAGGTTTAGCCCAATCATTAGGAAAGTCGTTTGTAAGAATAATTTTAACAAAAGGATTAACATTTAAAGATTTAGGACTAGATTTATCCAAGAAAATAACAGAAGCAAAGTCAGAACCGTTTGGAAATTTTTTAGGCCTAAATGCTCTTACACTTCCAGCAATATTATCAACCGCACTAATGTATTTCATAACAGAAGCACCAGTAAAAGGCTCAACGATTTCCATTTTTTCGCCTGTTGCTACAAAAATCTTCTTTTGACGAACTAAATCATCAACTTCAACAGATTCGCTGCCTGAAACAAATAACATTTTCGTATTTGTCTTGCTTCCATCGGGATTTCTCATAATTTTGTTGTAAGTTTGCTTAACCCTGTCTTTTTGCGTAATAGTCGCATCATCGTCAATGATTTCCTTTGTCTTTTTGCTTCTTTTTGGAACCATTAGAGCAACTAATTCACCATTATCTTTTAAATCTGTCAAAATTGAGCCTTCTTTTAGTTCTCCGCCGATTGCTTCGGCAAAATCAGCCAAAAGTTGCTCATTTGATGGTGGATTTTCAAACATAATTACAGATTTTCCTGATTTTTCACGCAAAATGTCCAAAGCATCTCTAATATCTCGGTTGGATTGGAGGGTTCTCTTACCTAAATTAGCATTTTGCTCAATTTCTTCCAAAATTTCATCAACTTTTTGTTGATTTGATTGACTTTTGGCCTCCATAGCCTCATTGAGTAGCCTTCTTACATCATCAATTGTCATAAAACTAGCGGCTTCCTTCAATTTTTGAATATTTTCTTGCATTTGCTCAATGGTTTGGTCGCCAAACGGAGGTTGACCGTATAAATCTTTCAGTTTTTGCAGGTCAATTGTCCCTGCATCCACTTGACGAAGCACATCTTTCAATTTTTGGGGCTCAGTTTTAAGATTTTTAATGTCTTCAACTGCTTTTGCTGTTTGAGCAGCATTAACAATTACAAAGGCCAAAGTATTTTTGTTCGATGGAATCATTTTTAACTGCTCAAACCAACTCATTGTAATTTCTCCTGAATTATCTTTTCCATGAAGGAATGTTCTTTTCATCAGTAGTCCAGCCTTCTCCGCCTGTTCTTTCCCATGATTGGGGATTAGAAAAATATTCTTGAATTAATTCCCATAATGCTTTTCTTTGGGGCAAGTTATCTTCTTGTTGCATAATTTCCATAAGAACGCCCGAAATAGTATTAGAAACACCATATCTACCTCTATTGAATTTATTTTTACCTGAAACTTTTTTAAAGGCCGTTATAAATTTATCAACACCAACATAAGTTTTATCCTTTAATTCATATTGAATACCGCTTCCCATTTGGTCTTTAGTCATAAAATCTTTCATTTCTTTTGGGTTTTCCATATCTTCCCAAGCATTAGATTCTTCTAAATAACTAGGGCCAGCAACGCCCTTTCTATCATGTTCAAATCTTGATTTGATTATATCTTTCCAACTCATTGTAATCTCTCCTGCATTTTTTTAGCGTGTTGTATTCTTTCTTCATTTGAGTAAAACTGAGCAGTAGTTTCCATCAATTGATTGAATTGTTCGGGTGAAGCATAATTGACCCCATTACTCTCAAAGTCATCATAACCGACAAACTCTAGTTCTCCAATCAATTCATCTATTGCTTCCTTAACTTCTTTATCAGAAACCAAAGTATAGTCTAACTTACCCATACCCGCCATTGTGTATTCGGGGTCATCTTCCAAATCAATGTTTTCTTTAGTTTCTTTTGCTTGTTTTATTGTAGGTTTTCCTATATTTTTCATAGGTCTTTTTGTATTGGCTTCGGAACCATAGACAGAATAAACTACGGCTTGATTAAAATAAGGAGTCCAATAGTTCGTATCTTCTTCTGATTGACTTCCTTGATATAAAAAGGGAGTTTCTGTCCCCCCAATAGAATATGGAGATTTCAAAACAGTTTTCCAACCCATTTTAATCCCTCATCGCTTCTTCCTGCTTTTTCTCATAACATGACCTGCATCCTGAAATCCAATTGTCATTGGGTTTTCTTGGGTCTATTGGGCCACTTACTTCTTGAACTCCTTCGCAACCTCTCAATGCAATTCTGCATGGTTTCAATGGGGTTCTAAACTCTCCTTCGTCGGAAAAGTCCACATCGTTCAAAGTGGGAAGAAGGTAAATCTCTCTATGGTCTATCCTTTTAAGAATTTTTTCTTTCCAACTCATTGTAATCTTTCCTGCATTAAAATCTTCCTTTAGCATGAAGTAAATCCTTTTTCTTTAATTCAAACCTTAGTGCTTCAAATGTATCTTTATCATATTTATCTTCTAAGGACTTGATATAAAATCTAATTAATTTTTTTTCTTCTTCGTCAAACTTATCCATATTATCCTGTGCTAATCTAATAAAATTAGATGCGTCATTTTTTACTATATCTTTCCAACTCATTGTAATCTCTCCTGCATTTTACTTTTAATGTCCAACCAAATCTCAGGATTGTTCTGTGCAAGCACTTCTTGAACAATCTGCATTTGTGCGACAATAATGGTGTCCTGTCTCTTGTGAATCAATTTACCCTTAAACTCCATAAGATACTTCAAAGATTCTCTAATCTCTCTTGCTAACTTAGTAAGAGCATCAATCATCTTAGGGTCTAACTCATTCCCCAATTCATCAAAGACTTGCTCTAATCTTAATTCTAACTTAGCAACATTGTTTGAGAGAGAATCAATCTCATTTACTTCTTTTTTGGCTATCATCATGGCCGCAGATTCTTGCACGATTGGCGTTAAGTGGTGCTTCATGTGGCGTTGCACCTGTGCTTTTGTAATGTTCAAGGCCGAAGAAACCCCCTCACTTGAAACATTTCCTTCGGAAAGCGCACTTTCATAATGTTTTCTCATAGGGTCGGTGCATAAAGCACACTTAGGATTTGACGACATTTCATATTCTCCCATGTGGTTTCTTTGATGTTGAGCGGAAGTCCCACTTCGCCAACCATGAACAATATCCATTTCATCACAAGACATTGTGCGGTTTTCAAGAGAGGCTTCAAGTGCTTCCCTTTGTTCACTTTGACACAACCCACAACGCTTTCTAGTTGTCATAGTATCACAAACCACTTTTTAACTTCATCCTTTTTAGTGTCGGGTGCTTTTGCTCTAGGGCTTCTAATATAACTATTTTTAATTAAATTAGCCATAGCACCATTAGTTAATAATTCTATTCTAAAGTTAGGAACAGGGTGAGACAAAACATTGTTGCCTTTAATTGAAGAAAGTTTCTTTCCAGTAATTGCCGCAGTAATTAATCGCTTAAACTGAGTATTTTCCGAACCTGTAAAGTTTTGCGAATTTAATTCATTTCTAAAGCCAGTTAAGTTATACTTACCATTTTTGTAAAATCGCTTAGCGTTTTTAATGACCCACGATTTAACTTGAGGTATTTGGGCTAAGGAATCAGAAGAGACTTTTCTTAAAGTAGGAATAGCAGGGGCTTTCATTTTTTCTAAGCCATCTTTTAGCACTTCAAGCAAACCGCCTTTAGGAAACATATCGCCTCCATAGATTGCTTGATATAGCGGAGGTTCCGCAGTATTGGGTTCTGTGCTACTCCATTTCTCATATCCCGCCATAAGTTTAACTTTAGGATAGCGAGCCTTAAAATAATCATCAAGATAGTGTCCGTAGATAGTTTCTTTTTCTTTTGTAGGAATCCGTAATTTACCTTTAACCATTCTAAATTTTTTGGGTCGCTTAAATTTAATATTTTGTGGATTTAGGGTGTCATCGTCTAAAAAATCTTCTAATAGCGTGATAAACTTTTCAACAATTTTCTTATCTAATTCAGTAAAAATTTGCTTATTTACGATTTCCTTTTCAATTTCATTGAGAACAGTATAAATACCAGTAGAGCCTTTATTTGGAGAATTTGCTCTAGCAACCGAAGAAGTAACATGGTTACTTACTTGCCCTAAAAGGTCTTTAGGTATCACTTTTTGTTTTGGATTTTTAGTGCCTCCTTCTCCTTGAGGGGGTTTTGGGCTAATGTCACTAGTTTTATATTTTCGGGCAGTTTCTTTCCATTTTGCAAAGGCCGCGCCTAAATCAAAAGAGCCGCCAATTTCAACGGGATTACCATTAACTACTTCAATGCTCTTCTTCTCTTTCTTCGGAATCGTCTTCACCCCCATATTTAATGTGATAAATGTTTGAATTAGAGCCACCGTTAAAGGCTACTCCCCCTGCTTCCTTGAGGGTGTCCTCCGTATATATCCTTTCTGCTTTGTTAATATCAGAGATTAGGTTCCTAATCTTCCTAAGTGGTATTTTAATTCTGTCTCTCGGTTCATCTTCAATGGCTTGATTCAAAGCACCAATAATATCATCATAGTTATCAAATGAAGTTAGGCGACTCACTAATTTATTTAAATCAACTTCATAGTGCTTAAGAGAAGGGTCGCCCATGATTACTTCTTCTACCTTAGAAGCACTATATTCTTTTTCTTTTACGGGTTTTTCAATTTTTCTTGCAGCAATTAATTCTTCTCGGCTTCTTGCTAATTCTGGCCCATCACTATCTACAAAGCCAAGGTCAAATAATTTCTTATTGCTTTTTATATTATCTTTATTACCAATATAACTAACTATAGAATAATTATCCTCCGAATCTTTTTGAACCGCCCAAACATAACCATTAGCAATAAGACTAAATTGATATCCGACTTTCATTCCGGCAAAAGGAGTATATTTCATATTTAATGTATTTTCAAATTTTACTAGCATATTTTTGAAATAGAATCCGCCGTCTAATGGCCTTGGGTCATTACTTTCGTCAAAGCCCATCATTCGTTTCATAGCATGACCAAAGACCCTAAAGCCTTCAATTTCAACAGAATCACTTTCTTCCATGTCTGCATATTCTTCAAGCCATTTAGGAACTTCTCCCTCAAAAATTTTACGCTTGAGAATTTCCTCCCATTTAAGAATATCAAACCACATTATGATAACTCCCAATGTTTTTTAACGGCTTGCATAAGTGAGGGGTCTTCGCTTTCAATAATAATTCTAGTAAAATATCCCCCTACAGGAGTTTCAGGGTCGGTCTTACAATAAATAACCAAAACTATTTCACCCACATACTCTGCTGAATCGTCAGAAGAACGCCTAAGAACATCGTTAGAATAATACATAAGAACATATTCTACACCGTTGCTTAATTCTCCGCCTTTATCAATTTCTGCCTCTACGGGATAAGAAAAAGATGTTATTGAATTAAACATTTCATCAACCTTTTCTACAAGTTCACAAGCAATATGTTCAGGCATATTTGACATTGTTGATTCATCATTAAAATAAACTCCTTTATTTCTTCTTGACAGCCTCATTAATCGTTTTTGAAAATTAATCAACTTTTTCCTACATTTATCGTCTACTTTAATGTTGATATTCCTTCCATCGGCATCGCCTTGAAATTGGCCTTGCGATTGGCGACTTAATGAAGATAAGTCTAACTTAAGTAAATTAAACCACATCATGCTCTCTCCCAACAAGATTGGATTTTGTCGTATCTTTCTTTTGCTAATTTTTCACTATAAACTTTCTCAAATCCAACCTTTATCTTGTGGTCTTTCTTAAAGCCATAATTCGTTTCTATTGGGCCTATTAATGTGATAACAAAAGGTGAATACCCTTCTGCTAAAACGCCATGAATATCAAGGCTATAATGGCCCCCACTATAGCCTCTATTACGCCAATTATTTAGAGAAGCGGATTGGGGCGTTGGTTTAGGCCCACTAAAAAACTTATCTAAATTCTCTACAAGCAAACAAAAAAGTTCTTCTGGAATCCCACGGTCAATGTGTTCGTTTGATATGGAATAATTAAACCACGGGTCTTGACCAAATTCATCATATAAGTTTCTAATAAATCTGTAATATTTCTCTTCACATGATTTATCTTCTGAGATATTGATATTCCTACCTTCTGCATCACCTTGTATTTGAGAAGACACTTGGGAAAGGTCTAACTTAACAATATCAAACCACATTCAATCATCTCTTTTCAAGATATTAAACCATTCGCTCTTACCAAAATAGCCCATTCCTCTTTTTTTAGAACGACCTGTTCTTTCCGACATTCTTCTTCTACTTGCTTCGGCGGCTTCTTCATCAAAAACAATTTCTGGGCGATTTTCCCTTTCCATATCTTTCATATACAAAGAAGTAGGCGATTCGTCATCGGTTTTTGCTTGTTCACGAATAGCATTAGGTTCTACAACATCTAAATATAATACGGCAGAAACAATAGTATGTTTAATAAAATTAGTGTAGTCGGGGACATCAATAACTTCAGTTAATGTAGAAGTCAAAGATTTTCCATTATCCATAAATTTTTGCTTGATGTTTTTTAACAAGTCTTGCTTTTCAGCAGAATCGGGATGACCTGCCACAATTTCACTAATATGGCCCTGTCCAATTATTTTAGCAAGGGATAAAACATCAAGTTCTCCTATTTTGTCTGGAATGCCGTCTTCTTTATTAAAATCACTATTTTCTTTAATTTTTTGTTTATTTTTTCTTTCTGAGGGCTGGTCGTTTATAACCTCTAACAATGGACTAAGCCAGCCACCCATAAATTGTTCACAGATAAAATATGCCTCTTCTTCATTAAGAGGAGGCATAGTTTCTTCATAAGTTAATTTAACTGTTTTGTAGGCCAATGATTTAAGTGCAGAGCCTTGAGCCAACTTAGATATAACATTTCCTTGAAAAACACCTTCTACGATTTCTTTCAAATCAACCATAATATCACCTTTCTCAAAAAATAGTCACAATAGACAAACTAAACACAACCAACAGAACCGCATAAACGCTATTCCAACCCTTAGTAAAAATACCGTTGCGGTATTCCAAGTTATCCAACATATTGTCAATAAATCTCTCTAGGTATGCGTCCATGCTATCTCCTCAAAAAATTCTCAAAAAATTTCCGGCGGAATTTTTCAAGTTAGGAATCAGAATTTTTTTACTCACCAAAGTCTTGTAGAATTTCAAAAGCCGCTTCTAAGTGTTTGACCACTTCTCTAATATCGTCAGCAGAATCTTTTGGGAATCCCGCCATAAACTCAGGAGAAAACAACATTCCTATCTTTTCTCCCAAATCCTTTTTAATTCTACGAAGAGTTTGAACTCTTCTTTCTACATCTTCTTTTTCGTCTTGTTTTATAATATCTTCCCACATAACAATCACTTTTTCAGTTCAAGAAAAGTTCAATATTTCTACTAATTTTTCGTATTCGCTATCTATTCTTTCAACGGCTTTTTCAGCACCTTTAACTTTCTCAACTGCGAACTTAGCCATGTCTAAAATATAATCGGCTTTTAAATCTGCTTCATCTTCTTCTTCGCTGTCTCTCAAAACCCCTTCCATTTCATGAATCCTATTTTTCAATCGTATCAGCAATTTTTCTAAAACAGGAAGTAGGTCTTCTTCGTCTTGTTTGATAATATTTTCCCAATTCATCTTAATCATCTCTATCAGATTTTTTTCCTGCTTCTTGCTTATGTTCTCTTAAAGCGGCCACATATTTGTCAAGAGCATTTTTAACTTCTGTATATTCTGCCCCACCTACATAAAATCGTGTCATTTCCGTTTTTACCCGCAAAGCCCTTGCTATCATATCATCTACATTTTGCCTATAATTTTTGTTGTATTTGACAATATTTTCCCAATTCATCTTAATCACCTTAATTTCTCAAAATTTGGCTCGGAATTTTTTTACGACTAGCGTTTTTTTTTATGAATTTTTTTATGTATTTCCAGAATAAAAAATATTTTTTTAATTAATTGTTTATTGTTTATTTTTTTTCTTTTTCCAATTCATCTAATCTTATTTGTATTGTTTTCTTTTTATGATAAAATGGAATAAGACTTTCTTTCAATTCTCGTAGTTTTCTTGCAATTTGTTTTAATTTAACCTTATTCTCAGGTAAAGTTTGAGTATTCTTTTTAGATGTATTTGATTTGATGTCTGCCAAAATATCATTAATAGATTCATTAATAGCAGTAATCTGAGGTAAGACTTCATCCAAACTATTCAATGGATTGCCCCCGTTATACGGAACGAGCCTCACGGTATAAAAATGCCGATGCGAGGGGCAATATGTGGGTTCAAAAGGGGCAAAATAACCCATTTTCAATCAAAGAATATTAATGAATTAACGATTAATTCAGAAAAAAATCGGAAACAAAGCCATATGGTTGTAGATACTTCTATTATAACTATATATATCTATTTAAAACTATTTATTTTATTTATGTCATTTCAATCTATTTATCCTACCATATGGTTTTCTTTGCTACAACCCGCCTTTTGAATGCAAATTGCGCTTAGTGTCGGCTATGGTGGCCTCAACCGAAAAAACACAAAAGAAGGTGAAAAAATGGATATGAACAATCAAAAATTCAACGAAAGAACTTCCGACATTCTAATTTGGATGCAGGAAAACGATATTGGCGCACTAGAGCCAATGATTCAAGGTCAAATTAATTATGGCCGTGGATTGACTGACGAAAAGCAAATCGGTAAGATTTGGAACGCTATTCGTGAAATGTTGGGGACTCTTCCCGAATCCCCAATTAAGCGAGGTAAGCAGAGCAGCCTCCCAACCGAGGTTTCTGTTCTTGTTGATTCTTTGGCTAATGATGCGCTTTCTGCACATTTGACGCTAATCAACACCGGCGACATGAATCTTTTGCTTTGCCGATTGGGCAAGAAAGCAAACGGTTTGTGGGATGATGAAGAATACGGTGATGCTATGGCTAACCGTGTGAAACAATCGCTCATTAAGCGTTATAATCTTGGAATTTGGGACGGAACCCGTGAAGGTCTGTCTTCTCAAGACTTTAGCGTAATTGTGGAGGACTCCGAAGAGGAGTAACCTCCACTTTTGTAAATAAATCGGGAAAGGCCACCATATGCCCCCTTTTCCTATTCTCGCTGGATATACCGGTTAAGCCAGCATAGAACCAAAGCCCTGAACACTCACAAAGTAGTCAAATGTGGGCGAAGTATTGTAATACCCAATAGACCGACGGTGAGGGGTTTCTGACGCTTCCGATATTTTGATGAAATGCAAACGATAAGTAGGGGTGGCGGTTTTCTTCTCCTTTTGGGGGAAAGCGCACAAAAGAACGATAACCCACATGGCGGCATTTTTATGCCCTGTGTTGAAATTGGGAGTTATTTAGTAATTGTGCGCTTTCTCCCAGTCTCCGAGGTTGTTTTTAGTGAAACTAAGCAAAGTGAGACACAACCATATGGTTTTCTTTTGTAAACTCGGTTTATTATGACATTATTCCCAAAATAACATGAAGAAACATCTTTCTTTCAAACCCATAGGTGAAATAAACCCAAACATCATTGAAAAACACCAAGCCCTCTTTATACGCTCGGTGAACAATCAAATAAGATATGCTAGCATTGTCACAAAAAACGAATGAGGCTCCGCCCGTTTTGATGTCGCCTGTTCGGGCATCATGTATTTTTCCCGAAAAAATGGGATTGTGCAGGGAATGATAGAAAGAGGGGAAAACAGGCTCTTTCCCCTCTTTCGCCCTGCGAGGTAGTTTTAGTTAATTTACGAAAGATTTACTACCATATGGTTTGCTTTGCAAACTTGGTTTATTATCCCAAATACTCCCAAACAATGCCGTAAGGTGTGTAATCAAAAAACAAAGGAGATGAAAAACATGGACGAAAAAACAGCACATGAACGGGCTAACGAGATTCTCGCATGGCTCAAGGTAAATGGAGAAACCGCAGGGGCTTTGGCTCCTATGGTTGAGGGCCAATGTAATTATTTGCTTGCCCTTGAAGACGACAAAAACCGAGGAAAGGTTTGGGCGGCTATTCGTGAGATGCTCGGCACTTTGGAGGAATCCCCAATTAAGCGAGGGACTCGCTCAAACCTCACGGCAGAACAAGACGCAGTTATCGCAAATATCGGCAACCGCATCATGCAAGCCTTTGCTCAAATTGGAGAATGGACTTTGATTCAACAGGTTTTCCCCGAATCCACCCGAAAGGGTCAATATGGGGATGTGGAGGCATACGCCGACCACATGCGCCGAAAGGCCGAAACCAACATGAAAACGGCAATTCGTGAAGAACGCTTTACGGGTCTATTTGATGGTGATTCGCAAAATATCACCATCACGCCAGCAGAACCCCCACAAAACGCTGAAAGCGGGGAGGCTCAAGAGTAATCTTGAGTCCTGCGTTGAGATTTACACACACCAAAAAGGCGCAAACGGCTCCCTCCCCTCAAAATCGCACTAATACCCATCTAATGCGGGTCACTTAGTTTAAGCGAGAGGGGGGGGATGCCCCCTTTGGGGTTATTTTCTACGAAAACTTGCAAAGTAAGATGCAACCATATGGTTTGCTTTGCAAAACCAACTTATGTATTTTTATGCAAATATTTATTGCATCAACCGCACAAACCGCAAAAGGAGATGAAAAACATGAAAATGAAACATACACGAATAGAACAAATCTATGGAGGCATCAATAACAAAGCATTCGGGGATAATACCCCAATGGTTGAAATGTTGCTTGAGCAGGCGCTTTACGAAGCAAACGGAGATTATCAAAGCCGAAAGGCGAAACCGTTCTGGGATGCCGTTATTGCACTTGTTAAAGCCTTGAAACCCGAAATGTTTTCACCAAACCGCATACCTCGCCAAATTATGAGCGTAATTGACGACATTTATTCAATTGTTCTCGAAAAGGAAGGAATGCACCTTTACAGGATGAAAGAAGAATTGGGATTCTTGCCTTTCTTGCCTCGTGGCCGCAGTTGGCTCTATGACCGAGACTGTGAAGGATTGAACGCTCAAGCCCATGTAGACCATATCGCTTTAACACGGGCAAACCACACCCGAAACATGCTAATCAAGGCATTTAGGTCGGGTGCTTGGGATGGTTCCCACGATACGATAAATACGGTGTTTTCTACCGGAATTATGCGTGGGTGCTATGGGCCGGAGGATTGCCGTTAAGCGGTTTAACGGTGGTTGATGCAACAACGGGGGGAAAGGGGTCTTTCGACCCCTTTCTCTCCACTTGTGGTTTTCAATCATTATTCACAAAGAAAGTCTCAAACCATATGGTTTGCTTTGGAAACCCGACTCTTTAACCAAAAAATGCCTGTTTAATGTCCAAAGGGCAACAAACCTAAACAAAGGAGAGAAAAACCATGAGACTGAAAAGAGAACATCAAATCATTCGGCTTGAAAACGCCATCGCAAAAGGGATGGTAACAGACGACCATGTGCTAAATGCCTTAGAATTGACTTTAGGCCTTTATCATAGTGCGTCGGAAAACAATGCAAGGCAAAGCGTGTATTGGACGGCTATTCGCCACATCGTGAAAATGCACGATTATGGGGTTGATGCCTACATGAAGGGAAGAATCCCCCATACCGTTAAACTCAAAATCCATGAAATTGCCCGTGTTGCCCGTGAAGAAGTGTATGAGGCATACCTCAACATTCACGACAAACTCGGCTTTTTGCCCATAAAGGTAGATTCTGAGGAATTGCACCGAGCCGATTCAATCGCCCATTCTGCATCCATGAAGGTCATGCGCTCAATTGAGCGAAGGCTGACAAACGCCTATAAAGCGGGCGGTTGGGACGGAAGCGTAGAAAGTGCGCCAAATCACTTTGGACAGCGTTCTTTAGACGCACCAAATTTCAACGGAGGTTTTGAATAGGTTTGACCTCCCCTTTGGACATGCACTCCGATTTTGGCTAAATCGGAGCATCACGCATTAGCCCCAAAGCCCGAATTAGCCCGTAAAACGGCTTTTTCGGGTGGCGGGGTTCTTAATATATATTTTTAACGAAAGTAGCAACGAACCATATGGTATGGTGAATTAATGCCTTCAAGCGCAGGTCTATGTAATACAGTATCTCTTTCTGCAACATTATTTGGGTCTAATTAAACCTACACAGAATTAACAGGGGTTTGAATGTAGTAAATTCAATTGGACATATACCCATATGAATAATAATACTATATTATATTCAAGTCGCCAGAAGTTTGTCATGTTTTTAACATGGGTGTGACAAATATCAGAGAAGATATGAGAGGGTTATGACCCATAAGCATATTACTATTATATATTTAACATTATTATCATTATTAACATACCATACCATACCATACCATACCATATATCACCATCTTATATCCCTCTCATTTCTTAGGGGTTATACAAAATAATACCTTTATGAAAATGAAAAACATGTTAAACATGACAACAATGTTAAACATATCATAGTGCTTAGGTTATGTATCACAACCTACCCCAAAACAAATTATCACGGATGTTAAACTTGCGGCTCTTTATCAAGGGTGACGGTTTCGTTTCTTTTCACTTTTCTATTTTGAAGATAAAAATGAAAATGATGTAAAAATAAAACGAGGATTGCAAAAATAACATGCCGATTATGACAAGGTTATGAAGCACAAGTTATGCCTAAAATAGAAAGTTAGAGACATTTGAGTTATTGTTGCGCCTTATATACTAATAACAGGTAGGAAGTTTGCCTACGGGCAGGATATGATAACATGGATAATGTGAAATGGGAAAGTCTCGTTATTGAGATTACCGAATACCTTGAAGCCGATGACAGTTTGGATGCCGCACTTCGCCAAGTGGTTGAATTGCACCTCCAAGTTGGACAAGAAAACGAGAATGAGCGAGAAGCCGCTAGTAACGCACTAAAGGCTCTTTTGCGAGGCCGTGACGGAACTCCGTTCCGCCGTGGACAAAAATCTGCCGTTCCTGCGGCGGTAAGAGTCGCAATTGACCGTATTTGTGGCGTTGTTGAAGAAGCCGCCCTTGGTTTCTTTAACCACGACCCAATTATGAGTCAAATTCTCACACAACACGCAAAATCCGGTGGCGGTCTTTTTGAGAACGATGCCGCATATGCCGCTTCTGTTGTGAAGAGAATGCGAAACTCGCTTTCGTCCCAATATAAGGACGGTTCGTGGGACGGTAGCGTTAATTCTCTACTCGGCAACGAAGAGTGATTTTTCTCTTTTTGGGAAACACCCCTTTAGAATAAATTAGATTTTTCTCCCCCTGCGGCTTTCTCTTCGGAGATTGCCGTAGGGGGTTTTTTCATTTTTAGAATCAATTGATTCGTTTTGCAGATATGTTTTGAAGGTTGCGGGTGAGGTCAGGGAGCCTTTAAGAAGGCGGCGACCCCCAAGTGATGAGGAAGGCAATAAATTGCTTTTCTCGCAAACTTCGGTATTTTTCATCAACCGAAAAATATTCTAATTCACGCTAAGGTGGCTGAGTATGGTTAAAAGCGCAGGGCTTAAACTCCTGTCCGTAACGGTTCGTAGGTTCAAATCCTACCCTTAGCACTATTCACGGTCGGGTGAGACATAGGGGGCATAATTAGCATGGCTTCTTAATTGAGGCTTTTTGTCTCCCCGACCTCCTATTCACACAATAGCAAAAACACAGGAGAAATAAAAATGAACAACGAAGAAAAAGAAATGGTTTCAGTTTTGGCTGAACACATTAAGCAAGAAGCACGAAATAAGCAAAGAGAATCATTGATGGAAATGCGTAAAGTATTCTACGATTATATGACTTCTCAAGGAATGGAGATGCCCGAACTTTTTAAGCAAGGGGATTTTATTGACTTTTTCGTGAACAACTGAGGTAATAAAAATGATAACAGGAACAAACCAACAAGAAGAAATATGGGACGAAATGGAAAACGGTGATAACCACATGGTTATCAAAGCGGGTGCAGGTGTAGGGAAAACCTTTACAATTGTAGAAGGTTCTAACCGCATTAATGCAGAAAAGATGGCATTTTTGTGCTTTAACAAATCCATCCAGACCGAATTAGCAGACCGACTTCCTCAAAATGTAGAGGCAAAGACCTTTCATGCGCTCGGTTTTGCGGCCATTCGTGCGGCAGGTATTCGCACAAAAGTGAACAATTACAAGGTAAAGAACATCATTGATGATTACCACGGAAAGGACTTCAATGCTTATCCTCTCGTTAAATTGATTGGGCTTATCAAGGGTTCTTTGATTGACGGTAGCGATATTCGTAGTATTCGGGGCTTGATTGACAAATATAACATTGAGTTTGAGTCCACAAGAGAAGAACAATTAGCAATCACTTCAATTCCAGACATTCTTTCAGAATGCTTGAGGATTACTCATCAAATTGACTTTGACGACATGATTTGGCTTCCGCTTAAAAAGAACCTTCCTTTCCCACGATTTGATGTATTGTTTGTTGATGAGGCACAAGACTTCAATGAAATGCAACGAGAGTTAATTTTCCGTTGTGTTCAAAACGGACGATGTATTGTTGTTGGCGACCCAAATCAAGCAATTTACGGCTTCCGTGGTGCTGATAGCGATTCAATGGATATTTTCAAAGAACAACTTGTGAAAACTAACCGAGGTGTTCAGGAATTTCCTTTGAGTCTCACTTGGCGTTGTCCAAAATCCGTTGTTGCCGAAGCAAACCGATATGTCCAAAATTTCAACTGTCGTGAAGATGCTGAAAATGGGACGGTGCGTGTAAATGCACCATTCAATCCTATTGAGGGGGATATGGTTCTTTGTCGGTATAATGCCCCATTGGTTTCCGCTTTCTATGAATTGATTCTTCAAGGAAAGTCAGCGTATGTTTTGGGTCGTGACATGACAAAAGGCCTAATTGCTTATACGGGCAAAATTACCAAGAACGGCAACATGGGAACAGATGAGTTTATTCAATTGCTTGATACTGACTTTAATACTACTTACAACCGATTGATGAAGGCTGATAAGATTAACCAAGCAAATACGCTTGAGGATAAATATAATTGCCTAAAAATCTTTTCTGCTAGGGCTACGACTGTTCGGGGCATCATTGAGGAAATCAAAAATGTCTTTGACAACAGCGAAAAAGGAGAAATTATGTTGTCCACCGTTCACAAGGCAAAGGGACTTGAAGCAGACAATGTTTATATTCTTGCTACTGAGAGAATGCCTCATCCAAAGGCAACCAATCCAAGGGAAGAACGAAACATCTGTTATGTGGCTATTACTAGAGCAAAAAAGAATTTGTTCTATGTTGGGCCAAAACCGGGAAATTGATTATACTCCACCAACTCCTGTGATAGAAGGTAAGTGTGACTTCTGGAGAAATTGACGCTCAAATGGGTGCAAAGCCCTAAAGAAAACATAGGAGAAATAAGAATGAAAGAATTATTGAAAATATCTGGGTCTGAACTGGCCCTTCTTTGCTACATTAAAGAAGTAGCGAGGGAAAGAGAACAAAATATTGACCTACGACCTCATGTTGTTGTAGAAGTGATAAACGAACTACTTGAAGCATATACGGAGGATTAAATATGAAATATGAAGAATTTATGAAAATTACAGATAAATGGTCGGACAACGATAAGTTGCGATTTTTGATGGAATACCCTGTGTATCACAAACTGATTATGCAATTTCTTTTGCACAATTGGCGAGATAGTGTTGTTGTTGATTTTGAAGAAATCAGGGCCTTTGCTAAGACTAATGACATTTTGACAATTACTGATTTAACGGAGGAAGAATAATGGATGAAGGATGGAGAGAACACATAGATGAATTAAAATCCCGAACAAAAAAGTCAAAAATTCATGATTTTCTTGAAAATTTAGCAGATTGGGGAATAAACAATCAACACCATGTCATTTTATGGGAAGCGATGGTGGCTATTATTGAAGCAGACGAAAAAGGAGATTTTGATGGACTATTGGGGGATGAGGAATGAATTGCTCACATGATAATTACGAATTAACATCAGAAGACTTATTTGTTGAAGAACCATTTAATGTGATTTATCAACACTTTATCTGTCTAGATTGTGGCGTTAAAGGGGAACGCACATATAAAATGCCCATTGAAATTACATGGGAAGACCCTAATCAAACTAAATTAATTTGAAAAAACAGGAGGAATAAAAATGGAAATTGAAATTGAAGCACGAAGAGAATTAGGAACAGGTCATTGGGATAAGAAATTAATGCAAAATCTTACTTCTCTTTCTATTGCAGATAATTATAACGAAGCGAAAGATGAATGGATTGCTACCGGAAATATTTGGTGGGAAGGAATGGGTGGAGAATATCCACAATGGATGAAACACCATGGAAAGTGTCTATGTGGGCATACGGTCAAATACCACTTTCATATTCAGAACACGGAAAATGGCGTTGAAGAAGTTGTTGGTAGCGACCACATTAATACTTATATGATTAAGCGTGAAATTTCGCTTTCTACTGGAATTAGTGAAGAATTTATTACTGAACAACAAATCAAAGAATGGCTCAATGTTCGCATTGAATCTATGAAAGCCGCCGCTTGGTGGCTAGCCAATGGTGAGCGTTTTACTGAATTGTTTGAAGAAGTCCGTGAATATGATTTAAGAATCAATGTTCGGGAAAAGAACATTGTTTGGAGTCATTCCGAAGGAAAGTATGTCTATGATACTGTTCTTCGTAAAAAAGGAAGTGGTTCACCGATGGATGGCGATTATGAAATGGCTTCCGTTGTTTGGCGTTGGAATCATCCCGATAATTCAAGAAATCAGCGTGATGGGAGAGGCTATCCAAACGAGCGTCTTATGCAAGATTTGTATATTTTGCAATTTCAAATCATGCAAATGAAAGAAAAATTAGATGAAGAAGATAACGAACTTCAAACTTTGACTCAACAAATGCTTGAAAAACAATCAAATAATGTTCAAGAAAAACAGCAGTTATCCTTTGAAGAACGGTGCAGTTATTTTGGTATTCCTGCGTTTGATTCGTCTTGGGGCTATAACGATTGGACACGGACATTCCTTGCCGATATGAAGCGTTTGATGACGGCTGGAAGAGATTTGACTCAATCCCAACAGGATAATTTGTTGAAGATTATTCGGGGCAATCAAGCCACCGATAAACAGATGGCTTATTTGCGAGATTTGGGATATGATGGTGTTCATCACCTCTCTAAATCGGAGGCATCTAATCTTATCAGCAAGTATTTGTTGCAGGAGAACATCTGATTCCTTGTTGGAGGCAGTTTTGCGTCTTCACAGGAAAAGTAGGTTTAAAAAATAAAAATGCAAGTCTTCAGGTATGGTGCATTTTCCTACAACGGGGTTTGTCAAGTAAAAAAGAACAAAGTTGTTTACCTCACGACATATAGGGTATTTGGTTGGTCTTCTGTCCTGTTCTTTTTTGGAACCAATATGGTTCCTTCCCCACCCTTTAAGGTGATACTATGTTTAAAAGATGGTTTAGCAAATATAAAGTAAAAGAAAAACCTATCATTAGATGCGGAGACTGTTTTCTTAAGGCACACTACTATATACAAATTAGATTCCAGCCAATCGGAGAAAGACCGCTAGATGAAAAAATAATAATTCCAATATGTAATGATTGTTATGAGCAAATATATGAAAGATATAACCCGCAAAGACTCCCTGCGCCTGTTCAAGTCGGAGTATTTGAACAGACGCATTAAACACGAAATGCGGAGAAGAGAAATTTATAAAGAATTAAGAGGATTAGGTATGCCCTCTTGGAAAGCATACCAAATATCAATAAAAAAAATGGTGATAAAATGAAAGAAGAAATATTAGTTAGAAAACTACAAGAAGAACAATATGGCCCTATTAGCCAACCCACCGATGAAAACACGGTGCGAATAAAAATTAGGGGTTTCAGGGAAGTGCTTGAAAACGACTTAAAAGCCTTTTTGGAAAATCCGTCTGCTAAAAACTTTTCAGGACTGAAAATGAGTATGTATTGGTATCAATATTGGATGAAGAAGGCCGTTTATGAAGAGGTAGAAGAATGAATATCTTTGCGCTATCCAGTAATCCCGTTGAAGCCGCACAACAGATGATAGACAAACATGTTGTGAAAATGCCTACGGAAAGTTGTCAAATGTTGCATACAAATCACTTGTATTTCCATTACAAAGGCATTTATGGTGTAGAACCTTCTCTCAAAGATTTGAAGAAGTTTCATGCTCACATCAATTCTAAGTTAATGAAACCGGCCATGCTTAATCATCCTAGCACTATTTGGGCAAGAGAAACCAAGGCTAACTTCATGTGGTTGTATGAACACGCACTTGCGCTTTGTGAAGAATATACTTTCCGTTACGGAAAAGAGCATGGAACGCAAAAGCGCATTTTAGATAGCATAACATTTGATGCTAGTCCTTTTAACAAAACACCATTAACTATTGCGATGGCTGATGAATACAGGCTAGACCGTGATGCTTACTTTGCCGAAAATCCCAACTTAGGTGATTGGGACTTTGTAATAGAATCTTATCGTCATTATTATCTTGAAGGCAAATGGAGATTTGCTTCATGGCGTAAAGACCGCAGACCAAAATGGTTCCCAAAAAACTGGTATGCAAAAAAATACAATCAAGAAATACGAAACTTTAATGAAAGAAACAATGCAAATTTGAAACTTATGGAGGAATAAAAATGATAGAATGTAACAAATGTAAAAGTTTAGTTTGGAAGCGTAAGATTCGCATGGGAGAATATGATTGTCATTGTCCCAAATGCGACCATAACTTTACTTATATTGATTATCTGGGGGAATAAAAATGAAAATTACTTGTATTAATTGTCAGAAACAATTTGTAACGACAACAAATATATTTGGTGTTCCAAACCACTACTATTGTGAAGGATATTGTCGCAACAACGCACGATATGGCATAATTTCATACGGGTGCTTGTAAATGGTGATTAAAATGAAAACATGCAATATGTGTGATGGGTCAGGATATGTTGTTCGTGAAGACCATATTCATGATGTTTTGGTAAAAGAACGATGTGATTCTTGCCTTCAAGAAGATAGGCAAAAGGAAGAAATATATAATAACATGCGAGTATTGCTGGCCTCTGTGAGTCCTCAACTTCTTGCTCAGTATTTGTCGCAAGTTATTATTCATGTTGGTGCAAATAAACATAGTTTAGATGCACTAGAGCAGCAAATTCTTGCAAAAAACAAAACTGGACTTCTAAGTTGGATTTCCCTCTTAGAATGAAAACAATGGGCGTATGGTGTAACGGATAGCATTCTGGCCTTCTAAGCCGGAGATGGGGGTTCAATTCCTCCTACGCCCGCTATTTCAAATAAAGTGTATAGGTGGCTTTTTAAATGACCTACGGATGGGTGCGATGCCTAAAGGAGAAATAATTATGTATCTGAAAGAAAAAAGAAAAGAAGTAGAGTTTAGAATTGTAGATGACGAAGAGTTACCTCCAATTATTTTCTCTCAAAATGAGAATGATGAAGTTAAGGTAGTGATTAATACTTATCACAGGACTTGGATAATGCTACACCGTAGGACTATTCTGGGTGCTTTAGATGCTTTGGGAGAGAAAATTGATACTATTCTAACTGCATATTTGACGGAACAAAGACTTTTTGAAAAACAAGACAGGGAGATGATTTAATGTTTAAGGGACTATTGAAAGGAATTTTTATCTTTAGTATTTTTGGGCCACTATTTTTCTTAATTCACGGAGATGATTGGGAATGAAGCAAACATGCTTTTGCGGCTATACCGGCCAAATGACGAATTGTGACGCTTGTAAAAAAGCAGTTTGTCGCAGTTGTTCTAAACTAAAAGTCATCAAAGGCGATGTTCATGTGATGCATGACATTTGTCTTGTTAAAAAACAAAGGAAGTGAAAAAACATGAAAGGAAGAAACATGAAAGGAAAGACAGAAAATGATGCCCTTTATATGGGTGAAGAACATGGAAAGAACAAGGAGGAAGCACAATGATTACGATGCGGATTTTGAACGAGACTGGACACACCGAACTAACCTTGGAATCAACCGAGGTTATTGAACAAATTGAAACTCACCCTACTCATTGGGTGTTTATCAATGGTGAATTGATGGCTAGAGAGTCAATTCAAGAAATTGACTGGAACACCGTTCAAAATGTGGATTTGACCCCTGCTATTGTTGGCGGGCAATAAAACCTCATTGGTTCATTTTTGGGGGGAGGGCGACCTCCCCCGTAAGGAGGGGTATAGATGGATTTAAAAAATTTTATTTCAACAGACGCTCTCTGCCTCCTTTTCAAATTGAATGGTTGGTCTGCTCCAAAAACAATAGAAATTGAGAACCTAGGAATTTTTAAACCGGATTTTTATGAAACAGGTCATGTTTTGGTTGCTTCTAATAAAGCAATAATACAAGCAAAAGGTCACACAATTGTCAAATATAAAAATAAGACTTACGAAGATGTTGCTTCTTTATTAAAAGAACATGGTAATGTTGCAGTATTTGATTTCAAAAACTGGGCCTTTGAAGTAGAAAAGGAATGGGTTCTTTTTAAAGACGGAGAATGGATGACTTCTTTCACAACTTTAGATAAATTACCAAAAAGAACAAAGTTTCGCTGTTGATTATTATGTTGTCTTTTCAAGACATGAAACTAGTTTGTAATTCATATCTTGGGTCATTTAGTGCAATAAATCAAAAAAGACTTTTGATGGCCTTAGCCTCATGTGAAGAAATGAAAACTGAGCGTGAGAAAAAATTTAGACTGTATAGAATCCTGCATCTTATTCTTTGGGATTTTGAAGAAGCAATTGAAATTGGTTTTGTCAATTTCATAAACTATAAATTCCCAGAAAGACTAGAAGCAATTAAATACCATACTCTCAACAAAGAAATGGATTGTTCTTGTAATATCTGTAAATTAATGGAGATACCAGCATGAAAGAAAAAGACCCAGAATATACCAAAAGTCCTTGGTCTTACAAAAAAAGAGTCGCCACCAAATGTAGGATTTGTGGGGGACAATTACTTTTACCAGAAGAAAACAAATTAGAAATGCACAAAGAATGCAAAAATAACATAAATGATAATATATATATGATGTGATATAATGATAGACTATGATTTTGATTTTAATATTAAAAAACCCGATGACTCACAAACCAGTTGGACAGTCAATTGTTCAGTTGTTGTTGAAAATCCTGATAATTTAGAAAATACTCTGTTTAGAAAAATCTTTCCTAGGCATAGTGTTTATCATATTACAGAACGAAAGTCGTCAAAAATAACCTCTTATCCAAACAGACAAGCAAAAGACCCTGTTCATGGCGGAATTGTTCAACAAATTAAAACTATGATTCAAGTCCCACGAAAACGAAGAAGGCAATATGTTGAAAGAATGGCTGAATATAGCGGCATCCTTAAAATTGAAGGTCTGCCTATTCTCCTTGCTAAAAATGATATTCGCTATTCTATCAATGGGAGAGCAGAGTCTCTAGAAAGAATTTCTGATATTCTAGCAAGATTGATGTTCAAAGCGATTAATACGAAAGATACGAATAAACTAATGGCTTCTCTTTACTCTTTTCTAGATATGCCTGAAAATGTTAGATATGCCCTTGAAAACAACACTCCCTATACTTTTTATCAAGACTTTGAAAAGTATGATGTTAGGCTAAAAACCCAACAAATTGGAGATGATGAATATGCGCTTGAAGTAAGTGATGGAATTTGGGGAACAATGTCTTCTAAGGATTTGGTGGTGTTTGTTAATACTTATCTTCACGGCAAAAAAAGAGGGTCTTGGTATCAGATTTCGCCCAAAAATCTTTACCTGCGAACAGTAGGAAAAGAACCCTCTCAATCTGATATTAAAGTCATGCGAGAGTTTTTGAAACAAAACCGAACTTCGGATATTGTTGAAAAAAGGGCTAGAGATTTGGTTAGAGAATTAGAATCCCAATATTCCGATAGGATTACTGTCCGTTGGAATGAAAAAGACATGCCGGAAAAAATCTTCGTTAGAGGAAAAGGTTACGATTGGTTGTTAGAAGCACGAAACTACAAACGGTCATATCAAGATGTATCTACATTTGTCTATCAGCCTCAAGACGGTGAAGGAAATTGGGTTGGCCCAATTTGTATTGACAATATGAATAATGATTCTTCAATTGGCGACCAATTCGCCGCTAGAGTATTAGCATTTATTAATGATAATGTCACAGTTAAATTGGTAAGCACACTTAACCATAGAATAAAAACAGAACCAAATGAATATAGAGTTGATAAAAATGAAGTGTCTAGAATGTGGAATGAATGAATTTAATTTTAATGAAGGCCTAGGAGAAACAGAATGCGTCAATTGCGGTTTAGTGGTTCAAAGTGAACCATTTGAACAGAGCGTTAGAATGGTGAATGATGGCGTTTCTGTTCATTCAGCAGACAGAAATAGGCTAGGGTCTGTTATTACGGGCAAGGGGTCTTATAAATACAATAAGCGGGGAATGAATACTGATATTCCTACGCATATTACGAGAGGACTTTCTCTTTGTAAAATGGTTCTTGCTTCTATTCAAGAAAATAGCAATCTTAGAGATAGAGTAGAAGAAGTATATCTTGAATTATATGCAAAGGGTATTTTTGGAACACACAGTCTTGAAAATAGAGCAGTTTCAGTTACTTATTATGTATTGCTTGAAAACAAGACTCCAACCCCTCTAAAAGATATTGCTAAAGAATTTGATTGTAAAATTAAATCTACTGGGAAATTAGTTAGAAAAATACTGTCTTTTTATAGGCATAAGAAACCTGACTTAATTCCAGACTCTAATTTTTTGTTGTCACAAACGGTAGCAAAAATCACAAACGATGGTTTTTTCTTAACTCTGTGTCAAGAAACTATGCAAGCCTTAGAACCAATTTTAGAAAAAGCCGACTACAATAAAACTCCGAGTTATTTTGCCTGTATTGCTTGGATTACCAAAAACATTAATCTGTATTCCACAATTACGATTTCTAAGATTTCTAAAACAACTGGAATACATCGGGCAACAATATACAAAAACACAAAAAATATTATATCATTGTTAGGATATACAGAAGTTAAAGAAATGAAAGGAAGAAAAATTAAGGAGGAATAAAAATGAATGAATCAGAAACCATTGATGCGATTGAAACTGGAGTCATTGAGACTCTTAAGAACTTAAGAACAGATTGTCCCTTTTGTAAGGAACAAACCGAGTTGTATTTGAGGAAACAAAATAATACATTTTTGGCACTCACTAACCCGTTTGACGACTTACAATTCATGCTCAATTTTAATTGGGATTGTCCTGTTTGCGAAAAAAATGTAAAACCTAAAGATGTTCTTCCTCTTTCTCCCGAAGAACAAGAGGTTGAAAAATATGAAAATATGGGACACAAGGTTGTATTCCACATGGAATACGACGCATACTTGAATTATACTCTTAAGGAGAAAATTGGCTCACAAGATTGTGAGGATAAAAATTGTGAATTTTGCAATAAAGAAATTGATTGGAAGAAAATTAAGGAGGAATACGAATGAGAAAAGTATTAATTATTGGAGCAGGAGGAATTGGAAGTTTTCTAATTCCTATATTGGATAAAGTGGGACTTTACCGCATTCATGTGGCTGACCCCGATAGTGTAGAAACAAAGAACCTACCATATCAAAACTTTAAGAAAGGTCATGTTGGACAGAATAAGGCTCAAGTAATGATGGATTCTTATGAATCTGTCGCTACTTATAGTAAATATCCCATTTTGACCGAAAAACAAATGCAGGGATATGACCTTGTAATTTGTTGTGTGGATAACATTTCAGTAAGGCGAACCTTATACAACACAAGTATTAAATGGCTTGACTTACGAGCGCAGGGCAGAAATGCCGCTCTTGTGTCACATAAGGCCGACCCCAAAATGTATGATATGCTTTTGGCTGGTGAAGAGGGTTCTTTCAGTTGTCAAGGGGATTCATGGGATGGAACAAATAATGGTGTTCATTATATGCAAGTCGCAATTGCAGGATTAGGCGCACAATGGGCGCAAAGATATTTTAATAAAGAAGAAGTAAAAGAATACATGGTATTAAACGCATAAGGAGAGAGAAACATGAAAAAACAAAGAAAACAATATAAGTGGACAGAAGCGCAACTTGAGTTTATTAGAAATAAACCCGATGATATTTCATGGGAAAAATATACTCAAATGATGAACGCAACTTTTAATGTGCAGAGGAAAACTAATTCGGTATATCAGAAATATTTCCTCTTTCAAAAACAGGAAAAGGAAAAAGAAACGAAGGAAGAAGAAATTGTTCCTGAAATTGTAGAAACACAGCCTGTAGAAGAGAAAAAGAAAAAGAGATTTTCTCGGACTCGTTGCCGTTGGACACCTCAAGAAGAATTGGAGATTTTAGTAGATTTTTACAGTCTTTCTGTTGATGAAGCAAGAGAACGCTGGCAACGACCATATCATGCAATTGCTAACCGATTGGAGTTAATTTGTGATGAAACAGAACCCCATCATAATGCGTTGCTTGTAGAGGCGACTAACATCATTCGTTTGCGAAAGAACATGATGCAAAAGCCGACCCGAAAAGACCGAAAGGCGGCGAAAAGAGCGGCTAAATTGGCTAAGAAACAGGCTCGCCTTGCTCGGAAAATGGACAAAATAGGTAGTGAAAATAATGGAAATAAGTTTTGATGATGACAGAAAAGAAGCAATTGCTCATGTTGAGCAGGTCTGGCAGAAGGTTCTTTTAGAACTTTCTTCAACTGCTGGATATGATTATGAAAATCTTGTTGATGCAGAACATAGCCTTGAATTACAAGATGCTATTTGGTATGCTTCAACTAGCATTTTGCCTCATTTAGAAGTCCAAGCAGTTATTGATGCAAAGAACAATATTTTTGTTTCAACTGGAACGGCAGGATATGTGGATTATTTGACTATTGACCCATCTAATCTTGTCGGAATGAAATTGCCTATTAAGTGTTGGATTCACACTCATCCTTTTGGGGCGGCATATTTCTCTGGAACTGATTGGAAAACCATTTCTATCTGGAAAAGTGTGATGCAAAGTGCCTATGTTTTAGGAAGCGAAATGTCTTCTGCTGGACACTATGGCTTTTGGAATCAAAACGCTCCCGATATTTTAGAAGTGTATTATAATGGGGAACATACCCAAACTCAAGAATTAAAGGAGGAAGAAGAATGACGAAGTTTAGAACAATTAAAAGTGGATTAAGCACCGCAAAGAAATATGGAGACAGACCAATGCGCCGACATGATGAAGAACCATTGGAACCCCATCATATTCGTCATCCCAATGACAAAAATGAGCGAAGAACCGATAAAGGCGTTCAATGGGTTAAAAAAGGTGCAAAAAAGACTGAGAGAGAAAAACGCCTTGAACAGTTTTACAAAACTCATGTTTATACTTGGGTTACACCACAAAGAAAGGCTTGGGTGGCTATCCCTGTAAAGGAGGAAGAAGAATGACATGGAAGGCAGTAGGAAATTGGATTGTTGTTGAAAAGATTCAATCAAAAGGTAAAACTGGAATTATACAAGTCAAAGATAACATTGGTGAAGTAGTATCTAGTAACTATGCAGAATTAAAAGGAAAGACGATTATTTACAATAATTATAATCGTATCAATAGCCACAATGGATTTGCATTTGTTAAATATGACGATATTATGGGGGTGCAAGAGTAATGTGCGGTGCAATTTCAACACCATGCGAAACAGAAAATTGTGAAAATTTCACAAAAACTGTTTATTGTTTTCAATGCGAAACAAACATGATGCATCTTACGGGGGTCTAATTATGTGCGATATGTGCGGAAAAAAAGCAATTCGCTACAAATCATTTGGCTCAACAGGTATGCGATATTTTTGTAGTGAAAAATGTTGGGCTGAGTATAATCTTATGCCTATTAAAGAAGAAGGATATTACGGACTGGAGAAATTAGAATGATTATTCATGGAGAAGAAGTAAAAGAAAAACTACTACAAGGGATTAATCTTGTAGCGGCCACAGTAAGCCCGACTTTAGGCCCACAAGCAAAAACAGTTATTTTGCAGGGAGAACCCCCAATTATTATTAATGACGGAGTTACTATTGCTAAATATGTTTCACATGCTGACCCGTATGTTCAAATGGGAATCCAAATGGTTCAGAATCTTTCTTCAAAGGCTCAAGAATTAAATGGAGATGGGACTACAACTTCTTGTATTATTGCTGAGGCTCTTTGCGAATCTATTAATTCTCAGAACTTTTACAACCTGCATACTTTGCGGCAAGAATTAGAAGAAGCACAACACATCGTTGTTAATGCGCTGGAATCTAATGCTTTGGAAGTTACAGATGAAGATATTGTTTCTGTCGCTACTATTGCATCTAATAATGACGAATATCTTGGTAACTTGATTCATCAAGCAATTGCAAAGGTTGGGCGTGATGGAATCATTACTGTTGAAGAATCGCCAAACTACAAAACTAATTTGTTGGTAAGAGAAGGTCTTGAAATTGATGAAGGTTTCCTAAGTCATTTAATGGCGAATGGGGAAGATGGGAAGGCCACTTATGACAATCCTTTGATTTTTTCATCTAATTTGAATATCCGGAATTTTGATATGATTTTGCCGATGTTGGAATATGCTTCGTCAAATAACCGACCTTTAATTATTTTCTGTAAAGGCATGGAAGGTTCAGCCATGAACAATTTAGTTATGAACCTTTTGCAGAAGACGGTTCAAGTCTGTGCGATTGGCGCACCTAATTTTGGTGACGCTCAAATTGACGAATTAGGAGATATTGTTGCTACTGTTGGAGGTCGCCTATTTACAGATGAAAGCCACGATGAACCCGAAAGAATTATGCCGCATGAGTTTGGGACTTGTGATAGAATTATTGTCACGAAAGAAAAAACAATTATTGTAGGCGGGAACGGAGATGTATCTTCTAGGATTAATACTCTTAAGCAAACTTTTGCTGATACTGAGGATAATTATGTAAAGGCTCGTCTGAAGAAAAGAATTTCAATTTTGAACGGCGGAGTCGCCACAATTCAGATTGGGGCTTCTTCTCAAATTCAAATGCGAGAAACTAAAGAAAGACTAGATGATGCCCTTAACGCTACAAAAGCGGCTCTTTCGGAAGGAATTATTGTTGGTGGAGGATTAGGCCTATTGCAAGCAAGAGAATCCCTTGAATTGCTGAAGACAGGCCATAAGATTGTATATGACGCATTAGAAGCCCCTATGGGGGCTTTATTAGCAAATAGCGGAATTGAGCAAACTACTGCATTTGATAAGTTTCGGCCTGACGAAAACTTTGGATTTAACGCTTTGACGGGACAGTATGGAAATCTTTTTGAAGAAGGAGTCATTGACCCAGTTAAGGTAGTCAAGGGAAGTTTCAATTGTGCAATTTCAATTGCTCAATTGTTCTTGACAACTGAAGTAGCAGTATTGTTGGAGGAATAAATATGGAAAATAGTAAGAGCAGAACAAGAAAACGCGTGGGCTTTTGGAATAATTGGAAAAATGATTTTCCCCAATATCCTATGCCTGAAGAAAATGCCGCTAATTATGATATTGAAAGAATGGCGGATTATCTAAAAAGTGCGCCAGCCTTCTCACATTTTAGAGGTTCTTCTACTTGTAGGATTTGTCAGAAACCCAATGGCTCTACCACAAAAATAGACGGAGTTTATACCTTCCCAAGTGGTTTAGAACACTATGTTCGTGAACACCACATCAAATTGGATGAAGACTTTGTTGAGCATGTAGAAAAAAATCAATATAGTTTTAAAAATACTTTTGATTCTTTATCAGACGAAAAGCAAAGGGCATTAGCAGTATTTTGGAGAAGAGAAATGCCGCAAGCCGCTCTTAATTCGTTAGCCGCTTATTATGCGGAAGAATTTCCCGAATGGACAGAGGATTGATAAAATGGAATGTAAGAAATGCCGTAGAAGCATGTTGTCCCAACATTTGAGTATTTTGTATATTTGCTATGATTGCTTGAAAAAATTGAGGGAAGAAGAATGACAGAAAGAGCAGTAACGGTGACTTTACCTGCCCCACATAAGGCAGAAATTAAATGTCCTATTTGTTCTGGAAACCGATGTAAAGTTTGTGAAAATAGTGGGTCGCTAAAAATTGCAGTTGCTCCCAAAATCCCTATTCAAAGAGCGCACATTGTTAAATATGTGGTTGATAATATTCACGAAATTGCCGGAGAAATTACTAGAATGTATGGCCTAGTCCCCAAAGTTAATACCGAAGAAGTTACTAGCATAAATGGTGGACAATATGAAATAGTTAAGGTTTCTAGTCTTGGCGGGGTCTGTTGGGTTGTTAATCGTATAGATGAGTTAGACACCCCTAGATATTTTACTTCATTACAAGAATTGGATAAGTTTAAGCAGGGGTGGATGAATTGAGCGAATTAGAAACAGTCGGAATTATAGCGAGAACCGCTACTGACACTATTCTCATTAAGAGAGGAAAATATTGGAATGTTGAAGTCTTGGACATTCGGTGGTATAATAACGATAAACCATCAAGAAAAGGTATTCGTATGAATATGGAAGAAGCAAAAGAATTACTAGAAATATTAAGGAGAGAAATAGAATGACTAGAATTAGTGAATTACAGGCAAAAAAGGCTTTGAGAAAAGCAAACCCTAAACGACAATATGGTTATGGGGCAGTTTCAAAGTTTAAAGTAAGTGCAGGAAAAATGGTAGATTTCATGGCGTTGTATATTGAACAAAGAATGCCCCTTCCCCCGAATAGTGGAAAAGGATGCAGGGTTCAGCCACATCACATTGAAAATTATTTCAATGAGATTGAAAATGCCCTACTAAAACTATTTCTTTCCTCAAGTGGGGAGGAAGAAGAATGATGATGAAATTGGGGGATGCGATGCTTGAGTTAGCAACCATCGCCGCCGATTCTAAGGCATTTGATAAATGGGTTCTTGAAAAGAGGGCGTGTTTAGATAAATCTTTGATTCCTAGATTTACAAAAGAATTGACTGGAATTAAAAAAATTCGCAAAAATAAAAAGTTTGCAGACCAATATAGGTTGCATTTAAGTCTCGTATTTATTTTCTTTTGGGAAGCAAGGGACGATTGGAGAGTTGAAAACTTTTGTTTTCAAGTCGCTCATGCAACAATTATGTTTATGCAACAAACTTCATTTCGTATGCCCGAAGAATTGAAGACAACACTAAATGACTTCAACTTCCTTGAAGTTTATTTAAATTGGGCAAACTCAGTATTAGAAGGAAATGATGAAAATGACATGGAAATTGATGACAAACTTATTGGAAGCGACGGATGGACGAACACCGACGATTCAGACAAAAATGATTTTAAGGGAAATGGAGAATTTTGATTCTCCCTATTTCTTTAAAATTCTAGCATTAGAATTGGACGCAAATAATATTGCAGAAAAGAAAGCAGAAAAGTGGATGGCTAATATTTTGGGTGTCCATGACGAAGAAATGGAAACTTCGGCCTACATTTCAGACGATTTGGGAGAAGCAGTATTTAATATGCACATGGGGAAAGAAACTCTTCAAGAACATTCTCTTGAAGAAGTTTCTAATCTATTGCAAATAAATTGTGCAAAAATGGATTCGCCTGAATTTAGAGCGATACGACTAGCCATAGGAAATATGTCTGCGCTTGAAAGAAAGTGGTTTATCAGATATTGGCTTAGGACTCCAAGAAACGGCATTTCAAAAGGAAATGTTATTAAGATGGTTTCTAAGACATACAAGAAAAACCTTGCCGTGGTTAAGAAGCACACCAATTTTAATTCTATACAATCAACAGTAAGCCACTACGATGCAAATAGTGAACCTCCTTGCAATTTAACATTTGGTAAGTTTATTGCTCCAATGTTAGCAAAAGAAGTGCCTATTTCTAGTTGGCCTAAAAAGTATATTGTTGATTATAAATACGATGGAAACCGCTACCAAATCCATAAGAAAGAAGAAGCAGTTATGATTTTTAATAGAAAGGGGAAAGAAGTCACCGAAAAGTTTCCAGATGTAGTAGAATTAATTTCCAGATATAATGTAACTACGGCTATTTTTGATGGTGAAATCTATCCCGTAAATCCAGATGGTTCTCCGGCAGAACACAAAAAAATGGGGACGAGGGTTCATTCTAAGAATGTCATAGAAGCCGTTGAGCGTGTTCCTGTTGCGTGGGTCATGTTTGACTGTCTTCTATGGGAGAATGTAACTCTCATGGATTTGAGGTTCTCACAACGCTTAGAATATTTCAAGCATATGCCTAACCAAGCACATCGCTTAGAAGGTGGCGACATCATGGCTTTTTATGATAAGGCCATTAAAGAGGGCTTTGAGGGTATTATTATCAAAAACACTACTCTTCCTTATCACGCCGGAAAAAGAAGTATAGGTTGGGTAAAGTATAAGCCGCCACTAATTGAATTAGATGTGGTAATTTTATCCGCAACCTATGGGACAGGAAAGAGAGCCAATGTTTTTGGCCGATTTGAAATTGGAGTTAAATCGGATAATGGCTATGTATCTGTAGGATATGTAGGTAATGGATTAGCCGACTATCAGTTTGATTTGTTAACCAAAACATTGAAAACAAAGGTAAAGCACTACAAGGATAGAATTTATACTTTTATTCCTGAGATTGTTTTAGAAGTCCGAGCAGACTTAATTAGCCAAGATGCACAGGGAAACATTGGTCTACGGTTTCCCAGAATTAAACGAATTAGAGATGATAAATTCGTTGAAGATATAGACACAATAAAAACAGTAATGGAGAAATTAGCATGACATGGAAACCACATTATATTGCAGACTCAGCAGGGAAAGTTAGAAGAATATCTGAATTGAGTCTTAAACAAACAGGAACGGCTATCGGACATATTTACAAAGAATTTCATTGTCGGCATCGGCAACTTATTTTTCTACATGACCGATTGTGGACTCTTAGGAAAGAGGAAGACCCCCATGTTCTTAAAACAAACACGGAATTGAAAATTGCTGAACAGTTTAAACTTAAAGAAAATCAAGAGATTATCAGAAATATGTCAGACGAAAACATTCGGCTCAAGACAATTATTTCTTTTTGTTTGCAAAATTTAGATAACATTCCTGTCGTGGAAGCCATGTTGAAAAATGCGTTTGGAGAGGTTAAAAATGATTAAAAAAGGAGAATTAACAGTTATTGACTTTGTGACATATACTTGCTTAAAGGTTGAAGATGGTAAAGCATATCTTAAAGATATTACTTCTACACAAGGAAGGCCAAAAATCATGGATGCGAGATATGTTCCTTATTTTACCGTAGATGGTCTAGTTACACCAGAAAAGCCCGAACCTAAGCAAGTGAAAATTTCTACCAAACTTAACTTGAGAAAACTTATTAAGGGAGAGATTGACCTACCTGTTACGAATGACGCTATTCGCTTCTTATCTGAATGGGCGGAAACAGCCATTTGTCAAATGATTTCATGGGCGGAAGAAAATGCTACAAGGCTAGGCCACGACAAAATTACTGCGGCTCATATTTATTGGTGGAGTTTGCATCCAAATCAAACAACTGAAGGTTTTTGGTCTGAACAAAAAAATTATTCAAGCAGGGTTCGTTATGAAAGAAATGACTGACTTCTTAGAAAAACATGGTGATTCTACCATTCTTTCTTGTAAGACCTTTTCTAACATAGGGGATGCCGACCTACTGATTCTTAAAACTGGAATTTCCCTACAACTTACTGCGCTTACGAGTAAAAAAGAATTTCTATTTATTGTTGAAGAAGTGGACGAAGAAATGGCTGAATTAATGCAAGATTATAAGGGCTTTATTATTAATGTGGTTATTCCTTGCATATTAGACGATGAAGATGCTTTGGCTATGCTAAGGGAGTTTTCTTACGGTTTAAACTTTTTAAAATTAAAACATGATGTTATAGGGTATAAGGTTGTGGAAAATAATGTATAGTGAAGACATGTTGGTAGGGATTTTAATTTCTCTTGGTAGGACAGATGTTTTAATTGAAAGGAAGGAAAGTGCTTCTCTTGGGTATAGAGTTAGATTGAGATTATCTATACGAGGAGAAATGGATTTTTTAGAAGCAATTCATAGAACTTTATTTCAGCATGAGATTAAGTCTTCAATTTCTGATAAGGAGTCGGGAGGTAGGCCTAAGCCTATTCTTCGCATTGGTGGTAATCTTAACTTATACAAAACTATGGCTTTGATTCCACCATTCCTTCCGGACTGTAAAAATAACTTGAGTCTCTTCAGACAAATTGTAGAATTAGTAGCAAATAAAGAACATCTTCAACTTGAAGGCTTCAATAAAATATTAGAATTAAAGGGGCTAATTTAATGGGATTTACAAATCTAAATAAAACAAGACCAATATTGATAACAGGAAAATCGGGAACAGGAAAAAGCACAAAGGCACTTACATTTGTAAATGACCCTGTTATCACATATGCTAACGAAATGGACATTGATGATTGGCGTTCTGTTCCTATTGATAGTGGGATTATTATTGAGGATGTTCACTTCAAACCTAAAAAAGAAACTATTCTAACTATTCTTAGAAGGTATAGGGGTCAAGTGGTCTTGACTTCTATTAATGAAAAGAGCGTCCCCAAAGAAATTAAATCAATGTGTCAAATAAAGAGAGCAGGGTCTAAACAATGGACTCAGTTACAGATAAAAGAAATTGCTCCCCGTTCAGATAGCCCGCTAAATACTGAAATAGATACATATTCTTTAGTGATGCAGTTTCTCAAAGAAACTGATAGAGAACTAATGGTAGAATTATTGAAGGTAAATAAACCAGCAGATGTCCAAATTTTAACTTGGTTGAATGAAAACATGCACCCCAACAAATTAATTTTTGTTGATGGCGTGGTAAAGAGAAGATGGGGACAAGATTATTTTTATGAGATGCTAGCATATTCTCATTCCGGTAATTCTTATGGAAGATTGAATATGCCCAAACGGGGAACCTATTCTAAAATTCCTTCTCTATTGAGAAGGCTAGGTATCAAGAATGCTGATTTGCGTATTTTTAAACAAATGAAAAAAGACGAAGCGTTTGTCAAATATGCTAAAACAAAATTAAATAACAGCGATTGCAGGATTCTTGGTTTAGGCGAAAAGAAACGCCGTAAGAAAACAGACCCAATCGTTGTGAAACAAAATTCGCTGGAGGAATACATTTGAGAAATGTTAGAATTATTGAAAAAATAGAAGAAATTTTAAACGGGGAAACTATGACGACGGCTCGTATTTATGATAAACTTCAAGATGCAAAAGCCAAGGTTAAGGGAACAAGAGAGAAAAGATGGAAACATACGCCGTCAAAAGGGCAGGTCAAAAATATATTGTCTTCCTATTCTCAGTTTAAAAGAGTAAATGATGGCTCTCCTGCTATTTGGACTTATGAAAATGAAGAGGAATAACTATGGGAATAAGATTAAAAAACAAACTAAAAACTGTTTTGAACGGTAAAGAATTAACTGTTCAAGATATAATGATAGAATTGAAAAAGGAAGACAGAAGAAAATATTCCTTTACAAGTAATTCTATTGCTCAGACTCTTACCAAAAAGAAAGAGTTTGTAAAATGCGGCTTTGATTCTAAGAGACAAGTTGCAATATGGACTATAAGTGGTGAATAAAAATGCTATGGACAGAAAAATACAGACCTAAACAATTGAGCCAAATTGTCGGACAAGAACACTTTACAATGGATGCAGTTAATTGGGTAGAAGAAAATAATATGCCTAATATTTTATTGTATGGTAATGCTGGCTTAGGTAAAACTGCGGCGGCAATCGCTTTAGCAAAATCAATGTTAGGAGAATCTTTTGAAGATAACTTCTATGAATTGAATGCTTCTGATGATAGACGATTAGAAACGGTGAGGACTACAATTAAAGAAATTGCTCAAGCAAAAACTTTGGGAGGAATGCCGTTTAGGATTCTTCTTCTTGATGAAATGGGCGGCATGACAAAGGATGCTCAAAATTCTTTGAAGCGCATTATGGAAAGATATGCAGGTAATATTAGATTTATTATTACTTGCAACGATAGGAATAAAATTATTTTTCCTCTCCAAAGCCGGTGTGCTAATTATCGTTTCAAGCCTTTGGCTAATGAAGTCATTTTAGAAGTATTGCAATCAATCATTCAAAAAGAAGGTTTGAGAACATTTGACGATGATGAATTGTCGTCTTTTATATATGACTTAAACGGTGACTTGCGTAGGGCGATTACTGAATTACAGGCGGCGAAAGCCTCTAACTTCACATTGTCTAAGCAAATAGAAGAATCAAATAAAGAATACATAGAAATACTAAACCACCTACAAGAACGCAATTCCAACAAAGCCTTAACTATCCTCCATCAAATGATTTATGATGGCCGTTCAGTTAAGGAGATATGTAACGGATTGCACAATTCTTTGCTTAATATGCAAGGATTAGAAGTGGGAATCAAATTTAAATATCTTAGAGTTATAGGAGAAACAGAATGGCGTTCCCCAACAATGACACCAAGAATTATTTTATCTTGGATGGTCGGTCAATTAATTTGACGGGAAAAACAAAAAACAAAAAACAAAAAAAAGGAAGTGTAATACATGGACGAAAAAATTAAGAACGAAATTGAAAAGAGTTTGCAATACTTGGGAATTGCTTTTGATGATGCTTATCAAAAGTTTTTGAGTATTTGTGAAGAAAACAATGTGGAAGAAACTGACCCATCAGCAATCGGTTGTTGGAGAAGTTATGTTTCACAAGGAATTAGAGCCAATAAGCGAGGTGGCGAAAGCAAGAGCAATAATCTGACAAAACAATGTTTTGGTGCTTTTATTGCTCTTGAAGCCCCAAGAGATACGATGGCTTGGAACAGAACGAAAGCAAAAGAGGAATATATTCGTGATGCGGATAAAGCCCTTGAAGAAGGAATTGTAGCCTTGGCGACTCAAAACGCTTTGGGTAAGTGGACAGTTTCTCGCTATTTCAAGGGAGATTATCAAGAAAAGGTTGTTTCCGAATTGCCCGAAGGTGCTGAAGAAGTGGAAGATGCGATGATTATTCCTCTTGACACGACTGAACGCTATATGAATGGTGGTGAAAATCGTAACTTTGGAAAGCCTTTGCCCGCTCAACAAATGCGCCGTAGTGGTATTTTCTATGGTTCAGTTGAAGGCGAAGACTTTTATGTTTATCAGTTTTCTTATAAAAATCAAGGAGGCGTAGATTTTCAACCAAATACTTTTGATTGGGTGCATTTTACTGCTATTCCTAGTGAAGACGGCAATAACATTTACGGTATGACAGATGTTACCTTGAAGACATTAATTGCAAATGACGATTTAGACCCTGAAAATTCGGCCTATCGTAACATGGGCCATTTTAATTTTCAAGACCTCTTGGTTGAGTCATTCAACGAAAATGTTTGTGCCTTGGTTGATATTGACCGAAAGCATATCCAAATGCAAACTTTGCCTTCAAGCCAAAGATTTGTTGTAACTGATGGAACGGTCTGCAATATGAATATGACTCCGACTTCAAACGGAAACCGTATTCTTAATATTACTGACCTCAATGCGGAGTTTGATTATGAAAACGAAGCAGGTATGGTTACATGTTGGATTCCCGAACATTTGAATATTGACTTTGGAATTGGTTCAAACATTATTGTGATTGGTCGCACATCTCAAAGAATTGTTGATGGTGAAGCAGACCCCGTTACAATCAATGTTTCTTCAATTCTAGTTACAGAGAAGAAGGGTTCTCCTATTGAGTCGGCTCAACCTGTGGAGGAAAACTACGATTGGTTCTGATTTGATTACCTTTCGGGGTTAGTGTAGGCGTTGGCGAAATGACGCTCGGTAAAGGTGCGAAGCCTATACAGGTGATATTATGATAATTAAAGATAAATTTATTGAAACAAGAAGAGCATTTGCTCCTTTGAACGGTATATCTCATATCTCTTGGTCGCATCATCAAGACGGAGAATATGATGTTAAATTACATTTAGGAAATGACCGAATCATTCAAAGGATGAACAAAGAAGAATTAGACGAATTAATTCTAGAATTTAAGTCTGTGGATAGAAGTAACATTAATCCCGATAGGCCAATTCTACAAGATTCTATCGGAAAACTATACATGGAGAATGGTTTTTTAGAACATTCTCGTAAATGGTCTGTGGACTTAACAGAAGTAGAATTTATTTCGTATAAACAGAATGAAGAAAATTTTACATATTTTGTTAAACTTCACATTATGACTAAGGAAGTGCGTATTTATTTAGATACGATAGAAGAAGTTGAGCAATTAATTCAAATTTGGAAACAATATAGGTGATAAAAATGGGACTAGCAGATAAAAAAGGAAATGCAAATACAATGGACTTTGGGGCAAAACAAGAAGAATTTAATAATCGCTTTCGGGCGTTGATGGAAGAGAAAAGAAAGAACCGTAAATCTCGTCTTGTTCTTGGTCTTTGGGGAGAACCGAAAACTGGAAAGACGGGGATTGCTCTTGATTTTCCCGACAGAAAGATTTATGTTCTTGATTGGGATAGCGGCGTGGAATCTACATGGATTGAATGTCATGATGCAACAGAGCGAATTGAAGTTTTTGACCCCATCGTTCAAGATAAAGATAACAAAATTGATATTACTGTTTCGGAAAACAATTCACATGATTTTATCCGGTATGTTCGTGGTAAAATTGAAGAGGGAGAAAATCCTATCTTTGTCATGGATGGAGTAGATACATGGTTTGATAAGTGCATTTATAAGGTTAATCCTAATCCAACGACAGTAACGAAAATGATGCCCTTTCAGTATGGTGCTAGGAATAAAACCTTTTATCATTTGCTTGAGGCAATTTTTCAATTGAAGTGCGATGTTATCTATATTACTCACGAAACTGAAAAATATGTAGATAATACTCCTGCTGGTATTCAGCCAGCATGGAAAGATTGGGGCGGTAAATTGGAACAAGAGATTTATTGTTCTAAAAAGAAAATCAAGGGCGAGATTCATTTTATTGCTGAATTGATTGGTTCAAGGACTCACGGAAATAAAGTCGGAACTCGCTGGACTGTTCGTGAAGGAACGCCACCTAATATCGTTTGGAACGGTATTCCCGATTTGCAGGAGGGTAAGATTTGACTGTTAAATATAAATTAGTGGAAATTAAACCTACCGATAAGGTTTCTTTTCTAAAAGGAAATAGAGAAGTAAATGAAAAAATGGTAGGAAAAATTATGAAGAGCATGGCCGAATACGGCATTCTAACTTGTATTACCGCAACAAAATATAATGGGAGATATTTCATTATTGACGGCCAGCACCGCTTTAGTGCGGCTAAAAAATTAGGGGCGAGTATTCCTGCTATTATTATCCCAAGACAAGCAATCAATGTTATTGTTGATTTAAATACAATCCAAAAGAATTGGGGATTGGATGATTATGCTGACTTTTTTGCTTCAAATGACGATAAAGACTTAGCCCTACCCTACGCCACGCTTAAGCAAATTAGAGAACAAACTGGATTAAACTATACTGCGTTAGTCAAAATATACAGCACAGTAAGCATGGCTAAGTTTAAGCGAGGAGAATTAGTTCTTGATAGTTTTGATTTTGCAGAAAGATTTATGGGTTATCTTATGGATATTTCGGATTATGTTCCGTTCTTTAATAATGCTAGATTCATTCTTGGATATATTCATATTGCGAAGCATGAGCAATATAGCCACGAAAGAATGATGGCGAAGTTGAAGTTGAACGATAAGAAGAAAAAATATCTTTTGGACGGAGAATCAAAACCGACTTCTTATGGTCGCCTAATGCAAGACATCTATAATATGCATCAAAAGAACGATTTGGTTATGTTTAGGAAGTGGTGAAATGAAATTTACAACAGAACACCCAAATTTAATTTTTGACGCTATTAAAAAAATGGAAGTCAAAGGAAAATATTTGAAAGAAGGAGGACTCCTATCTGGAAAACTAAAGGACTATTTCTATTGTAGTCTTAAAGGAAACTTGCTTTCTTTTTGGAATGGAAATACCACATTCGTAGTTAATTATGATGTGCAAGTTACAGGAGAAGAAGACGGTGAATTTTTTGGTAGTGTATCTAAAATACTAGATTATATGAAAAAGTTTGAAGGTGAAACACATTTTCATGTAGGAGACTTTATTTCTATCAAGGATTCTAGAAAAGTTGCGTCTTTACCAAAAGTTGTTAATCATCCGGATTGGGCTTCTATTGAAAGAACAAAAGGAATGCTTGCTCATATTTCATATGAAGCAGAATTACAAAACAAGTTTTCTTTTGGGAGCAAAGAATTTGAAGGAGTATTTCAGACCTTTGGAAAAGACTTCAATGAAAGCATTTCATTTCTTGAATTATGTAGGAGCGGAGTCTATCGTTTAGATTTTGATGGAGAAGGTTGCACCTTTGGTTCTTCTTCTGGAATCCAAAATTCAACTTGTAATCTTGAAATAATTCAGGCAATTGGCGAAGCCGCCACGCTAGAATACACTAGCCCTTTACATTCCTTCTTTGATAAGAACGAATTAATTAACTTTTATGTGCGGGATGATTTCCCAATCTTAATTGTTTCCCACAATAAAAAAGTATTGAAAGCCCCATATACGGCAGGTAATTAAAATGATAATTAGTAGATGTTTAGACAACCAAACCATTTATACTTCTTGGAGAGAAAACGGAGAAAAGAAAATCGCAGTTGAATTATTTCAACCGTATTTTTATATTCCGGAAAATGCACCAGAACCTTCTTCCTATAAAATTGGAAGAGCGGCCACCCGCCCCTTTTCTTATGAAAGGGGAGACTGGGTAAATCTCAATAAAGAAAAACTTAAGCGAGTTTATGTTGAACAATCAACAGATATTTATGCCGCTAAGAAAATGTGGCCTAAAACATACGAAGCAGATGTTCCTTATCATTTCCGATATGCAGTTGATAAAATCAATGAAATGCCCGAATACGATATGAGAAAGTGGTATTGGGATATGGAATGGCAACAAGGTGGAGAACACCACGATAAAATTACTACTATTGTAATGTATGATAATTATGATAAAGAATACTATCAATGGGCTTGGTTTCCTAATTATGAAGGAGAAGAATATTTGTTCTTTGATAATGAAAAAGAAATGATTGAATCCTTTATTCGGGTTATGGTGGAAAAAGACCCCGATATGTTAATTGCTTGGTTTGGTAACTTTGCAGATATTCCCGTTTTGCTCAAGCGATGTTGTGCGTTGGGAATTAACCCTTTGCAATTGTCACCTATCGGGCGAGTAGAGGGCATTAAAAAGACCTCTACGGGCTTTGAATACACTAAGGGGAATGAAGGGTTCTCATCTATTCAACAACCCATAGGGGGGCGCATAACCCTCAATTTAGACCATGCTTTTGAAAGACAATGGAATGATTCACAACGAGGAAGTTTGCCTTCTTTGGCTTTAGATTATGTTGCGTCTTTGTTGTTTGAAGAAGGAAAACACCATGAATCTAAATTCACCGACCCTAACGAATTTTATCGTAGGGCATGGTTGGAAGATACAAAGAATTATCTTGACTACGCATTAAAAGATGTGGAACTTTTGGTTAGAATTGATGAAAGTAACTTTTGTAGTGAAGCAATTATTTCACTTCAGCGATTACTAAAAGCCCCATTTGATGCCTGTTTCTTTGCTTCTCATATGGGTTCAATTTATTTTATGAGAAACGCTTGGTGGAAAGCACCAACAGGAAAGAAAGTTGAAAAAAGACAAGAATATGAAGGTGCTATGATTTACGACCCACTAAGCGAAGGAACCAATGGTTTGCACCTTAATGTAGCCGCTTTTGATTTTGCTGGTCTATATCCTTCAATGATGATTGCACGAAACATTTCATGGGAAACTAAATCTGAAGAACCTACTGAGTTTGCAGTAAATATTCTAACACCTAGAGATTTCAGCGAAGTTAAGCACGAAAAAATGCTTTACTACAAAACTGATAAATTGGGTCTTTTACCAAAAGCGGTTCTTGAGTTAAAAGAATTGAGAAACGAATACAAAGCCAAAATGAAAGGGGCAGAAACTTCTTTAGAATATCAAAAGTGGTATAACAATCAAATGGCGGTTAAGCGTTTAATGGCTTCTTTTTACGGTATCGTTGCCTTTCAAGGGTTTGGTTGGGCTGATGTTCCTTTAGCCGCTTCAATTACTGCAAGTGCTAGAGAAGCGATTAGAGCCGCCGCATTTAAGGCTAAGGAGATTTAGAAATGAATAGTTTTTGTAAAAAATGGATATTGGAGACTATTCCAGAAATGGGTGAATTTTTTAGTGCTAGAGAAATCCAAGACCGATTACATGCTAAGAAAACCAAAACTAATTACATAGAGAATGCCAGTTCAATCGGGGCGTTCCTATCAAAACAAAAGCACTTGACTACGATTGAAAACACAGATGGAAAAAGAATATATAAAAGGAGGAAATATTATGACAGATGATAAAGTTTATTTTGAAACATTGAAAGAAATAAAAGACATGAAAGAATATGTAAAGGGGGAGATTGATTCCCTGTTTGTGGAGTTACAAAAACTTCGTAATATGAAAGGAGCAATTGCAGAACTACAAGAAGAAGTGGCGAAACTTGCGGGTGAACCTGTCGGTATGCTTTTTACTAAATATTAGGTGTGATTAAATGAAAGTAGTTTATGGACATACTGATTCTATTTATGTTCAAATAGATTCGGTAGATGAAGCAAAAGAAAAGATTAAGGTGATAGAAGATGAAGTCAGAAAAAGTTTCCCGAATGTTCTCGGACTTGAACAACATCCCGTCGTTTTGGAATTTGAAAAATTCTATTCGGCTCTGGGTGTCGGCACTACGAAAAACAGAAACGCAGGATTAATTACTTGGGATGATGGAAAACATCTTGATACTCCAAAATTCACAATGACTGGCTTTACTGCTAAAAGGGTAAGTGAAACAAAGTTGGCGAAAGAAACCCAAGCAAATGTGTTAAGAATGTGGGTAGAAAACAAGGATGAGACAGAAATCATTCAGTATCTACACACTATGTATTCTAATGTTTTGGCTGGTAATGTTGAATTAAGTTCAATCGCAAAGAAAAGCAGACTTAAGAAAGAGCGATTTAAGGTTCGTTGTCCAAATTGCAAAAAACAATTTGACATGAGAGAAGAGTTACCTGTTGAGTCACATATTAGGCGAATTGAAAACGGCATTCCCGAATTTTGCGATACTCATAAAAAATATTTTGTTGGACAAGAAGCAACAAAATTTGACAAGAAAAAACAAAAGAAGGTAAAATATAACAAGAAAGTTTCTGTTGCTTCCGGCGTAGCGGGAATTTTGTTTGCATTACAGAACAGAAACTTGAAGTTTGACGATTCCTATGTGTTTATTAGAACATCAGATGATTTGACTTTTACCCACCCGTTGACAGATGAGGCGAAATCAGCCGACTACATTTCCGGCGTAACCTTACAGGATTTGACTCCTTATACGCCCGACTATCAATATTATGCAGAACAGGTTAAGAAGAAGGCCGAACCCGTCTTTAATGCTATGGGATGGGACTTAACCGCTATTAAAACAGGCCGAATACAGAAAACATTGGAGGAATGGTTTTGAATACAGACGAAAAATACGATGCAGTTATTACTGCTATGAGAGAATACACTTATCAATGGAATCACGAAAATTATGATGACCCATCAAAGCCAATTTTGAAGATTACTAAATCTTCTTTAGGAACATTTGATTGGTGTCCTAAAAAATATGACTTTTCATATAAACAAAGATTACCTCAAGACCAAACAGAAGCCATGCTTAAGGGAACAATCTTACATAATATTAGAGAAGACTTCTTTAATGATTTTGATTTAAAGAAAGCAGAAAATTTATCAAGTGACGAATTGTATGATTATTGTGTTGGGCTGATGCCTATTAATGATTATATGGATTTATCATTAACGATGGCGGCATTTGAAGCGCAAAGGTATATTGAAGCAAGAGCAGAAAACAAAACAGATGAGTTTTTGCCGGTATGTAATGAAGGAAAGTTTGATGCAGAAATAGTAATTCGTGCAGACACAAATCCTAAGTTTCCATTAACAAGGGATTATAGAATCCATATTCAAGGTATTATTGACCGTATCTTCCGAGAAGATGCGGGCTATATTCCCTTTGAGTTTAAAACAGGTGGCTGGAAAGATTATAAGAAAACTTCAATGAGAAAAGAGATGGCGTTTTATCAATTGCTTATTGAGAATGCTGAACCAGAAGTTCTAATTAAAAACGGACTTGACCCAGAAATAGGAGTATCGCATTGGGGCTGGTATTATCCTGCATCAAATTATGTTTATGCAGAAGAAGCAAAAACAAGAACCATGACTTCTGTTATGAATAATATTGCTAAACTGATTTATTCGTATGAACAACAACATTTTCCTACGAAGTTTTTCTTTAAGACTTGTTCTCATTGTAGTTTCTTCGGTATTTGTGATGCGGCTCAAACTGATACTTGGGTGTGATTAAATGCAAGATACTTTATTAGCGGTTGCTTCTGATGCAATTAAAATCATTAATACAATGGGAAGAAAAGATGTTGGGGATATTCTTCAAAAAAGAATTGAAGCCATCATGGGGTGGAATAATGAACAGAGATTTAATTAAGATAAAAGTTTTATCTAAGGCATGGACATTTGCTGAAATTTCAAACCTCAAAGAAACCATTAACTATATCTGTGAAGAAGTTTATAATGAATCTACAATTACTGAACGATTTGAAATGGTTAGAGATTTGAAAATAAACGATGTATTTATTGGGAAGACTTTTGAAGATGCGTTTAGAGAAGCAATTAAAATACAATTAAGTGGAGACATAGCGGGAGTTATAACCGAAATGTTAGGCGAAGCAACAATTAATTTTGGAGGAAATAAAAATGAAATATCCGAGAGAAGTGTGGGCGGGAAGTCACATTCCAAACGCCCCTCAAATGAAAAGAAAGATAGTGTTCTCAAAGAATGAATATGTTCAATTTGTTCGGGCGCAGAATAACCGAACAAATGTTTATACGACAGTTTATGATTTTGAGCAATTTACTGATAGCGCAAAAATAGAATCTTCTGTTATTTTAGACAGAATTTTCTTAGACTTTGATGGACATGAAGATGATTTGAAAATGGTATATAGAGATGTTAAATATGTTATGGATTGGGTAAATATGAATGATTATCAACATACACTATTTTTTTCTGGTAGGGGATTCCATCTGTTTATTTTTGGAGAACCTACAAACAGCATTCGTTCTATACAGGCTTTCTTTAGATACATCAAGAACAATTTGACAAATACATTTGGGAAAAATACGCTTGATGATAGAGTCGGCCAAACCACAAGACTTAGAAGAGTTCCAAATACAGTAAATATGTCCTCAATGGATGAAAATGGTAATCCTTACTTTTGTGTTCCTTTGTTTTATAGCGACCTAAAAGAACCACTTCAAAGGATTCTTTCCCTTGCTAAGAAACCAAGGCAAATCCCCTTTAAAATAAGCGGAAAAAGAAAGGCCACTTTCCCCGAAGCACCCCCTATTGAGAGCGTAGAGGGTGAAGTTTCTGTGCCTCGCCACGATGGAAAACTCCCAATATTGCCTTGTTTGCATAATGCGGTTATGTCGGAGAATCCTTCCCATATGGCTAGAGCATACCTCGTTTCTTGGTATAGAGACATTTTGTCACAAAGGCAACCACTATTGGCTCTTGAAGATAAGCAGTATGTTTTAGATAGAACGGTTGAAGAAATCAAAACTGTTTTTGGAGAAAAAGAAGAAGTGTGGCTAGATTGGGATGAAGCCACTACAAGAAAACATGCTAAATTTACAGTTTTCAATAACTATAAAACACCTAACTGTAAAACAAAATTAATCCCAGAAGGGTATTGCATTGGAAAATGCTGGAGATACCCAGACTATTTAGATGGTGAAAAAAATGTTAATAATTGATAGTAGAGAAAAAGAAGGGTCTAAATTAGTTAGACTTGTTGAAACAAAAGCAAGAGGATTAAATATTCCTTTTGAAAAGAAATGGATTGAGATTGGAGATTATGTTTATGACGACCTTTGCTTTGAAGCAAAATCCGCTACGGATTTTTTGTCATCGGTCATGTCTAAGCGTATTTGGACTCAATTAGATAATATGGATAGACATTATAAAACAAATATTGTTATTATTTATGGTAGTGTAGAAGAAGCAATTTTTAATGCTAAGAGATATAGCAAATCTAATATTCCCGAACCTGCTAGAAGCATAATGTTAAACAATAAGTTTTTTGCGGCTATTGGAAGAATTGCATTAGACACAGATATAAAGCCGTTTTGGGTAAATAGTGAAGAGGAAGCCTCTTCTATTATTACTGCAATCTGCAAAATGAAACCGATTCAAAGAGACACTATTCGGCCTGAAATTTTTAAAAGAATTACTACCGATGATTTAAGGTTAGACATGCTAACTTGTATTAAAGGAGTATCAATTAAGAAAGCAAAGGCTCTGTTGAAACAATTTGGTTCAATTATGGAAATCGGAGAATGTTCCGAATTTGAATTGCAGGTTGTTGATGGTATTGGCGAAACCATAGCAAAAAGAATCTTAGCCACTTTAAGTTCCGAGAGGAAGGTGAAAATATGAATGAAGAATTTGATGAAGAAGAATACATGTCTGAATATTCGGAAAATGTTGAGAAGGCTACTGATATTTTACCTTCTATTGTTAGTGGGTTTATTAAAGACGCTTGCGAAGTTTCTCACATGAATGAAATTCCTGCGGCCTTATCCTTTTTTACTATTCTAGGCCAAGTAGCAAAAGACTTTGTTTTTATTCCTAATGGTAAAAATATTGAAGATTCTAGAATACATTTCTTGCAAATTCAAACTTCCGGAACAGGAAAATCTACTCTTTACAATTTTACTGGGCCAGTAGCAAAAAGAACATTTGAGGGTATTGATGCTAAAGGAGTCCACCCTACTAATATGCCTCTTGGAGAAATTACTGGAGAATTTGAAGGTGCTAAAAAGTTTGATGTGATGTCTGTTGTTGATTATACAGATGCAGGTCTTTTGTCGGGTATGGCGGAAGTTGAAGTAGTAGAAGACGATGGAGAAAATATACAAAGAAGAAGAGAAACACAAAGAGTCGCCGGTATTCTTGAAGGAAGCGGTTTAGCCCATTGGGACGAATTTGAATACTCTGGGGTATTTTCTACTTCGGAACACAAAAAGAATGCTATCGTTTATTTGAATACTTTCATGAATACTCTTGCTGGTGAAAACTGGAAAATCAGTAAAAAACTAAAGGATGGAAATATTGAATATACTTTATGCGAAAGGTCAGTTTTGGCTATGACTTATCCGCCAAAGAAACTTGAAGAAGTTATGACGCATAAGGGTGTTTTACAAAGAATGATTGTATATGTCTGGGATGTTCCTGAATTTATTCAAGATAAGATGCGTCGTTCTCAAATCTTAAAGGCAGGAAAGATTGAAGAAATTAACCAGCCAATTGATAAATATGTAAAGGCTATGCTTAAACTATATGATGATTTGTATGAAAGGTATCAAGAGGTTGGTAGAAACCCACTTCAAACAATTCAGTTTGCAGATGATTTCACCGATGCTTATATGTTTAGATATGAACAAATGCAAGCATTCATTGAAAGAGAAAAGCCCCAAGTTAGAGAAATTGCGAGCAATTTTACTACCCGTTTACTTAAAATGCTTTTAAAATTGTCTGTTCTTAATTGTATTGCTGAAAGCCCTCAATACGAGAAAGACGAAGATAAATTCATTGTTAATAGTCGGCATGTCTCCCAAGCGGCCTTTCTCATCCAAAACTGTTATAGCAGACTTACGATGTGGTTAGGTTCAGCCCTGCGGCTCCGCCGTGATGAGGCCTTAGTTAATTCCAAAAAGCCTCGTTTGTTGCTCGTTTATGCAGAAATGAAAGAAAAAGACGAAGAGGGTTGGGTCAGCAAAAAACTATTTTTGGACACATATATCAAAAAAGAAAAAGTATCACAAGTCCAAGCATATCGTGACTACAAAAAATATCCAGACCTTTTTGAAGAAGATAAAGTTGGGCGTTCAGTATTTATTAGAGTAATAGGAGAGGAATAAAATGAAGTGGGAAAACACGAAAGTGGTATTTGATGTATCTAAAGGGCCAAATGTGATTATTGAAACTTTAAATAGTCATGGGGAAGATGGTTGGGAATTGTGTTCTATGTTAAATGTAGCAGGAACAAAAATTGTAGCCTTCTTAAAACGCCGTATTGATGCAGAAGAACCTGTGAGCAAAGAAGAAGAAAAACTTAGTAAGTTGTGGGCTGGTGAATAATGTCAATTTTGGCCTTAGACATTGAGACAAAAAACATGTCTCATGAAATTGGAGGCTTTGGTAATACCCATATGTTTCAAGTTTCAACGGTGGCTACATGGGATGGCTCAAATGGAACAATTTATGCAGATGTCCCTGCTGATTCATTGTCAAAGTCTGAATATATAGTTAAGCCATTGTCTGAATTAAAATATGATTTAGATGAGCATTTGACAAAAGGAGGAAGCATTTTGGGGCATAATATTGCCGTGTTTGATTTAGCAATTTTAAGAGATTCAATGGACATTCATTGTATTAATAAATGTATTTCAAACAAGCAATATATTGATACAAGCAAAGACTTGCTTTCTTTACATGGTGAAAGAATCCCATTGAATAATTTGGTGAAATGTTCTTTAGGAGATACTAAACTGATGAATAGCGCAGATGCTCCTAAATTATGGAAAGCAGGTCGCTATGAGGAAGTAGTTGAATATTGTATGAAAGATACTAAACTCGTTTATGACCTGTGGAAATACGGTCAAAAAAATGGTATTGTAAAAGCGTTCTCTATTGAAAAAGAGGAATTTGTGGAATTGGAGGTTGATTGGTAATGTCTACTTGGGAATGGTTTGGATTGTTTGTATTCTTAGTTGTTTTAACTTTGTTGTTTTTTGCTGCATTTGGCGGGTCTAATTTAGACGGACAAAACATTGAAGAATACATGGACAATCTTTTAAATGATAAGAAAAAGGAAGGAAATAAGTAATGTCCTTGAAGCAGACCTGCAAATATTGTAAGGTTGCTACTTTAGCCGTTAGGCTACATGGGTTTTATATTGGTTCAACCGAACAGGTTAAATTGTGGGAATGCAGGAATTGTTGCGGCATTTGGTCTAATAAGACCAGCGAAGGGTTATCTTAATTGATAGCCCTTCGCTCCCCTTTTTTGGTTTTTATTTTCACCAAAATTGAAGATTTATTAGCCGCTATTTTTTTAGTTCAGGCTTTCCTTAATTCTTCTCAACAGATGCTCTCACAATTTATAAGCCATCCATTCTGTCCCGCTTAAACAAATAACTTCCCAAATATCGCCAGCCGCTCCTGTTGGAGTAGTTTGTGATAAAATTTCATAGGGAGTAATTACTGGAGTTCTAGTAACATCATACAATTGGTCGCCACTTTGAACATCAATTGTTAAACTACCTGTTCCAGTAACAGGAAGAATTAATCTGTAAATTTGTCCTTGTCTGGTTAAAGAAGCAGAAGGTAAATTTAAAGTTAAGTTATTTCCTATGGGGTCTAATGAAGCAAGAATAATATAATCTTCATCTGTAATATCATAAGTATTAAATGGAGGTGGGGCGGCCACTTGTTCAACTAAATTCACAACTAAGCCTTTTGTTTTAGAAACACCGGCAACATGGAGTTCTGCATCAGGAGCCGCTACATTAATTCCTACTCCATCTTGACTTCCATCAACAACCAACATATTTACATTATTATTTGATTCTACTCTAAAATCAACGCTAGCCCCTGCTTCGTTAAAAACTACCCCGTTAGCAACAGTTAATGCCCCTGTTAAATCTAATGTTGATTCTCCTTCAACTGCTGATATTGCTCTAGCAGTAGTATGATATAAATTAGTTGAACCTTCGCTTAAATCGTCAGTATCTTGCGTAGCGAGCCTAGTATCAAAGTCTGTATTAAATGAAGTATATGCTGATAAATCTGCAATACTTTGCGGAGTAGCAGTTTTTAAAGTATTATTTGTTGCATCCTTAATATATATTCTATCGTTTGTTCCGTCTAAAGTAACATCCGTTGGCCCAGTAATTAAAATACCGTTAGCATCACCAGTAATGCTACCCATTTCAGTATAAACTCCAGAAACATCTCTAGCCACACTTAAAGAGTTTTTTGTTTTAGAAGATGTCAAAAATTGAATTTTTCTTGAACCCCATGCGGTATCGTCTGCAATTTCAAGCATAGCAATAATTGTATCGCCATTAGAATGATTTGCTACTCTATTTGCGGCAGTTGGGATTCTTAAAGAAACGGTTCCCGAAGAATCAATGACAATAAGATAATATGCTTTGCTTGTCGTAAATGTAAAATCCGCAATATTGAATGTAGCGGAACCGCTTGTGGTTTTCAATTCGCCATTATCTAAATAACTTCCTACTGCAACAGTAACAACGGGATTGCTTCCAGATTGTGTAATATCAAAATCGTTAGTGTTATTTTTAACTACAAAACAACCTGATGCGCTTTGCATTAATGCCTTAAATAATCCGGTATGTGGATAATCTACGCTATCTTGAATATGGGTCATAGTTGCCCCAGTATTAAGTTCTGAAATATAGTGCGGGTTTAATTCAGCCATCATTCCACCTCAATAATCATTATAATCTCTAAGGTTTCCGTTGAAGAAAATGGGCCTACTCCATCAAAATTGACTCTAGATAATAGATTTGAAGATGAGTCAAAAATACCTGCTTCTCTAATTGTCATTCCTGTAATGTCGCCACCAGCAACAGAAATTTTAACTTCCATAACATTTTCATCTGTTGAAACTTTAGTAATTGTAGATGTAGCCCCGCTAGGGACATCTAAAGTGTCAGCATTAGGTGAAGAAGAGTTTCCACCTAAACCCACCTGTCCCGTATCAATAAGGGTAACTATTTGGTTTGTTAGCAATTCTTTTAACTTGTCAGTAATCAATATTCTTCCTCCAATAAATCTGTTAAAGTGATTGCCGCCCCTGTCCCAAATCCAAGTGTAAAGGTTCCCGTATTTAATGGTGTTGAAAAGCCCAAAGTATAGCCGCCCGTTGCCGTTCTTTTCCTAACTAGTAACTTGCGAATATTAATCTTAATATCTTCTAAGAAATAGTATTGGTCTTCATTTGTGTCTAAATTCTCAGAACGATTATCTTTTTCATTTTTTCTAGTAGATGAAACCAATTCGGCTAAAGTGTCCTCTAATAATTTACTATATTTGCCTAATTGTAATTTAATAAGTCCTGTCAATTGATGTTCCATTTGTAATACTAAGAAAGTAGATAGTTGGATATTTTCTTGTGCAATTTCAACATTGACAATATCTCCTACTTGAAGGGTTGAAATATTTTCATGGTTCACAAGCAGTTCAATTTTGAAATTATTTTTGTTGTATAAAGCAAATAATTCTCTGGCTTTTGCAATCACTTCACTTTCAGTAGTAAGTGCTTTATCTGAAAACTCTAATGATTTTCTTCCTACCTTTCTAATGCTTTTAAGGCCTTTTCTTATAGATTTATGGATATTTCCGTAGACCGCAATATCATTATAGAAATTAAAGATAGAAGAAGATTTCTCAAATCCAAACACCTTAACATTTGATTTGTCCCCAATAGTAATATTAGAAGAGTATAAGTCATCGGACTGATTATCCTTTAATGCATAAGATTCTCCACTTATAAAAATAGTTTTATTTATTTTCTTTAAAACTGTATTGATAGCGGAAAACAAATCAATGCTTTTAAAATTAGGTGCTAAGTAATAAGAAGTGCTTCCGTCTGTTTCATATTGTAGGTTCTCACTTTCCAATAAATTATTTACAATATCTTGGGCTTCATATCCAATTTGAACGCCTGTTCCAATCATTGTTCTTTTATGTTCTGAAGTAATATCGCCATTAACGACCAAATCAATTGTTTCAGAAACAGAAACAATTCCTAAACTTTCTTTTATTTCGCCAAAAGACAAATAATGTCCAATTGCATCACTATTTGTTAAATATTCAACAGAAGTAATATAAGAGTTTTCTCCGTCACTAATTCCCATTTCTAACTTAGTATTTCCAATTAATGAGTCAAGACTTGTGTAGTCTTTAACATAAATTGTGTTTTCCAAATCTGGCTGATTATCAGTATCTAACAAAACATACATTGAGAGGACTCCCTCGTTATTACCGTCATCGCTGTGATTTCCTTTAGTATTTCTATATTGGTAAGCATTTATGGACTCATACATTTTATCTTCATTTCCCATCTTAGTATATCTAGAAGAAAGAGTATTTAGTTGAATTTCCTTTGGAGAATAAGAATAAAAGCAAGTGTGATTTGGTTGCATAATTCTACAAGTTTTTCCGTTCATATTTGTATCTAAAGTTAAAATGTGATAATGTGCAGAATTAGTATGGTCTAACTCATGGGAAATCACATAAGCCATGTCCGTGACAGTTAATTCATTCATTGATTCACCAATAGCAGAATTTTGTATAGTCCCATCTCCATCATAGTATTTCCCCTCTGCGCTCACTAAATAAGTCCCAGTTAAATCTACAAAATTTAAAAATGTATTTTCACCATTTGCTTGAATAGAATAATGATAAACGCTTCTATTTCCGCTAGCCTTATTGGAGGTTGGTGAAGGTAATGTTATTTGTGGTTTAAAGCCCATAAATGTTCCATCTGCTGTGGTAGCACTAGAACCTCCGCTTTTATTTCGGCTTTCATTTTCGCCAAAATTACCATCGGTTTTAATGAAAATTAATCCTATATCGTTTTGACCGCCCCCAGTATCTTCACTAAAAGACATTCCTGTAATTTTACTACTTACCATACCTTTATCAACTAAATCTGTCCCCTCTTCAATAGTATATCGGTCAAAGAAAACTGCTTTAAATCCTGTTAAGGCTAAGTCTTCATTAGCAAATGCTGATGCTAAATTATGGTCGTTAATGCTTTCAACAAACATATTTACTACTTCACTTGAATACCTAGTATTGCTATTTCCTCTTGAGTTAACTCCTAAATCTACAGGTAAAAATAAATTTGGTTTTCTTGCAGTAGCGGCTCCATTACTTAATGTTGCGCTATAATATGAATCCCATGCAGAAGAAGCCGCCCCACCATATTCCCCACTACCAACAGTATTTACTGCAAATGATTTTAGCATATGGATTTCACCATTTAATATAACTGTATCTTCTTCACCATGTCCTTTAATTTGGTCTGAATCTCTTTGAGTAGCGGGGGTCATTTTTAAATGTGGAGTTTGAGCCAATTGGTTTCCATCGGTGTGAATTACCCCATCTAAATTTAGTGTGTCATTTGTAATAGTGGTGGTGGTTACTCCTAATGCACTCACTTCTCCAATTTTTCGGCCATAGTCATCAAAAATAATATCTAGGTGTGAGGCAGAAATAGCAGTATCATATTGTATAGTGGTTGCCGAAGAAGCAATAACATTGGCTGAACCAGAGGCCAAAGTAGAAACTCTATAATCAGATTTTGAAAACTTTTTAAGGTTTCTGTCTTTGGAAACAATATTCTCTGGGTCAAACTGATTAAAATGCCAATCATAAACTACTTCGGTTAACCGAAAAATTCCAAACCGCTTAAGACTTGAAATAGTTTTATTTGCAGAAATAATAGAAGCAGAAATGTAAGACTCATCTGTTGAATTAATAGTTTCTGATTGTCCTAAAATTAAGTCTTTTGCGTCTGCTCTCCCCGCATTTTGTGGAGATTTGAGTGCAAATAAAGAATAATTTTCAATTGTTTTAGAATAGGGAGCCGCCGCCAGAAGGCTATCATATCTTTCAGAACTATACGGAAGTAAGTCACAAGTAGAAAAAATAAACATTCTGGCTATTTTTGGGTCACGCTGGTATAAGAAATCCTTTACATAATACCCGCTATCACTATCTATGAAGCCTTCATAACTCATTTTATTATATGATTCGCCACTTGAAAGAATATCCAAATCAAAGAAATTAGACCCTCTTACAGAAGTTACTCCTCTAGTTTCTGGCATTTTGTGATTTGCAATTTCTTTAATATCTGTTCCAACAATATTATTTACAAGAGAGCCTCCAGTAATATAGTTTCCATAATTCATTTTATACCCAGACGCATAGTATTTAATTTTGGACAATTTGTCAGTATAATAGTGGGTTCTTTTAGATTGATTATGGGCAGTATCGCTATATAGTGATTTTATAGAATTAATGTTTCCTTTTTCAATATTAAATATTCTATAAATACTAGGCCCAAACCTTTCGGTGTGAGTTTTAGGATTTGAACCCATAGTATTATAATAAAGAGGATAATCAAATAAAATTGGTTTTCTCTCTAAATTTAATAGTGGGCTAACTAGACAAATATATTTTCCTGTATGTAAATGAGCGGCATTTAATAAATGCATTTCATGTGTCAATTTAGAAGATTCTTCATAAGTAGCAGAATAACTTAATACTTGTAGTTTATCGCCACTAGAATATGAAACTTTTCTATCTAAATAAACTCTAACTGTGGAATAATCTGTTTGGAATTGCGCCCCTATAATAAAACCTACAAACTGTTCTTCAATATATAATGGTTTATTATGATATTTTCTTTGAATAGCAATAGTAGATAAATATGACTGACTAGTAGTTTCAACATATCTAATATCGGTTTGTGTGGAAGAAGCCGTTCCCAAGTCACTAAATGTAGTGTCTTGAGTATTTGCATAATTTACTTCTACTCTCCCTAAAGTCAAAGGAATATAGGGGGCTACCTTAACGATTTTATTTACTCCAGATTCTCTAACATTATAAATTGTAAAGTCAATTAAAGTATTTACTACATCAAAACTTTTATTGTCAAGTATTCCTTGAAACGCATTATCGTTTTCTATATTCATGCAATTTGAAATATTGTAGCCTAAATCTGAACCGTTTCCAGATTCTGAAGTTCCTGCTAATGTCTCTGCAAAAGTAGCCCTAGAAATATTTCTTCCCGAAGTAAAAATTATGCCTTTATCAGATGCTCCTGATAATGAGGTTGTTGATGACAATAATGGGTTTGAAGCAAGGGCTTTATTAAAAATTAAATTTTTATTCGTAGATTTATATGCAGTTAAAGTGCTTCCCTCTACTTTAGGAGTGTCGTATATGCTATGCGTTGTTCCGGTATTTGTGGCGGATATTTCCCCTACAAATCCTATTGTTCCGCTATCATATTGTGCATAAATGTGGTCGCCTTCATTTAAAGTAAGTGACCCCGAAAAAGTTAGAGCATTTATAGCGGTATCAAAATTACAGGTTAATGTTTCAGATAGCACTTCTAATTTATTATAAGGACTTCTACTACTATAAATAATGTCTTCGCTAAACAAAAAGTTTTTATTTACAATTGGAGACAAAAGTTTATTAAACTTATCTCTTCCTTCTAATTCCATAAAAGTTTGTCCATCCTGCTTATACGATTTAATAGCCTCAATTTCTCCATCAATTCTTTCAATTTGAATAGAATAGGGGCCAACCAAATATTCTAAAACATCATTTAGAGTATCATAGTAATTTATTCCATCGTAACTTAATGCTAATAGTTTCTTTTCGGGATATGTATTAGAAACGCTGGCTATTAACTTAGTAAATCCTAGTCCCATAAATTCAACAAAAAGATTTGTAAATCTATCTTCCATCATCACAAAATTAGTTAAAAGAGTATTTGTTGTTCCATTATGAGTAGCGGTTGCTTTAAATGCTCTCCGATAAATAATTTCTCCTTCCGTAGCCGTAAATGTTCCTGTTGAAAATACGGATTCATTAGTCGTTCTAATTCTAGAATTACAATTAATTTGTTGAGTTTTTGTTCCCGAAAAAGTTCCGATTCCATCAATAAATAAATGCGTGTTTCCAATTTTAATTTCATCTTCCGCAGATAAAAAATCTTTGAGGTCAAAATCTGATTTAACTCTATAATCATTAGACCCTAAATCTGCTTCAATTGTAGCGGGAAGAGGAAACCATTCTTGAATTGTTCCTGAATGCACCGAATGCCTAACTCTTAAAGAATCAAACTCGGAAACTTTTTTAGGCATAATTCTAAAAGAATCTCCTAATTTAATTTGAGCAAACCCTCCTCTTTGTCCGATAGACTGTTGAATATTAGCATCAATAACATTATATAAAGTATTATTTTTAGTAGGAGAATATGAATAAAATGCGTATCTTTTTTGACCATTTCTTGTATATGTTATAGTGCTATCATCTAAATCTGTTCTTGCATTTGGGAAGACATTGTTATAGTCACTATAATTTTTTGTAATTGTGACTCCTTCATTTGTCAGATATGGGCTATTTGAAGGGTCATCTAAATCCCTCAAATTGTCAAATAACTCTAATTTCATAGTATATTTACTATAATCTACAATTGTATTTGCATAATCTTGAACTGTTAAAATAGTGGTTTCGTGAATCGTTCCAGTAAAATTAATTGTAGTGCTAGCATTTTCATTTTTCAATCTAACAAAATATTTTGTGTTATGGTCTAATTCATTATTCTTATCTAACTTATCATTGTAAAAATAAAACAGAGGGCGGGAAACATATAATGTATTTTGTAATTCACTTTTAATTCCTGCGGAAATTGCAATCGCTGGCGTAGTTTTATCAATGCTAAATATCATAAATTTGGTGTTAGCGGCCACTTCATTTCCTAATTTTGGAGAAAATTCAAATCCATCTCCGGTTGAGTCCATATCTAAAATTTCAGTAATTTTAGCAAAGTGATGTTTATTATGGTCGTCAGCATGAAGCAATACAAAATAATCCTTTGTGTCCCAATCGGCTGGATTAAATAAAACTCCCTCTTCTGAAGCACTATCGTAGCATTTAATTCTAAAGCCTTCTGTATTTTCTAAATTATTATACGGATTATTTGCTACTCCACCAAACTCAGTAATGTCCTCATCTGTGGTGTCATCGGGATAAATAATTGTGTATAGCCTAGTATTAGAAAAAGTAGATTCTGTAGTTAATCTAGGATTTGTAGGAACATTCCAACCGTAGTCAGAAGTAATAGTGGTTGCCCCTGCTTTATATGCTTTTACAACCATTATAAATCAGTCTCCTCAAATCTAAGATATAATAAGGTGTCATCGTAATTTGGCATAATATTTAAAATATATGGAAATCTTTTTCTTTGAACGGAAGTAATAGCCAATTCATGCATTTCTCCCATAAATTGTTTGTTCGTTGTTGCTGAACCTGCTCCTGTTGAATCACTACCGTTTGAACCTAAGTAAATATCTGTTCTATCAAAAGAAAATATTCCACTATCACTATGAGTATTTTTTGAAATTAAATTACCATTTAAATAAATTGCAAGCATTTTAGAAGATTGGCTAAAAACACAAGCAATATGAAATGAGTCGTTTATGTAGGTTGGTTGATAATAAGCCTGTAAATATATTGGGGTTGATGGACTTAAACTAACATTATCCGGATTAGTTATAGTGAGCGTAGAGCCACTTATTCCTGTGACCTCTCCGAGAGAGGGAAAATCAAATCCATCACGATAGAACACCTCTTGAACGCCTCCTGTCACAAATTGAGTAGGCGACCCTACGGTTAAGGTCGTATTCCCTGCTCCCGATGTGTAGCCAGTTGTCACATATCTTTTTTTCAATTTTCCAGTTTCGTCAAAACCAGACCAAGTGTATGAAAAATCAGAATAATTATATGTTTTACCTTGAATGGGTAAAATGACAGAATCCGTAGTATATGTGTCTGTTGTTGAACCTAATTTTACTCTTACCCTAATTTTATATTTTGCGGGCTGATTGTATAAATGTTCCGTAGCATTCACTAAACTGACTTGAAAATTAGTATTGTAAAAAATCATCATTTCATGTGTAAGCCTCGCAGATTGAGACAAATAAATATTGCTTTCTGAATAAGCAGAAGAAGCATTTTGCATAATTTTGTGTGAGCGATTTGTGTCGGGATAAGTAGAAATAATACCGTTTATTTCATAAGGAGTAATTATAGATTCAAAAGTAAATGTGCCGGTATGTCCCCAAATACCAAATGCGGTATCATCCGTTGTGTCTGATGGAGTAGTTTCAATATCAGGAATATTGTTTGAATAGTCCATTTTAACTCTCGCATTACACATAACAGGAAACACTAAAGAGCGTTGTTTTCCCGTTAAAATATTATACATTTATTCACCTCAAGGAATAACGGTAGCGATTTCAAAATCTAAACTAAAAGAAACATCCACGGATTCGGATTCAAGATTAAAAGAAAAACTTCTAATGAATCCTGTTAATCCAACATCATTTATAGAGTCTGGAAAAACAGAAAGCGGCAAGGGAACACCTTCGTTATCCTTTGAATTTCTAGTTCCTCTTGAAGAAAAAGTTAGTGGAATTAAATCTCCTCTTGCTCCAATTCCTGTTGAAAAATCTCTATCTTGCCAGACAGAATCAACATTAGAAGGAATCAAAATAACCAATTCACTAAAGGCTTGCTTTTTAGCAAATCCAGTAGAGTCCACACCTGCGGCAATCATTTGAGCAATTTCTTGTGCGGTAAAAAACTTAGTTGCAGTAGTGGGATTGTCTTCTTCTCCAAAAGTTTTTGTAATATATGCGTCTTGAATAAATCCACTTAAATTGACTGATTTTGAAGCCATACCTAAATCAAGGGCGGTAGTAATAGATTCTCCCGTAGCGACTCCGGAAAGAGGAATAGGGAAAGAAGGAATCGTTTTAGATACAGATACACCAGCACTAGTAACATTCAAAGGAATTGTGTTTTGTGAAATAGGGTCGTCTTCTGCGAAACTTTGCGTTTTTAAATAAACATATGACATTTAATCAGCCCCCAAATGTTGTTGATGGTGTGACTCTATTAATTTTTGTGTTCACCATCTGTCCGATTTTATCTGCAATTCTGCGTAATTCTTGGTCGGAAGTGTCTCTTGCATTAATTGTAATGTTGAAATTATTTACTGTTCCGCCCATCATTTTCTTAGAATCAGAATTAGAATTGACTCTTGCACCTGCGGGCAAATTAACTAATTCTGGGCCTCTTTCCCCAACAACTGCTAATCCTCCCTTAGATACTCCGCCATTTGCAAATCCTGGAAGTTTTCTTATTTTTCTTCCAAATCCTGAAATTGTATCTCTAACTCCTTTTAAGAAGTCTATCATTTTCCAAACCCCATCAATCAAAGGTTTAAATTTGTCAGATAATTTGTCTCCAAAGTATTTAGCAATCGTAAATCCTGCGGCGAGGATAACAATTCCAAAAGCAATCGGTAAAGCAGCAATACCCGCTAATAAGACTAATTGGGCAATAATATATTTAGCAATAATAAAACCCCCAATAAATAATCCTAACACTTTAAGTCCTTTAAATATTTTTTCTCTAAAAGCAGGGTCGTCTAAGAATTTGACAATAAAATCACCCACTAATTTAAAACCCGCTACTAAAGCAAGGAATCCAACATCTAATAAAACTCCAAGAGTTTTTAATAAGAAAAGAACTCCTTTGTCAAATATTCTTTCTAATAACGGAACAATTTTCTCATAATCTCCTTCAAAGAACGCACTTACTACAGAAAATACATCTCCCAAAATGCTCATTAAGTCTGAACCTAAATCTTTAATTCTATCTATTACGCCCATTTCACTTAAAATCCCATATAATTCTTGGAAGTATTTCATGCCTACTAAAATTGCACCTGCGACAATAATTCCTAACATCATGTATTTAAATAAAAAATCTGTAACCTTTACAATGCGAGTCCCGAACCGTAAAATTTTAATTCTTGCTTTTCTAGCATCCTTTCCCCACGGAAGAAGCGCACCTTTGGTTAATTTAAATAATCCTGAAAGTGGGCGTAACCCCACCGCTACCGGCATTAATGCAGTAGCAAAATTTTTCTTACTGAAAATTTTGCGGGCTGATTTTAACTCATCTTTTCTTAACTCAACTGCCGCCCCTTGGTCTTTTCTCATTTGTTTTCTTTCTTCTTTTGCTCCTTTTCTTGTAGCAAAGAAAGTTCCTATTTTGCCCTTTCCTTGCCCCTTAGCAGTTTCTTTTGCTATTTTTCTTGCTACATCTAATCTAGATTCATCAAACGCATAGTTTTCTCTTAATTCTCTAGCAACCAGTTTCATTTGTTTTCTTTGGATTTCCATTTGTTTATTAATAGCAATTGTAGCAGCCACTTCTGCTTTTCTGTTATCATTGGAAGCCATTAAAACTTTATTATATTCCTCTGTATTTTTGATGTTTTTAAGCAATTCTTCATTTTTCTCTTTAACATTTTTAAAATTAGTTTTAAGATAGTCGGCCCTTGCTTCCAATAGTCTCTTTTCTCTGCCTAATGTTTGTAATTTCTGAAGATTTGCCCTTGAACCCTTTCTTGCCTCAGCATTATATTTTTTCTCTATTTTTGATTTCTTTTCCATTGTTTTATTATATTCGGATTCGCTTCTTATTTGAAGGTTTGAAATTTTAGAAGCATCTTCAACTTCTTTTTTAAGAGAACGGAATCCTTTAATTTGATTAACGACTTTTTCATTTTGCTCTTTCATAGTTGCAATATTTGCTTTACTTGTTTCTTCAAACTCTCCTAAAACACCCAAAACTCCTCTAAGGTAGTTTTGTAATTTCCATAGCGGTGTGCCGGAAACAAGACGACTAAAAATAGTCCATCTCTTTGAAGCCGCATTTGTGCTGTTTGCGGCCTGTAACAAAGATTTTTTAAATCCTTGAAACTCAATTGCACTATAAGAAGTTACTTTACCTAATTCATTAATTGAAGAAATAGTTTTATCAATTTCATCGGCCATAGTATCACTTCACTTTATTTTTAGCCTTTTCTATTTCTTCAAACTTAATTTTTTCCATTAGTCCATGAACCTTTAGTAAATCCTTAACTAGCGTCATAGGCATTTGATATACCTCTAAGGGACTTATCCCTAACGCTTTAGAAAGCGTATAAACTAAAATTAAAGATACCGAAGTCGGGTCATTTTCCCTTCCTCTTAAGGTATCTTCAATTATTCGTTTTTTTCCTCATCCTCCTGCATCATAGACATAGGATTCGGGAGGATTTCTTTAATTTGATTGCCGACATAAGGACTTAATCTCAGCATATCAACACTTGAAAGTGATGGTTCTGTTTTTGAAATGAAATTTTCCACCATGTATCTATACATGGCGTTCAAATCAAGGTCAAGGCTTTGAGTCCGTGAATCAATTTTCATCACGGCATTTAAAGCCTTTTCAGCCTCAAGCCATGTGGGTTCTTTTACCCAGACTTTGAGGTATTCTTCTTTTTCTGGTGCTACACGAATATAGTGTAGTTTTGGCTCGGTTAGTGCAAATAGCACACTTTTATCTGATATAACTTTTTTATCGTTCAACATATTATCCACCTTCTATACCAACAAACAAACAAACGGTGTTGGTGGAATATTATTCTGCTAATTTAGATTCTTTTGGAGTTACTTTTTTTGCTTCTTTCTTAGGCTTTTTTGCTTTTGCATAAAGGGCTTGCTTTTCGTATCTATCCATAAAATCACCCCTGTAAAATCCAATGAGTCTTGACGGTGCAAGATTGAAGGGTTCTCGGCATTAATGTGCCTTCAACAACAACTGGCCCTTTATCATCAGGAATGGGGAAATTGTTTGCAGATAAATAATAATCTGTAAATTTGAGTTCAAATTCTTCTCCGTTATCTTTAGTGAATTTTAACTCAATGTATTGTCCCGAATCATTATTTTCGTCTTGATTAAGTAATTCGGTATAAAGTAAATCATCGGTTACATGCCCTGTAAATGTAATCTCATAGGTTCTTTGAGCAGGGATGCCCTCTTTAATAGATTTACTTCCAACCCCAATAAATCGTCGGTCTTGAAGATTATTGTTCATAGTCAAAGTCATAGTGTTAATCTTCAAAAATTCTTGTCCGAAAACTTTGAAAGAACCAGAAGAAAAGAAGAAAGGCTCTAAGAAAGTAGGGGCAGACCCATAATTAAAGAAAGAAGTTTCATCTGTAACGCCTCTTCTAGCCACATAATCTTCTGTTTGCTCAAGCGAATGAACGACTCTTGTATTTAAGTCTAGAGTCATTTTAACTTCTTCATTTTCGTTTGCCGTCAAAGTTAGCGTATTAACTCGGTTTCCTCTTGCAATTTTTACGAAGTTTAAATCTTCTGCGGTTGAAGTAGCATCTGTCCGATAAGTGTCACTTGATGGTAGTTTGCTAAGAACCTGCTCAATAGCAAATGAAGGCAAGTTATCACTATCTAATTCTGTAAAGGTATATTCAATTGGATTTGTGATTGCCCCTGCAACTTCTGTTGGTAAAGTCAATTTATCCATATCTGCTAAAGCATCCTGTCCTTTCAAAATGGGAGGACAAATAACAGTTCCGACAGAACGATAGAAAATTGGGCCAGTTCCAACAAAAGCCCCATCATCAATATAAACTGCATTTGCCGTTTGAGCAGTAAATTCATCACCAGCCGCTAAACTTTCCGTTGCCGTAGTAGCAGTAATAGAAGAACAATTTCCTAAGAAATAATATAGCCAAGCCGCATGATTTGACACTAATCCTAAGTTTCCTCCAGAAGCAGTTTCAATTCCTTTGTATTGTAAAGTAAAGTTTCTTGAGCCACCAAGAGAAGTATTTAATTGCTTCATTTCAACTTCGGTTGTCGGGAAAGTGGCGGATTCAAGAATACCTAACCATTGGTCGGATAACAAAACTGCCGAAGCATCTGTGTTTTGTTGGTCTGTTGGGACAGGTGCGCCATATCCAAGAATATGAAAATAATCGTCGGCGGCAACAACAGTAATAGATGAAGAAATTGCAGGAGAAAAAGTAATGGTATTGTGGTCGTTTGATGTAATGCGGTGCGAAGAGGTATATGTTCCATTATCATAAAATTCAATAACGCATCCCACATATAAATCTTTAACCAATCTAAAATCATCGGCAAAGGCCGTTGATACTGTAATTGTTTCTTGTGATGCAATTGACGCAATAGGCACATATAATGTGACTTCTGGCACAAAAGTTAAACTCGCTCCGCTTCCTAAAAAAATGTCTCTATTCACCATGCTTTTCTCCCCCTATCCTAACAAACTTACTAGGGAATACTAATTGCAAATCTTTTCGCTTCTAATGATATTTTATAACCAAAGAGTCTTTTACTTCTATCGTTGCTTTCTGTTCTAGAACCTACGAATAACTGATTAATTCTCGTTCCATCGGAAGCGGTGTAACCTCTTCGGCTTGTCTCCAATGCGTGAATCGTTATCAAGTATAAATCCCTTAGCCTGTCCCGCCCAAAATTGGGGTCTGTTGAACCTACCCCAACGGCTCGCTCATCGTGAATTGTTCTTAAATGTAAGGTAAATCCATAAGTTTCATTTCTAATATCATAATGAATTGTAGGATATTCAATGTTTTGAGAATCTTCAAATACCACAATAACATCTCCTGCGGATAAATCGTATCTTACGCCACGATTTTTTTGTAATGTTCTGACATCTACAAGAGTCGGTAATGCAGGGGTTGAACCTAACTTACCGGCGGCATTTAATGTGCTTCTTGAAGTATTCCAATTATTTTCAAGAATATCAATAATAAGGCTAACTTCGTCCAAAACTACTCACCACCTTATCAAATTCTTTTTTAACCGCCTTAGCATATTCATCTAGGGCATTTTTCATAATTTCATCTTCACTAAATGTAAAATCCATTCCTAGCATTTCGGACAATTCTTGCATGGCTTTCGCTCTTTCTTTTTGAATGCTTAGAAACGGCTCAAGAGACAACATTTAAATCATAATTTATTTTTTGCTTTAAAGGCTTCTAATTGCTTTAGTTTAGCATTTAAAGCATCAAGGTTTTTCTTTTTATCAAAAACTTCCATGCCTCTTATTTTTTTATTTTGCTCGGCCTGAATTTTTGATTTAAGTTGGGCAATAGCATTATTAATTTTTGTAGAGGCATCATTATTAATTTTTGTAGAGGTTATTTCTGAAGGGGGATTTTCATTTGGTGGAGGCGAAGGAGGCGGTTGTTGAGGATTTGGTGGGGCAGGAGGCGGTTGTTGGGGATTTGGTGGGGCAGAAGTCGTTGTTTGTGTTGGTGTTTGTCCTTTTGGTTTGAATATGTTTGATGACCTTATAGGTTTTTGATTTGGATTATTTTTAATAGGAGGTAAAGGAGATACTGCGTCTTTAATTCTCCTTGCAACTCCCCTAAATCTATCTGTTAGATTTTCTTTTTCGTTATCTGTGTTACCAGATGGAGGCAAATCAATCATTGAAGGGACTTCAGTAGATTGATTAGGAGCCTGTGAATTGCTAGGATTTTGTATGATTTTTGCATTTTGTCGTAATTCTTCTTCTGCATTTTTTACTTTTCTGCTCCTATACCTAAGTTTAAGAATTTCATCTTCAGTCAATTCTCTTTTAGAAATAACATTCATCCAATCATCCATGTTTCATCACTCCACCAAAAATACAATGTCTCCCTTTCCTTTAATAATTTCCATAGCCTCATTTCTAAGAATATCATATTTTTCCTTTGTTGTGATATTTGCCCCAGTTTCAGCCACAAGGATAGTTTGGTCGTCATGTCGTAAAATCTCTGCCGCCGCTAATTTTGTAGCGGCTTCGTGAATAACCGAAGGGACTCTTCCATCACCAGCAATATAAGAAATAATAATTGAATTTTGTGTATGGTAAGGATAATCTCGCAAAAAGAAAATTCTAGATTCATCACTAATATTCCAATATGACCCTAATCTCTTTAAATCTTCTTTATCTGTAAATCCTGTTACATTACAAACAGTAGGGATAGAAGTCTCAATCGCAGTAAAAGTTCCTGTTCCTGAACCTGTATTTGTTGCATTTTTGGACATTGTAATTGTAGTCGCATCAACAATAGCAGAAATAGTTGTTCCCGAAGGAATGTGATTATTGTTGTCCTCAATTTCCATACCTACGACTAATTTAGATGAATCTGCAACAGTTAAAGTAGGACTTCCATTTACATGAGAAATTGCCTGTTTTAGTCGGACTTTTAGCACACAATCTGAGCCATCTTCGCCGGACAACAGGGATGAGAGAAGAATGTTAGCCCCATTTTCTGAGTCCTTTTGAGCAAAGAAAAAGTCAGAAATAGAAAGATTAGAAGAAGTGAGGCTTTTTGCTGCATTTGCATTCGTAAAGGTAGAAGTTTTGGATGGAAACTGTTCATTAACAAGAGCAACTATTTCTTCATTTGTGGTCTTGATTCCATAAGCATTGTTAAATTCATCGTTGCCTAAAGACCCGCCAACACCAGATTCCGAAACCATTTCAAATTCAGTCCCACTATTCGGCAAAGCAAGAACAATAGAATAAATGTCTCTATAATTAGACAACAATTCCAGTTGCGCTTGAGCAGATGCTAACTCAATATATCTATTTCCCTGCCAAACTCTCAAAGAGACCACTTTTTTTAACTTTAATGTAGTCAGTTGAATAAAGCCAACATATCCACCATAATATGTTTGCATTGGGTGATTCATAAATTCAAAATTATAATATTCATTTTTATACAATAGTGGCCTAAAAGAACGCTTTACCTTTTCATCTATCATTCCTTCAACCCTTTTTATAATTTCTCCGACTTGGGATTGACTAGGGTATGTGTCTGCGGTAAAAGCAGGAACTTGTAATAAATTAGAAATTGCATCCTTGTCAGTATAATACCCAGAACCAGTAGTATAATCTACTGCAATTGTGGTATAGTCGCTAGGTGAACTGCTAATCGGCATTATCGTAGCCTCCTAATTGTTTTTTGTAAGTCCGGAATAGCGGCAGAAATAGAATCTAGAAAAATAGCATAATCTCCTTTTTTTGCAGTTTTAAACTTAGTCATACCTAATTTTGTTCTAGGCTTAGGTTTGTATTTGTCTTCCTTATCTGTTGCAGAAGGAAGAAGTTTGGTTTCTATTTCTTTATCTACTTGTAGTCTAAAACTGCTAATTTCATAGGTAGGCTTAGGATTGTTATTCTTATCTAATCCCATTCCTTTATTTATAATAATAGTAATGGTGTGCAATAAATTAATTTGTTTTAAGGAGTCTTTGATTGGTGACTTTTTAACTAACTGTAATATTTTGTTAATATTATTTTCTTTTGCAGCATCATAATATTTTTTGGCTTGTTTATGTGCTAAATCAAATTTTTGTTCTCTTTGCTTTTCTCTTTCAATAGCAGGGCTTCCTGTATATTGGTCTATTTGTTTTTCTTTTTCTGCTAAAAATGCACTAATCATAATTTCTTTTGTTGAAATAGAGGAAGAGTAAATTTTCTTTACGAAGTTTAATTCTTTCTTATAGGTAGAAATATTTGTTTCTTTTCGCTTAGTCATAAAATTTTCTTTTAATAAATCCAAAAGTTCTAACTTATCCATATTTTCGGATTTTTGGGCAAAACCTCTACCGAGTAAAATGTCTTGCATATTTTCAAAAACTGTTAAAAACTCTTTTTTACTTTCCTCAATGTCTTCGTCAAACATTTTTCTAAGGTCGTCTAAAAATTCCATTGTATAGCCATCATCATCTAAATAGCCAACTCTTCTAAATACATCTGAAATGTTGAATTTTTCGTAACTTTCTAAGCGACTAAGCAGGAGTTTAATTCTAGATTTAAGAGAGCCTTTATTTTTTTCCTCTGCTTCTGTTAAAAATTTCTGATTTTCTAATTTATCTAATTTAACATCTAATTCATCTAATTCTTTTTCTATGTTTTTTATTTCTTTATTTGTTCCTTTCGCAGAAAGTAAATCCGGATTCCTAATTAATTCACCTAAAGTTATTGTAGATTTTCCTTTAAGTTTTCCTTTTACTGGTATTTTTTCTTTAGTCGGCTTACCTTTTTTATCTTTTTTAGGTTTTTTTGTGTAAAGTTCCGGAGTAAATTCAAATTTATCAAAAACTTTTGTATCTTGGTTATATACCATTTCTTTTAATTCTTTAATAAAATCAGTAAGTTTTTTCATAGCCTTTTTATTAATAGATTCAGTTTTATTAGTTTCTTTTTTGTATTCTTTGTATGTTTTAAGCGCATTTTGTAGGGGCTTGACGATTTTAGGCTTAATTAAGACATCACTATCTCTAAGACTTCTCATCAATTCTCTAACATCCCCTATGATTATTTCTCCTTCTTCGTCCTTAGTAGTAAAATATTCTTTAGCATCAGCAGATAAGGTGTAAAACATTTCACTTATTTCTTTTAAGTTTTCATCTTCAAAAACCTTTGAATAATCTTCAGATAATTGATATAGTGCGTCAGGTGAACTTTTAAATCTTTCATATACTCTATCATATAAGATTTCATTTGTTTTGATGGCGGCTAATAATGTAAGCATAGTTTGAATAGCAACAAGTTCATTTTTTTCTCGTAATAAACTTGTATATACAGGTGCAAACTCCTTCTCTAAAATCTGTCCACGGATTTTTGATTCTTTATCCTTCAGAAGAGAAGAAGGATTTTTATTAGCCATTAAGTCCAAAGTTGCCTTTGGTTTATCTGCTAGTTTCGCATCAGTAAAACCAAGAGTAAAAACTTTAACAATTTTAGAATGGACTTCCTTTATTTCTGAAAGCCTTTTAATGTTTTCAACTCCACTTAAATCAACATCTTCATTGTCTGATTTAAGGTCAGCCAAATTAGCATTTGTTTCTTTAATTGTGATAGTAATTTTTTCTTTGTCTTTTCCTGTAGCCTTTTCTTCAATATTAACTGCGTGTTTTTCTAATTGTTCTAAATACCTGTTCAATTCTCTAGCGTCTAAAAATCCAGATACGCTAGAAATTGAAGATTCAATGTCAGCCGGTTCTTCTAAAAGACGAGTCCTAACTGTTCCTTTAACTTCTTCAATATCTAAATTAGGATGAAGTGACTTAACGCTTTCTAAAATTTCTTTTCCTTTTGGGGTAGGAGATGGAAGATTTAATTCTTGAAAAGTCATCTTTTTAATTTTATTCATCGCTTTTTTGAGAATTTCTAAAAACTCTGATTTATTTTCTGTCTTAAGATAGGTTTTTTTGAAATTTTCTGGAATAGTGTAATACGGTTGGTAATTATCAGGATTAATAAAATCTTCAAAAATATATCTAAGCATTTCAGCAATCGCAAAATCCTCATCAAATTCAATTGGTGCAGGGTCACGCGCCTTTGAAGTTTGCTGGCGATAATAGATAATATTCATGTATTTTCCTCACATTAACCATTTAGCCCAAGCCGCCCCTTTTTGAATAGCAGAACCCAAATGTAATCCGCTTGAAGGTGGCTCATAACTCATTTGTCCCGTTTGTGGGTCAATCCAATAAGGACGGCCATAGCCGTCCTGCCCCGATGGAGGAATAGGGTAGCCCGAACCATTGTTCATAGCACCCTGCATTTGCTGATATTGAGCCGTTGTTCCGGTTGCGCCAGCGATAGCCATACCAGCAGAAGGTTGAGCCATACCGCCACCAAAACCTTGAGATTCAAGGTATTGTTGTTTAGCCATTTTTCGTTGGGTTATAACCTCGGCATTTAGAGCCTCTCCCAAAATCTTTTGAATGTCTAAATCAATGTTTTCTTGCGTAATTCTTTCAAATTCCCTCATAGCATCGGGATGAATTTTTAATCCTCCGGTAGTAGAGTCAGTTGTAAAGGACAGTTTTCCTAACATTTGGGAAACTACTCTTTCAATGACATCTTCCATCAGTTTTTCAAATGCGACTAAAAACCGTTCACCGTGATATTGAAAAAATTCTTCAACATGGTTATCTTGCAAAGAAAGCAAGTTATTTACTGTTTTAAATTGAGCGTCATTTTGCGATTGAACCGCATTTAATACTGTGCCGTTACTTGTTCCAAAAAGTCCCATATCATTCACCTTCCTTTGTTTTTAGTATTTCTTGAATCCTAACATTGGCGGTTTCAATTTCATTGACGAGTCGTTTTAACTCATCCATGCTCGTTTCCGTTTCTCTCATGTCGGGTGACTTTATCAACCATCCGATTGCCGAGAGAGAAGCAATATCATTTTGACTTAAAGTTGTCAATGGGCCAGATTTAATCATTTGAGGAAGTTTTGGTCTGGGAACAAATGCTTTGAAATCTAATCCATGTTCATCGGCCATAATTTGTTGTTGTAGCATTTCCATTTGTTTATGAATAGCCGCATGTTTTGGACAATATGTTCCTCTCAATGGTCTTCCCTTTTCTACTTTATCCAAAGGAATAGGAGGGCGCAAATAATCTCCTGCTTCCCAAATATGGTGCATACCACAAACAACGCATCTATCTTTAAGATTGAATTTATATCCAAACTTAACAAAGAGAAACTTTTTCTTTTCGGGAAGCAAGACTTTCTTAATTTCTTTTAATTTTTTCTTAGGTTTAATTGAATCAAATTTATATTCTTCAATTGGCCCTGTTGCTCTAAATTGTTGCAGTTTTGGCAAAAAGGCCAACGCTGTTTGGCTGCTAATTAAACTCGGTTGTTGATACATAATAATCAATAGTCCTTTATCATTGTAGTGATTCCTTTATACACCATTTCGGGGTCAGATTTTGCAGATACAATATATTTAAAACACGGTATTCCTTTATCGTTTAGTTTTCTCATTCCATACTTAAATGGTTCAAAAATTTCATGTTTATCCATATCTTCTGTTGGGTATTTCTCTCCCCAAATATCATATTTATTTGCCCATATTCCTATTGCTAACGGATAATCTATTTCTTTTTTCTTTTTATGGTTAGGCCAATAATCTGCAATAATGGTATCTACTAAAAATTTCCATGCTACTTGGTGGTCTAAATTAGAAGGATTGTCTAAATGCCTATGGTCTATCATAAAGATAATATATTTTACTTTTCTATCTTTCATGTCTTTGACCCACATTTTCCAATAAATTGCTTCTCCTCCTATATCTGCATTTTTAACTGTATGGGACTCTCCATCAATTTTAACTGTTTTTCTAGTCGCTCTATGTAGGCCAACCGTCCTTTCATTTATTTGATGCACTTCTCCCCTTGTTCTCAATTGATGACTAAGTGTTGTTTTACCTACCATTGTTGCCCCATAAACTCCAAAATTAATTGCATGAACCTTTTTGTAAAAACCTAATAGTGCTTCTCCCACTAAAATAGCAAAGCCTGTCATTAGGGACATTTTATTCACCTATAAATACATCTAATCCAACAAATTCTCCTTCTATTTTCTTTTCGTAGTTCCAAAAAAGTTCTCCGTTAAATTCATCTTCATCGGCATATCTCATTTTCCAACCTAAATTGTTCAGTTTTCTATTTAATTCATCCCAATTCACATCTAATGGAAACAGTAAATCAATATCTTTTGGATTATCCTTTTTTCCGACAGAACCAACAATTTTTGGTTTAAATTCCTTTAAATCATCAAGCAAAGAATTAGCAATAGAAACATAGTTTTTAAGTATGCTAAACCACACATTAATGCCCCCATCCGTTTAACAAATTGTCAAACAGGAAACCCATGATGTTGATGTCAAAAACACCAAGAATATTTCCAACGAGAAATCCCGCTACGGTAGCAGTTATTCCATAAAGCCATGCTTTTGCCTTAAGAAAAAATACATCAGCCGAATGCGCCCGACTTTGATTATACATGTAGTCGGAATCAGAGAACCCCAACAAATCATTAATCAATTAATCACCTACTGTAAAGCGGCCAAAAACTCTTGAGAAATAGTATTTTCGGCTTCATAAGTAGGTTGTTGTTGAATAATATTTGTTTTATAAGTTTCTCTAATTTTTTGCTTTTGTTGCTCTTCTTTGGTTTTTCTTTCCCAAAAGGCTTTTATGCGCTGGTCTAATAAATACATTTCAATTTTATCATTAAGTGCAATATCAAATAATGCTTTCATTACCATGATTGCCCCGACTGTAATCAGTCCAAATAACATTGAATGCGCTAAAGGCCCATATGGGAAATTTGTTCCATAGTTTGCATAAAAGAAAACATTTGCGCCGCTAACGGTTCCGACAAAAAGGATTGTCATAACCAAACGAGTTTCTGTATTTAATGCTGGCATTTATCTCACCTTAAGCAAACTCAACTGAACATGCTACTTGTCCACTTTGTTCTTTGAAAAATAAGCCATTTCTCGCTAAAACTCCATGCATATCAAATTCAATTGTTTGATTTGCGGCCAAGATAATTCTAGCAATTTCAGTTCCGCTTGCACTTGTTCCGTCATAAATTCGCATTTCTGCTGAACTGCCCGCTACTTCACAAACATGAATTGATACCAAAAGACATTGTTCTGCTGAAATAATCGCATCGGAGGTTAATACTCCGCTTGACCTGCATGTTTGACCCGCCATATTCTCACCTATTGCTTCATAACAACCACCACTATTTAAGGGGTGCGTTGTAATTATTCAGTCAAAGAAGACTTTTTGCTCGTTTTTTTCTTTGAAGAAGAAATAGGTTTAGGTAAAAGCAAATCGCATAAATCTGCATGACTACCTAAATCTTGGCCCAATTCTTTAAAAGCCAAGCCTAAAATCTTTTCCGAAACATTCATCATGTTTTCTCTATCGCTCTCTTCAAAAGTGAACATTAGATTTTCAGACGATAATGCGGTCAATGCCTTCAAAACAGAAATAGAGCAAGAGTCATTCCGAGTAATCTCAGTCCTCCCGTCTAATCCCATAATGGTAAATCTGCCGATAGACGAATTTTCTGTCAATTTAACAGATACCACCTAATCACCTCAAAGGTTCCCAAATACTCTAACTCTAACTGTTCCAACCGTAGTAGAAGAATCTGCTTCTTCTTCAAGCAATTGCGGTGCGGCGGAAGGTTGAAGGAAAAGAATATTAAAACTACTAGAAGAGGTATATGCGCCAGTTTCAGCAACACATTCAATTGTAGCAATTCCATTAACTTGCTCCTGTCCCGTCACATGAACGGCGGTAATCGTTGAAAGACCCAAATCCGAAGCACTAATGGTTTCTCCGCCATTAGTGTAAGAAGTGATGTCAATTGCCGCATCTACGACATATTCTGCACCATTCACCCTTGAACGGGTATATCCCTTATGGTCGCCTAATAAAGTAACTGAATAAGCCATTCAATCACCTCAGTAACCAATAACCATCAAAGAACCTGTTGCGCCCGTAGTGGTAATTGCTAACGATGTTGCGGGAAAAGAGGTAGTTGTGCAAGAACCGCCACCACCGAGAGCAACCCCTTCAATTGTGGTTAATCCCGTTTGAGCGACGGCTAAAGTATCTGCGCCTGTTGAACCATTAGCGAAAGTCAAAAAGACAATTCTGCGGTTTCCTTCTAAAGTCATTTCCATCTGCGTTGTTCCTGTTAATGCTGCCATGTTTAATCATCTCCTTTGTTTTTTTCCTCATTGAAGGTTGGTGATTTTACCTTGTCCCTTGAAGAAAGAACAACCAACTTCACCAATAGTTCTGTATAAGGCTCTGTTTCCGAGACTCCCAACGCCAAATGGATTTCCGTTTGCAATACCATCCTCAAAATATTGGGTTGGCTTCATAACGGATAACCACAAATGGTCGGTATCAAGGAATAATAGGTCAGAAAGTGGAGAAGTTACTCCCGCATTAGCCGTTTGCGTCATATCCTTGACGGGAATCAAGGGAATATCGTAATAAGTGGCGACTCGGAAACCGACTTCTTGACCCTTTGTTCCACGAACACCATTAACGGTGGGAACAATTTCTTTTCTGTCCATAAATCTCTCTTGACTTTGCAAAAGGTCAGCCAATGCTTGAATTGTGTCATATCCCGTAAGAATGACCTTTGGCGAACCACCAGCAAGACGAAGGTTGCGAATCATGTCATTTAAACGAGTTAGCGTAAAAGAACGCACATCGCTTGCACCATAAGCCGAACCAAAATCTACTTCTGCATCAAGGAAAGATGCGGCAGTAAAACGCTCAGTCCCATAAATTTGACCTAATGCGTTAGAAGCAGAAGCGGTATCGGTAGCAATAGCCCCACCGTCAATAGCCAATAATTCTGCTCTAGAAGTAACGACCTTCAATAAAGAAGTGTAATTGTTTCCAATGTTAGGCATAGCCGCACTTTCACCGTAAAACTCCAAAGGCATAACAAGCATTTTATTCTGAACTTCAGCGTGATGCTTACCCATGTCTTCTCTCATTTGCGCTCTAATATCACCGATACCATCGTCAATTTGAGCCATCTCCATAGCCAATTCGCTGAAATCAAACTGATGAGCAACAACTTTTGGACTCATGTTCAATTGAGCATAGGTTGGAGCAATTGGGCCTAAACCGTCTAAAGCGGTAGAAAGACCTGCATTTTCAGGAACACCACCAATTAAATCGGCTCTTGGATTATCCGACCCTAATTCTGCTAAAGTGGTATCGCCCGAAGAATCCACAGTAAAGAGGTTTCCAGAGCCACCAGCAGGACGGGACTTCAAAACACGCCAACCGCTTGAAGAATATGGACGCTTTGAAATCATTGAAAGAGCATTGACTTCACGGTTAAGCATAGACCAAACCTTTTGTCCATAAACAATGTTATAAAGGGCAGAAACATCAGAAATGCCGCTTCCCGAAAAAGAAGGAGAACCGTCATGTCCTGTATGAATACCGCCAACTGCCCCTGCTTGCTTCAAAAGAGCGTTTCCAGCAGGGAGGTTGTTAATTCCGTAAGTTTGTGCTTCTAAATCTGCAATAGTGTTAATATATCCTACCATCTTAAATCACCTCAAAGGTTTCCTCCGACCATTTTATGAATATCGCTCCAATCCATTGTAGCGATTTCATCAACCGTGGGAACATTAATTGCACTATTTTCCTGTGCTTTGCGAATTTCTGCCTTTTCCGAAGTTAAGGCCTTTCTTAATTCGCTAAACTCATTCTTAAGAGAAGCAATTTCCGAAGCCGCATCATAGTTTTGCTTTGCAATAACATTTTCTCGGCTGTTCACTTCTTGAGCAAATCTATGCTCAAAAGACTTCTTGAGGTTATCGTAAGCCAAAGCCTCTAATTGCTCTTGGCGGAAAGCCTCATAAGCCTTCTCAATGTTTCCAACGCTCAAATCAAGCGTTTGCAATTCATTGTTTTGAAATGCCTTAACAACAGGCATATCGGAAGAAGTGGGGCGACCATTGTTAATAACGATTCTATCAGCAGGTTCACCGATTTGGTTTCCTGCACCGTCAAGGGTTCGGAGATAGGCTTTGTTTTCGGCCATAGACCTTTCATAGTCCCCTTCTTCCATTTCGTCCCCGTTATCGGCCCTTTCAGTTTCAGGCATTTCGGGCATTTCGGTGTCCATGTATTCGCCCGATTCAATGTCTTCTTCTTCTTCTTTTCTTAACGAATTGACTTCCTTCAAAAGTTCATCCAATTCGCCTAATGCTTTTTCCAGTTTTTCTTGTGTCATAACATCACCTGTTTTTTCTTGTTTTAGTATGTCAAATCTCGCTTCGGGGTTAATTCCTTTTTCGCAGATGGTAATTTCATGCAACTCTAATTTGCTAATTTCGTTGTATTCTCCCATCCTTTCGTGGCTTTTCTTCACTTTTCTCAATGCTTGTCCACCAATGCTAAAACTTCTTAACGAACCTTTGCGAATGCCTCTTCCTACTTCTTTTGCTTTTTCTATGTCGTCCCTTAATTTAATCACAACAAAGAATCCGACATCATCTACTTCTGATTTCCATAATCTTCCGTTTTTATCTCGGTATGAATCTACTACTTCTCCCACTTGAACATTTGAATGATTTGTCATTACATTTCTGAATCTTGGTTCTTCCATGAATTTTTTAACTGCGTCTTGTAAAGCATCTAATGTGATTAAATCATTTTGTTTATCCACGATTTCAATGCTCGCATATCCTCCAATCATAAGGTCGTCGCCGCTTTTTAGAATGTTGAAATCATCATTCCTTTGCGCCACGATGCCCCCGTTCATGTGTTTCAACTCCCTCTTTTCTCTTCAAGTATATAATGGACTCGCATTATTTGGTCGGAAGGGGCAATTCATTATACCCGTCCTCATAAATATTCCACAAACCCTTGTCTTTGTCTTTATCTGCGGGACTTTGTTTATATCCAGTCCAAGCAATCCACATTTTACCATCATTAGCAGGAACAACCCTAAAATGAATTTTAGTTTCAAATTTATTACCTTCTAAGAAATATTCGTGGTAGCCTGACCTTTGAACACCTAACTTTATTTTTCCTTCATCAATCACTTTTTTCTTGTTAATATCCTTTGCGACCATAGCAGGATATTTTGTAGCCTTTCCGAATAAATTAAAAATGTCTTCATCTTCTTCTAAGTCAATGAACCAGTTAAGGGTTTCTTTCTTTAGTTTAATGACTAGATTTAAATTTTCATCATCTCTTAAATAAATTTTAAATTCTCCCTCTTGATATTCTTCCGGAGTTTCATATTTTTTGATTTCCGCCATAATTTTATTCGGGTCATGCACAAACTTATTATTTCTAAAGAGAACACCGTGGTCTTTTCCTCTATCTTCCAACCAATCTTTAAGTCTTGCCGATTTAGATTCTAACAAATCTTCATAGAGGTCTTTTGTGAATTTATTTCCAATTAAATACTTATGTAATTCTTGTGGAGTTTTGTCTCCTGTTTTCTTTAGATAATTAAAAATTGCTACAATAATTTTACTTTGCTTGGTTTTCATAATTTCTTCGGCCTGTGTTTTCCACATATCCAAATCAGCCAAAGCATTCTTTGACATTAAATTATGTTCTTCAAACCCATAAATAGTAAAACCGTTCATGTCCCCTTTAATAATAACTGAGGCTTCACCGTGAATATGGTCTGTAATTTTAATTCCCTTTGTTAATGCCTCAACAGAATAATTTAATGATTTCTTAGTATCTTTAGATAACATTTCTAAAGTTACGATTTTTTCAGGAGCATCCACTTCAGGGACTTCAATTACTTTTGCTGAAAAAACAGTATATTTTCCATTAGATTCCTTAACTTCATCTACCTTTACACGAACAATATCTCCAATGCTAACAGAGATTTTAGTGTTAAGTGCTTTTCCTACATTCATATATTTTTTACCATTTAATTCTTGACCTTCCTCTTCATCATCAATTGGGCCAGCACCTAATGTATAGGAATATAATTTACTTTTTGTTTTCTTTTTATCCAAAACAATAAAATCTAAATCAACAAACTTTTTCCACTTAATCCATTTGGGATTCTTTTTAGTGCCTTGAAAATAAGTAGAAGTAGCATCTTTGATTACAACTCCTTCAGAAGTGGGCATTTCCATAATTATCTTTGCATATTCTTCAATATCCTTAAGACTATCAGCCATCCTAGTGTCTTTCTTAGAAGGAAAATTAAGAGCATCACTTGAATGAATTGAATAATTATTAAACATAGTGTTTAATCTTTGTTGAAGAGGCTCATCTAATAATGCTTTATCATTATGTCGCATAATGTCAAACATATGCGCTTTAAGTGTTGCTTCAGGATATTTATTTTTAAATACATGGGAAATTGTGTCGGCTCTATGTAAAGCCTCATCACCATCAAATAAAATCAATTCTCCGTCAAGAATACAATCTCCGAAATGTTTCTTTTTCATTTCATTTACAATCTCTTTACATTTATTAGTGATGTCTTTTTCATTATAAGAATACACCGTAACCTTTTTGTCAATTTTATGAATTTGTATTCTCATACCGTCATATTTTTCTTGAACGATATATTCTCCACTAAATCCTCTTAATTCATTCATATCCTCAATGTCAAAAATTCTATACATTGGTTTATTGGGGATAATAAAATCAGACTGAGATTTTTCTTCTTCGGACTTAGTTAAATCCACACCATCAATATCAACTAAATCGTCCCATTCTTCTTCTTGGTGCTTAGATGAATATAATAATTCTAAAAACTCAATGGCTGTCTTTACTTTCTTTTCAACTGCCTTTGAGTCTTTTCCGTCCCCATATTGCTCAATAATATATAGGGCGATGTCCTCTTCTTGTAGGTCAAGTCCTTGAAGGCCGCCTGTAATATCGTCAGGTTCCATGTCTTTAATGTCGTAAATGTCTGGAGATAGGGCTTTATTGTCTGAACGCATAGCATAATGAACGAATTTAATCATTAACTCTGGTGAGCCAAGTAATTCTTCAAGAACATTCCCTTTTAACTTTTTAGCGAAAGGGTCACTAACATAATCTGAAGCCATTCGCATATTCTTAATACCTTCATATACTTTTTCAGCCGTATTTGAAGTAGGGTCTGCCGCTTCTTTATTTTCTATGTCGTCCTTTTCAATAAAATTTTTTAATTCTTCTCCTAATTCACTTGAATTGTCATAAAGGTCTTGAATATCCTCAATTGACTTACGCCAACGACCCCCGTATTCTTTGGGGTCTGTTCTTGCAGAAAGATATGCGACTCTTGTTTTTTCAAAGAGTCGCAATATTTCTTCCGAAGGACTGTCCTTCTCAATGAGATAAGCCATTCAATCACAAACCATATGAAGAATTTACTAATTTTTTAACTTGGCTAACAATTTCTTTAAGGGGTTCAATATCCGGCAAGGTGTTTCTTTTCTCTGCTAAATTAATTGTAAGTTGGATTTCCATCTCAATTTTCCTCAAAAGTTCTCTTGAAACAGAAACCATTTTATCTTCCTTTTTTAAAGTCTCACCAGCCAAACCATACCCTTCTTTCTTTTGGGTTTGGTTTTTAATTTTTACATTTTGTGCCTTGGGTCGCTTAATTTTAACCACCTCTACTTTGTGGTCGTAAGGCATAATTTGTGTAGATTCATAAAGTGCGCTCTTGACTTCTCTTGCCTTCTTAATCGCCATAGCGATAATTACTTCTTCCTTTGTCATCTTTTCGGGCATATTATTGTCCTCCTGCTTTCTTAACCAATTCATGAATATCTGTCCAATCCATTTTAGCAATATCCCCTGCTTGAGACATTGGCGTTCCATTATTAATATGCGGAGTTGGAGTATTTGCTACAACAAAGCCCGACTTCATTAGCAGATTATCGTCATTATATACTGCTTTTTCCAATCTTTCAATCTTATCTGTTAGAGCCTTAATAATCTCCAACAGGTCTTTGTTAATGTCCGAATCTGTCATATCAATCGCCTTTTTTTCTCTTTGGTTGTGGATAAATTAAATCTCTAATTTGACGATAGAGCAATTCATACTCCTTACGAAGTTTTGTAGCCGTGGCGACAATATCAAGGTTGCGCTCATCCATGCTTTTGACTTTCTTCGTTAATTTTTTATCAGCCTTAGTAAAGTCTAAATCTTCAATCATTCTAAGTAATTCACCTAATTTAGTGAAGTCTTGCCCAAAAAACTCGGTTGGCTCTGCTGCTTGCAGCGTCTTTTTCAAAGCCTTTTTTTGTTTTGGGTCAAGGGAATTAAGAATAGTTTCAGACTTCTTAGCCTTCTCTATTTTAATTTCTCTTCCGTCATCATAAAAATCCCATGTCATTCTTTTTCCTCCTTTGATTTTTCTTGAATGTCGCCGCCAAGAAGTCCCAACATACTCAGATATTTTTTAGTTTGCTTATTTTTAAAAACTCTATTTATTTTTTTTCCTAATTTAGTATTAGGTGCAGACATAAGTAATCTACTTAAATATCTCTCGTTTTGTGCTATATCTCTGTCATCAAAAGTTTCTTTGTTGGGATTTTCAATATAATTCACTAGGTTTTCAAAGCCCGCATTGTCTAAAACTTTAGAGCCGCCGTCCCAAGTCGGTTCTTCTTCTAATCCTTTTTGGTTTAATTTTTCTAAAAGAGGAAGCAAATTTTTAGACAAATGTCTTCTAGCACTATACAGATATTCTTCAGAAGATAATGCTTCCGATAACTTCCGACGCTTAATTCTTCCTCTTGTAAGTCTTGAATCAATAAATCCAGCAGAATCTAAAATCTCATTAATTTTCTCATAATACTTATCATATTTACGAGCGTTGTCTCCTAAATCATTATTTAGTTCTTCTTTTAATTCTTTAATTGCATCTACCAGAAGATTATCTTCTTTTTCACTAAAGTTCTGGTCATAATAAATATTATAGTCTTTATCGTATGCTCTTGTTTTAACAAATCTTTCTAAAGATGCATCCGAAACTCCCATAATAGCATTGATAATATCCATTGTAATTATTTGTAAATTTTCATTAATTTTTAACTTGGTGATGAAATCGCTGAGTTTTTGTTCAACTTCTTCATAAACTTTGCCCTTATCTCCTAAATCTGCTAAATCTTTTTCTTGGGACTCAGTAAGGTTTAAATCTTTTAACATGTCTTCATATACTTCTAAAGTGGAAGCAAATAGATTATTGGGAACAATTTCTTTTTGTTTAGAAGTTTCTCCAATTTCAGTTTTTTTGTTGTTGTCTCCCCATTGAGAATATCCATACACCTTAAAATTATCTAAATCTTTAATGGCTTGAATCAACTTTTCTGATAATTTGTATGCTAATTTAGAGTCTTTTTCGGAAACGCTTTTGTCATAATAAATATTTTGTAATACTTGAGAAATTCTTGCAATTGCTCCTCTATGTTCAGAATGAATCCAATCAAATTTATCCTTAACATTACTTTTTCCTCTTGCAGTTGAAACCTTTTTAGTATCTAAAATATTTCTAAAATATTCTCTAGAATCCCCTTCAAAGGATAGGAGCCTATTTGCTTCTGTAAGAGAATCTAATAATGGCTTATTTTCTTTCACTAATGATTTTAGTCTTCTAACATAGTTTGCACTTGTAACATTCTCAGTTAAATCCATAATTGAAAACTTTTTGGAATTTAAATCGTTTTCTTTTCTAGTCTTAATATTATCTAAAACTAATTTTGCGGTCTTACCTGTTCCGTCCCATCCTAGTGCTTTTAAATCTGCATCTAATTGGGTTTTATTAAATTGAGAAGGAGCCTTATCTTTTATTTCTGTTTTACCTTTCTCAGAATCCTTAACATCTAATAATTGTCTAGTTGAGAAAAATAAACTTTGAAAGGCAACAAGGTTCTTATCTGTTGGGGACTTCAGGTAGTTTCTAAGAGCAGTTGTTCTTTGATTTTGCCTATAATTTACTTTTAATTCTTCTATTCTAGCCTTGATTTTTTTTCTTTTTTCATCATTTTCTTTAATATCATCTGTAATTTCTTTAGTTTTTTCATTTGCTTCCTTGCTTTGAGAAAGAGTTTTGCTTCTATTATTAGCCTGTATTTCTGATAATTTTGACCTCAATTCTTTTGCTCGTTGAGTAAGTTTATTTTTTTCTTCATCAGAAACCTTACCCGCCCTTAACTGCATATTAATATCTTTTAGTTCCTCATTTATTTTATCAGTAGGCTCATATTGAGTTTCTTTGCGCTTTTCTGCGGTCTTTAATTTAGCAAGCAATTTTTTATTTTTTTCAGTCAATTCCTCAATTTCTTTATTTAAAGGAATAAGTTTTCTTTTCATGTAAGAATTTAATTCTTCATGTGAAACATTCATTAACCTAATTAATTTAACTACTGAATCTTCTTGTTTAGGCTTAGCCGCCTTCAATAAATCACTTTCTAGCGATTCCGCAAAGGTTTTAAGAAGATAATAAAAATCATCTTCCTTTTTAGCGATAATCGCTTTCCACATATTTACACCTCAAAAGGGAATGTTTTCTTTCTTTCCTCTTCTTTTTTGTGGAGGAAGAATCACATCGGGAATATCTCTTGAAGAAAGACTCGCTTTATGTGTTGTATCGGGAGGCAATCCACCAACCGAAAAATCCCGACTTGGGCGTGTTTTTCTCATTTCATTTGCGTTCTGTGAGCGCACTTGTGCTAATTCTTTCTTCAACCTAATTTCTTTTTGTCTCGTATCTTCTGTCATATTATCTTCTCCATCTTTAGAATGACCTTCATCTTCTGCCTATTCGTCTTTCAATAATTTAGCGGATTCTATATTAAAATAAAAGTCGCTGTTGTTAAACACTTGGTTTATTGCCATATCTGTTAATTTATCATACCTATATTTTGAAAATAATACTTCGGGATTTTCGCTGACTTCTTTTTCAAATTTATCTACTATCAAATCGTAAATTTTGTCTCTAATTTTTTCAGGGCTATTATTTTCAAGATTACTAATAATTTCTTTTTGTGCTTCTACCATTTTTGAATCTCCCCTTTGTTCGGCAAATTTGATTTTGTCCTTCATATTCCCAAGTATTTTATCATATTCTCTTTCTATCATTTGCAGGACTTGATTGGACATATAAGATTTTAATGAACGAATTTTAGTTCCCCTTTGATTTTTTATTGTTTCTTTATTAGGGTCGCTGGTTTTTTTACCGTAGCCATAATTGGGGGTATTTACTGAATCATTATTGTTTCTTTTTTTCTTAAGTATGGTAATCCAATCCATCAACCAACCCTCCTTTCACTTCTTCTATCTACATTTTGATTTCCAGCATCTTCAGGTAATCCCGTCATTCGCTTATCTGGCCCTACGCTCATTGAGGGTTTATTTCTTGTGGCTGGCGGATTCTCTTGTGGGGTAGTTTCTTGCCCCTGTAAAGCCTGTTCTTGCATTTGCCCTAATTGGGAAGCATCAATATTTGTTCCCGCATAGGGGTCTTTCTCAACCTGTCCTTCTTGTTGAGGTTGTTCCCCTTGAGGTTCGGGTTCGGGCTTTGAATAGGTAAATTGTCCGTCTTCATCCATGTCAATTTCAAATCCTAAATTCTTAATTGATGCTGCAATATTGACTTCAATTTCTCTTTTACGAAGAACCGCAATTTCATCCTCTTCTTCACTTGGGGGCAGTTTTAAGTTCCAATCTGTAATACCAAATTGTTTTGTTAAAAAAGGAAATACATATTCATTATAGACATTTTGGGCCATTTGAACGGCTCTGTTAGTTACGAGGATTTGCATACCTTCATTGTTTAATCCACCGCTTGTAGTGTTATCAGCCATGAATACTTTACTTACTCCATAGAATGCTGAAATTCTATCTCGCAAATCATCTTTAACAGATACATAATCCATTTCTTTTAGACTGTCCATGAATTTAATCCATTCAACTGAACCTTTTCCATTATCTGCTTCAATACCCATAACAGGAATAAAATGGGGGTCTTTCTCCATCTTTTCTTTTACTGAACGCCAAAAGGCTCTCATTGAATCCATGTTTCTAGTTTGAACCGCTAAAAGACCTCTCGGCATTCGGCTCTTAGTATAAGAAGAATTGACATAATTTTCCATAGCAATAAGAGTCATAATATGGTTGTATAAAGTAATTACAGGGGAAAAACCATAAAGTCGGGAAGGGCTATATTTGCTAAAATGAAGCACTTCTCCTTCAATAAAATATTGTTCTTCACCATTTGCACGATTAACATAATGCACAGGAAATAACTTACTATTGCAAGATTCGCAAGTTTCGTATGCTTCCGCAGAAATAAAATCTCTATGATTTACACATGTAAAACCTTTTGTTCCTTTAACGCCATTTTCATCGGCATAAATAAACATAGTAACTGGGTCGCCACGATAAATTTCTTTAATACGATGCATTCTAATTTTTCCGTTTCCGTCTAAGAAATATTCCTTAACGAAAACAATATACGCATCATCCATTGTATTAAGGTCGTCTTCTAATTCCTTGAGAACATCAATAAATAACTGTTCGGAAGGATTGATGTAGCCTTCAAGAAAATTTTCAGCATATTGAAGTTGTTTTTCATCTGGAATCCGTAAATTAGAAGAACCACATCTTGAACATTCTGTTACCGCCATTTTATGTTTTTTCTTGCAATCATTACAATATGCTTCGTATGCCTTTTCCCAAACATAGCCTCTTCGGAAAATTTCTTGCTTTAATTGAGTAATACAAGTCCTAACAATAACCGATTGCTGAACCATTGAATAAATGATTGGGGCGGTCATCATGTAGTTATTTTGCCGTTCTTGAATACCCATGTTAAAAATATTCCTATCGGCAGGTTTAGGCGTTGAACGCCTAAATAAGTTGGTGAAGGAAAAACGCCGCTTTTGTTCTACCATGCTAACGCCCCCTGTGTCTTTGAGTTTCTATCTCACTTAAGAATATGCCTATCATCATACTTAAGAGAAGCGAACCATGCCTTTCTAACGCCTTCGCATCTTTCTAAGTCTTTTAAAATTTCTTGCGCTCTAAGAACATAAGGGTTTATTTTTTTATTTTTAGGAGTAGGGATGTTTTCCCCATATTTTTTTCTTTTTGAAATTTGCATCAAATACTTTCTAATAATTTCGCAAGGAGGATTATCCTGTTTTAACTCATTTAATGCTCCCTTAAAATTTTTTACCCTTCCGCCCTTACTTTCATAATAGCCAATAATATCTTCTAGTAATTCAATAGTTTCTCCATGTGCCTTTTTACAACAAAAATCCTTTAAAGCATCTTCGTCTGTTTGGGCAACCTTTTGTTTTGACTGTTCTTGTTCTTCCAATAGGTTTTTCATTTCTTTTCCTCCTTAGTATGGCTTTGTCCAAAGTTTCGCTTCATCAGTAATACAGGTAAAACATCTATCTGATATTTTTGGGGTTCTACATTTTCTGCAAACGGTAGCAAATCTAATTTTCTTTGGTAGTTTTGTTCTTACCTTGTGCTTAAAAACATCGTAGTGTTGGCGAGGCATCAAATGTCCTCCACTATTGTTCCAATTTGTTCCATAGAATCCATAACAGACATTTTACAATTATTTTTGTATTTTTGAATATTGTCAAGATAGATTCCTTCTTTAGCAAAATCAAAACCAACATGGTCTTTATGATTTTCCCACTTCATCAATTTAAAAATTTCTTCACATCTATCCTTATACCAAGATTGTTTTTTGAATCCTTTTTTCATCCTAACTAATTCAAGAAGCAATTCTGCATTTCCTTTTTTCATTCTAAGATGAGGTAAGCACTTGGTTAATAAATTATACACATCGTCTTGAGAATAAAAATTTAGACGATTAACGGGTCGGGTATCTTGAGGAGACTTTTGATTTAAATGTAATTTTCCAAATCCAATGTCTTTATGAATTTCTTCCATAAATACTCTTCCTCTATCACCTGTGGCGACTAATCCGACTCTTGGGTTGTGGCTTCTATCCATTGTAATATAACCATCTGAATCAATAAATGCTGCCGTATATGCCCAAATATTTTTCTTAAGCATATCTGGTAGTTTGTAGTGGGAACCTTCTACTTCTCCTACTTCCATTTTTTTAATCATGCCTTTAATAATTCTAGGGGAAGCACTTTTATGTAGGCTATTTGGTAGCCTGTCATAGATTTGATTAATTCCAATTCCGGGATTTTCACAAATTGTGTCCAATACAAAATCATAAGTCCTATTTTTCTTAGATTTAACAAGCGATTGGTCGGAAACAGATTTAATGATTTCTCTAAACTCTTTTCTTGCTAGACGGATTTCTTTTTCCAATTTAGCATATTCTTTTGAAAGAGCCATCCCATCTTGATTTAATGAGGCTTCCCACATTTTACAAAGAGAATCTACGATTTGTCTCCTAGTGCTTAAATCGTCAATTTTATTTAATTTGTTTAAGTCCTTTTCATTAAATTTCATTTTAAGTAAAGGAACCTTATATGGGGAAATCCAATAAATTGAATCCACGCACTTAGAAATATGTTCAGAGTAGGCTTCAATAATGGTATCAATAGATTTAGCCATTTTAACTCTATGTTCTCCTTTTAATTGTCGTCGTGCTTTTCTCATTTTTTTGATGAGGTCGGGAATAGTTTGTCCATCAACCGTATATTCGGATGGAAAGGTCTGAAGTTGCTTTCTTGCTTCAGTAGCATTAATATTAAGTCTCTTGGAAAGATTTGTAATGGCTTCATAATCGGACATAACATGGGTAAAAGCCTTATTTGCAAGCGTGTCTTTCAGTTCTTTTTCCTTTCCTGCTAATTCTTTAATTTTATCGGCTACTTCTTCTTTTTCTTCGGGGCTTTTATCCTTTATATTCATCATGTTATATCCCCCTCAAAAATTTAGACCTATGAAGCCATTAGAACGCCCGTATTTGGGCGTTGAGACAGGCTCAAATAAACCCATATCGTCAAGCAATATGAAGGTTTCACTTAGCGTATGGGTGGCCGCATTCGCTAAGGCGAGGCTCATAACCATGTCGTCATGTGCGCCGATTCCCTCAAACTTTCCTCTTTCGGTGATTGCGAACATAGACAACTCTTCAATCAAAGAAGCAGAAACCCTTCTGCTCTCTTCGTTGCCGTAGGGCAAGTTAATTTTCTCATTCTCAAAATTCATTTGAAGGCTAAGAATAATCTCTTCTTTCTTCTTTCGGGTGGTATTAAAATCATGAACATTCAAATCAGAAACATTTCTCAATTCTTGAGTAAATGATTTTGCAAATGTATTTGTTTCAAAGAGGACGGCTTCAGGATGGAAAATTTTTCCAATCAATTTAACTTTTTGAATATTTTCTCTAAATTCCACATTTTTTGCTCTATCAATATATACGATGGATTTGTTATCGTTTTCATCAACTTCTAAAACAGTAATAACATTGTAGTCACCATCTGTTGAAATTGCAGGGTCTACACCAACATAATATTTATACCCCTCTCTTCTCTGAGGCCTAAGAATATAGTTTTTATTTTTTGCTTTTTCTAAATATTCTGGATTAAAGAGAGAAGTCCCTGTTGAAATCGGCACACACATATATTCTCTTGTGAACATCAAAGAGCCGACTTCAGCCTTACGAGCCATTAATGCATCGTAATCCCAACGGTCAGGCCAAAGAGGTTCATTTAGAGAATTAAGGCAAGGATAGGTTCTAACAGTATATGCCTCGTTTTCGGATAACTGTTGGTAAATATCAGTATATGAAAAGGGAGTCCCAATAACTCTTAATGAAGCAGTATGGTGAAGAGTCGGAATCATGTCACCATAAAACCAATCCGTGACTTTTTGAATACCAGCAATACTAAACTCTTTCAAAGGGTCGTCAATAATAATTTCTTGAGGATGCAAACCACGAATCTGTGAACCAACAGAACGCTCAAGGATTTGATTTCCATTAGTTAATGTGATGTTTCCAATAGCCCAACCTCTTGCCGGTTTGAATTTTTTAAGCATTGGATGGGTGAACATTTTATCAATATCTCTCATGTGAACAAGAGTCTGCTTTTGGTTAGATGAAATGTAAAGCATTTGATATGGGGGTTCGGAGAAAATTAATTTCCATACAACCCACGAATGCATAAATACAGATTTTCCGTGGTCTCTTGAACAAATAATAACGGTTCTTTGTGTATCGTTCATTAATTCGTGCCATTCTTGAATATAGGAAGGAAAGTCAAAACCTAAAACATTTTGAAAAAAATATGGGAAGGAGTTTTTAGATAACTCCATATCCATTTGATGTTCAAAATTAAAGGTATCTAATTCCATTTTAGAACCCCCATCCATTCAGGATTAAAATACTGCATCCATTTTTGCACTTGGTCTGGATAATTTGTCCCTTCCAATTCATCTCGTAATTCTTGGGGCAGTTTATCCATTTCCATATCTTTGAATCCTTTTCTTCTAAATGAGCCTGAGATTTGAGGATTAGCGATATTAACAAGAAGAGTCTTATTTCCCTTTTCCGAAATAATTTTATCAAGGAGAATTGAACCTAATCCTCTTCCTCTAAACTCTTCTCTTACATGGACTCCTGCATCTAAAAGAAATCTTTTGTATTTGGCGAAACCAATAACTGCAACAGGCTTATTGTTGTAATGTGCTACAAACATAGTAGCGGGTGCTTTAGCCCACAAAGAATCAGGAGAGAGGTTTTTTCCATACCTCATTTTTCTTTTTTGATAATCAAAGTAACCGTCCTTTTCAAAAGTTTCCACCGCCTGTTCTTCCGACATTTCTCGGAAAGTAATTTCATTAGCAGAAATCTTCTCCGGCACTTAATCACGACCCTTTACGCCAGTTCTTATTCTTTTTCTCTTTGGTCTTTCTTGGACTCCATTTGACCTTATTAGCCCAATAAGCCGCCGACATTTTACCACGCTTGATGTTCTTTTCGTGGCGATTATAGAATGCCTGTCTTTGTCCGGCAGTTTGATTTGTCTTAACTCCCTTTTGTCCAAAAGGCATATATTTGTATTCTCCACCTTCGGAAGCCATAACATGATGAGATGCGGTTTTATGGTTTTTTAATCTCTTCGGTTTATTTAATCCTTTAAGTCCCTTTTTCTTAGCCCTTTCTACTGCCCTTGACCTTGCGCTCTTAGGCTTCTTTTTGAGAATATCTTCCCATGTCATAATATTACCTCATAATCAAATCGCCATGCTTATGCTTATAAATTATCTTTTTACGCATCATGGCATCTAACATTCTATTGAGTTCCTTTGGCGGCGCAATTGATTTTAAATTCTTCATACCCAATGCACCTCCTTCTTTCTTGAACATAGCGATAATTTCTTTTTCAATTTGAGAGTCGCTTTTAACAGCCTTTTTCTCTTCGTCTGACTCGTTTAAGATTTTAAAATCTTCTCCTGTAATCTTACCATCATTATTAGCATCAATTCTCTTTTGATTTCCAACGAGTTTCTTTTCAAAATCCTGCTTTTGACAAGAAGAACAACCAGCGCAACCGCTTTTCTCTCCACTACAATTTGCCTTTAAAACCTCTTTCCAACTCATCTTCCCTCAATCCTTCTATATACTTTTTTAGCGGTCTTTCCTCTAGGAACATTTTGTTTTCCTTTTCTAGTCCCTTCTCTTTTCTTTTTGCTCTCGTATCTTCTTTGTTCTGGCGTAAGAGAATCTTTTACGGCTTGAGGTGCATATCTCCCGCCTTCGGTAGTAAGGTTTGTCCATTTTTCATTATCCCATTCTACCATATCTTTTTGCTTATCGGTTAAACCTTTAATGGTGTTCCACCAATCATTTTTTATTGACAAAGCCACCACCTGCCTTTTGATATAGCCTATTAAGTTCTTGTGATTTACGAGCAGACCATTGATATTTGCCTGTTCCATGAGTATTTTTTGCCCACAATCTTCTATGAATTTTTGCTCTTAATTTAGGTTTTGTATATACTCCTTTAGGAACTTTATAGGTATATTCTCTTTTTTTCCTTTGGCTTCTTGAAGGTTTCTTTTTTAGAATATCTTCCCATGACATAATTATTGCTCCCAATCAATAACATCTGGATGGTCGGTTGGGTTTAACTGAATTGACCTAAGACCATCATCATAATTACTGTGCTTGCCTGCTTTATATTCATTTGGTTTTATGAATAGAACAAAATCCCTTCCTTCAACTTCAAGTTTATTTCCGCAAACCCGACATTTTTTAGGGACAACTGGAGAAGGTATTGAATTGTTGCCGCATTCCATACAAGATATAACTCCGTATTTCTCTCTTTCCTTTTCTGCAAACTCTCTAATTTTCATGTTATTTTTATATTCAGTAGTTTTTTCATATTGTTCTCTTCTCTGTCTATTCTTTTCAGCCTTATCCTTAGCCGCTTTTTCCTTTCTTTCTCTCTCTTCCCTTTTCTTTTCTCGGTCTATTTGGATTTGAGGCTTAGTATATGTAGAATAGGCGTAGTTTCTTTTAGGCTCTTCTTTTCCTTTTTTCTTCTTTAGTAGTGTGAACCATTCACTTTTAGCAAATCCTTCTCTAATTTCTCCCCGCTTATCTGAAACCATAAATGGTCTTCCGCTTGGTTTAGATAATCGGGTTTTTCCCATTTGTTTAAATCTATCTTCTGCTTTAGGCATTTGGCTTGTGGCGACTTTCTTTTCACCTCTTGCCTTTCTTTTCCTATTCATTTCTTTGGCATCGGCTTGGGCTTTTTCTCTTGAAGCAAATCCGCCTCTTCTCTTTCCATCAAGGTAATAGTAATATCCATCGCTACCGCCATAAATCTTAACCATTTTCTTCATAGTATCACCTAAAGTTTGCTTTAATATAATATACTTCTTCCTTAGAAATACCAAATGCTTTTGAAATGCTATCAAAAGAATCCACTACTTCTACAATGCTATTTAATTCACTAGCACTAATATCAGTATTGAATTTATTATACATTTTACTAATCATATTTTGAATTGAATCATAATCGTCTAGATTGTGCTTTCCATAATACACAGGCTCTCTCTTTAAAATCCGAATATTGTCGTGAGCCTCTAGTAGTTTTTTCTGTATGGGGCTTCTCTTTAAATTCTTAATTTGGCTAGCAATTGTATTGATTGCCGTAAGAGCCGTGGATTTTTTCTCTCTTTCTCCCGATTCGTCTTGTTTATAGCCGCCAAAATAAAGTTCCGCAGAACGCTTGTTAAAGAATCTAATAAAGGTTTTTAATACTGACATATCAGCAAAATCTTCGTCATTTAATTTAGCATAGGCTTCATCAACATCTATGCCTTCTAATGTCATTTTTTCTTCATCGCCTGTTGTAGCCTTTAATGCGCCTAACATAGAAGCGGCTTCGCTAACAATTTTGTTATAATATGTATCGGTTTCCTCAACATCATAAATATCTGACATTACTTCAATAAACTCAACAAACTGTTTTTTAGCATCATTTAGATTTGTAAAGCCCGTGTTAATTTTTTTCATAATTTTTGCTAGACTAACTAAGTCTTTAACTGCAACAGATTTAGTTCCTCGCCTAACCATTTTAGAATATAATCTATTTACTCCTTCAAACTTTACACTTTTTCCGTAGGTCATTAAAATATTAATAGCCCCAATATCTGCAAAATCAAGGTCTATTCCGAAAGTGTATTCCGACTCACTAGGCCCATAAAAATAGGTTTCAATGTCTTCAATAATATCCTTAATGAAATCAACATCTTCTTTTTCTTTAAATTGCAAAGCGGGTTTATTTTCGGGCGTGACTTGCCTTTTGTATTGTGTAACTGCTCTTTGAGCCGCTTGCTCAGGTATAGGTATGGCTAGCCTTGCAGTATCGGAAAATCCTGTTTGGTCTGTTCCGAAAAGCCGCAAATCAATATTTTGAGGCAATACAGTATTATTTTTTTCTAATGCTCTTTGTAATAAAGCAAAAAAGGTTTGAAGTTTTGTCCCCAAATCCTTTGCATTTGAAGCAAACTCAGAATAATGTTCCAATAATTCTGGACTATCGGCCATAAAAATTGGAAGGAATCCAGAGCCTTCTTCCTCATATTCATCTAAATTTATCATAAAGTCTGTAAAGTTTCTAATGTCTTCTTCGGTAAATGGGATTCCTTGTTTGGCGAATAACTGCATAACATCATTCATTTTCATATCGGCTAAACTTTTAAAGAAATCCACCTCAATGTCCGTCGTAAAGGTTCTAAGTGACCTTTTAGAAGCAATAATTGCTAAAGGCCCAAGAGTCATTTCTTCTGGGTCTAATTCAATTTCTTCAGAAATATTAGATAAATCCAGAGTTGCAGAACGCCGTTGTCCTTGTTCTCCTTCGGGTAGGCTGGATTGATTGTCTATTCTATTTTGAATTTCTTCATCCATTTGGTCGCCAGTTGCAGTTCTGGCATACTCAGAAGAATAGACATCAAACTCTTCTTCTGCCTTTGATTCTGAATAATCTGCCATAGGCCCAGTAACTGCTTCAACAATATTATATACTTCCAAATAGTTATAAATAAAATCATTTACTCTTTTATCCATATTAGCCATTTTAATATTTTTTGAAGGATAATCAACAACATACCTTAAAAAATCATATTTTTCCTTTTTAACAAAATCAAGATATTTTTTAGCGTCAGGGTCTTTTTCATCTAACATGTCTTCAAGTTTCTCTAGTTTGTTAACGAAAGAAGAAATACCTTTACTAATATTTTCCCAATAATCGTGCGCTCTAGAAATCATTTCTGGTTTAATAATTGAAGATGCATCAAAAAAGATTTCTCGGTCTTGAGTAGTGAATTTTATGGCTTTACTTTTTTTGCCTTTAGGAATGTTAGTTTTAAGTAAAGCATGAAGTTGATTCAAATGTGTGATTTTGATTTTACTTACTTTAAATCCGGGCGTATCTCTTTCAAAAATCTTAATAAAGGTTTTGATATGCTTAGCCGCAGTATTGACATTAAAGCCCTTGTTAATTCTTACCTTACTAATATTAAAGCCTCTACCTATGTCGGCCAGTTTTAAAGGCCGGTTTTCATAAGAAAAAATGTTGACATTTTTTAGCATTAGAACTGCGGCCATTTTATCTGCTTTAGCCCCACTAAAATATTCTTTTAATTCTTTAACAATTTCAAGCGTTACGGTAGTTAAGTCTCCTAATTCAGAAAGACCATCAATTTTTCTAATTGCTCTAAGTGTTGCCTTTTGATTTAAAAAATCTAAATCTAAGTCTTTACTAAACTCCGAAGGTTTTAGATTTTGCAACTCTTGAGGAATAATATCTGCTAATCCGCCAGTAAATTTAAAACCCGTGTTTTTATCGTAATCAAACAACTTAGAGAGATTAAGGAATTGCTGGCTCATTCTTCCACCTCAATAAAAGATACACTATTTCCCTTAATATCCAACGAAAAGAATTGACTGGGCAACGATTCCTTTAAATCTTCACTAACTGTTTTGTCTGCTTTAATCTTGTAGAGAGCCGGATATTTATAAGGATTGCTAATAATGTCCAAAAACTTCTTTTCAATTCCTTCTTTAAACAAATCTTGTAATAGCGTAATTTCTTCATCAAGAGCATTTAGGAAAGGCTCTATCGCTTCGCTATTGACCCCTTGCTCTTTATCCTGTTGGTTGGGGGTGTAGATTTTTTCAGCCAAATCGTCAGACCTGCCCGTAATATACTTTTCAAGGAGTCGCAAGAAGGATAAAAGATTATATTCATTTTTATCCGAATCTAATTTGGGACTTACCTTATCTCCATACATTAACTCAACAATAGTTTCATTTTCTTCTTTAGCCAAATCAATAAGAGCACCTAAAACGCCCTTAACATCTTCTTGAATCCCGACAGATTCATTAATTGTAAATATTTGCCAATTATATTTTTCTGGGTCAAATTCTGAATTTAGTTCCATAAGAGCGTCATCATCAGCGAATTGCTTTTCCATAATAATATATTCTTTTAATTGTTCAGTTAGTTTTACTTTATTGCCGTCAATTTGCAATTTTTTTCTTTTGTTTGGGTCAGTTGTGATTTCTAATACATCTGTAACTTCTAAAGGAATATATTGAATAAAAGCAGTTTCTTGAGTATCTTCTGCTTTATCTGATACCTTGACACTTCTATCGCCTTCTGAAATTGTAACTTGATACAAACTTTCTCCTCTAGCACCGCTTAAAGTGGCTTTTTCGGCACTTGCATAGGCTTTTAGGCCAGTATTAGCAGTAACTAAAACCCCATATACAAAATCATTGGGAATATATTGGTTTCCTGTGGGAATAACTATACCAAATTCTTTATCTGCTATAGAGTCTCCTTTGATTCTAAACAATAATTCCTTGGTAATTTCCTTATTATTGTCACCATAATTAGTTCTGAGTAATTTAAAATACCCTTCTACTACCGAATTATCCACTTCTGCGACTTTATATTGCCTTTTAATGGATGGTTCTTTGAACTTAAAATCTTTAATTTTCTTATATTTTGGGTTAAATTCAGTAGTATTTTTAGATATATAAGTTTCAATTTTAGCATTTTCATCGGATAATCTGAAAGATTTGTTCTTTTTTTGCAGTTTTTCTTGTATTTTATCAATTTTTTCTTGAAATTGTGAGGTAGGTTCTTTGTTTTCATCTAATTTAAACACTAATTTAAACACCGTTGCAAATTTAGTTGGCCCCTTTTCACTTTCAAAGCCAGAAATTGACTCTAATGGAGAATCTATAACAGTTACCTTTAACTTAGCATAATTATAGTTGAGGGTTTCGTCAAATTTGTCATAATTTTCTGGTTTTTTGGCATATTTTTCAAAAAGTTTCTTCATTTTTGTCAATTGAGCGGCAGTCGCACCCCTTACTAATTTTTTAAGAGAGGCCTGTCTGTGGTTATTATATAAATAGGTCACAATTTCTTTATCATCCACTAAATATTCATCTAAAGTTTCAAAATTATGCCTTTTTCTGGACATGCGACTAGCAATTTCTCGCTTAACTCTTTGAAAATTTTCAAAAATTGTATCAATTTGGTCTTTTACCATGTTTTGAGTAGATTTTTCCATTGAATTTAAAAAGGATTCGGGACTGACATCATCAAATTTTTTAACCAATTGATTAAATTTTTTCTTTCCTGTGCCTCTTTTTCCAGAGTCTTCTTCTTTATTAATTAACTCAATTAAAATATTCGTAGTCGCATCCGAACCAAGCATTGAAATTAAAGCAATCTCCGAAGTAGGGAGAGTTTGCTTTAAAATTGCTCGCCAACTCATTGTAATCTCTCCTTAAAAACCCATAGAATCTAAGTATTCTTTTAATTGCTGCGCTCTATTTCTATCAACTTTAGGATGAGTAACTAATTCATCCATAAGCATAGATATTTTCTTTTTACTTTCATCTTCATTACCATATTTACCAGAGTTATATGCTTGATTAAACTTGGTTCTATTGCCCATTAATTTATCCATTTCAATAGTAATGTCGTTAAGCGACTTAAGATTAAACTTTAAAATATCTTTCCAACTCATTATAATCTCTCCTTCATCGCATACAAATCGTATAGATGGCGTTCAAAACCATTTTTCTCACGAAGTAATTTTTGTCCTTCTTCACTATTGTTATCAACGCTACTCAATCGTGTCTTTATGTCTTTAATATCGCCTTGATAAAATTTTATCATTTTTCTAAGATATGCGTTTAGTCCCATGCTCCTAGCAGTTTCTAACATCAAATCCACATATTCTTTTCCTTGTATTGGTTCTATAAAACGCTCAAGTGAGGTTTTTAATTCAGCCAAATCATTTTTCAGTATATCTTCCCAACTCATGTTAATCTCTCCTGCATTTTTTTAGCGTGTTGTATTCTTTCTTCATTTGAGTAAAACTGAGCAGTAGTTTCCATCAATTGACTGAATTGTTCGGGTAAAGCATAATTGACCCCATTACTCTCAAAGTCATCATAACCGATAAACTCTAGTTCTCCAATCAATTCATCTATTGCTTCCTTAACTTTTTTATCGGAAACCAAAGTATAGTCTAACTTACCCATACCCGCCATTGTGTATTCAGGGTCATCTTCCAAATCAATGTTTTCTTTAGTTTCTTTTGCTTGCTTTATTGTAGGTTTTCCTATATCTTTCATAGGTCTTTTTGCATTGACTCCGGAACCATAGACAGAATAAACTACGGCTTGATTAAAATAAGGAGTCCAATAGTTCGTATCTTCTTCTGATTGGCTTCCTTGATATAAAAAGGGAGTTTCTGTCCCGCCAATAGAATATGGAGATTTCAAGACAGTTTTCCAACTCATTGTTATCTCTCCTCTAATTTTTTCTTATCTTCGTAGCCGCCAACCATAACAGGGTAAAACTGTATTTGGCCTTGAATACCCCGAATGAAATCCCTAAATCTCGTAATTTCATCGGGATATTTTTCTTTATATTCTTGATACATTTTTCTTGGATTTTCTTCAAATCTTTCCGCTAATCCCAATAACTTTTGATAAATATAACTATCTTCTAATGGGAAATTTTCTTCTTTTGCAAAACTTTTTGCTCTTTCTATTTGCATTCTAAAATAACTATTTGTTTCGCTAACATATCTTTTTTCATATTTAGCGTCTTGCTCGTCGGGACTCAATTTTTTTCTTTTTAAGATGATTTCCCAACTCATTGTTATCTCTCCTGCATTTAATTATTTCCATACTTTAAATTAAGATGAACACTTTCTACATATTTAGCGGCTTTATGTATGTCTAGCATTGGTGTCATAATTTGGTCTTTAACTTCACTAGGAACATTCTCATCTCTCAATACTTCCCTAAAGTCTTCATGTGCTTTATTTAATATCTTTAGAGCAGTTTCTAGGTTTTCTTCATCAGTTCCGAATTTTTCATTAAATTTTAATATTTCATCTTTCCAACTCATTGTAATTTCTCCTGCATTAAAATCTTCCTTTAGCATGAAGTAAATCCTTTTTCTTTAATTCAAACCTTAGTGCTTCAAATGTATCTTTATCATATTTATCTTCTAAGGACTTGATATAAAATCTAATTAATTTTTT